GGTGTCTCAATGGTAGAAACCTTTAAAGTGTCTAGGAATAGAACGATATCACCAGCATATACGCCAGCGGCAGGATCGTCGTCTAGAGCTTCAAAATATACGTTAGCAACTTCTTTTATGCCATACTTATCAAAAATATTTACAGCCATATGAGTTACCCCCTTTATAATTATTTATCATTTGATGCAATTGAACGCATCCAGTGCTTCAATTGCTCCTTTTTAATTTTGGCGCCGGCCATTGCGGCTCTATTATTAATATCAAACTAATCACGCCAACCCATTCGTTTAAGTTGATCGTGAAAAGCATAATAGGTAATATTCCAAATATTATCCATATTTAAGCCGCAATTATTGATAGTTACACTACCAAGTAAATCTGAAAATTTTAAATCTGATTTTTCTCGTGCAGCTTTACGTGCCTTGGCCTGACGTACTTTTTCTCTATTAGCACGCATCTACATCTTTAATTTTTTAGTAGCGGGAGAATCGTTTTGATTAATAATAATCTCTTCGCCTTCTTGTTCTATGAAGTACATTCTCCTAATAATACGCTAAAAATCAGAAAATTTTTCTTCAGTTAATATGTGTTTTTCTTCTATTGGTCCTACTATGATTTGCGGCGGGTCTAATATAAAAGTTGCTTCTTCATGAGTAAAAAATCTAAAAGCTGACTTTAATAAAGTATTTGTTGTTTTGTCTAAAGATGACATTAAAAGTAAATACTAAAAATCTGTAATATTTTCTAATAAAGAAGCCATTTCTTGATTATCACCTTTCGCAGTAGGCTTTTCTGCAATTATTATTCCTAAATATTTCTAAAATTCATCATATCCAATATCTATTATTTCTCCAAGTTTAGCAGGATAAATAGCACATATATCTTCAAGAAATATAGGAGTTCCGCGTTGAAACTTTAAGATTTCATTATCAGTTAAATTCATTAATTTTATACCTCATTGAATAACCACCAATCCAAGGTGATAATGTTAAAGTATCAGCTCTCCAAAATTGAAGAGTGCCTATTCCCGCTAATTGCTGTTCATTAAATAAAATATCAATTTCTTGCATAATTAAATATGGACGCAAAGACTTATCATCTAACATCCATTCATCATATGGACAAGCAATATCAAAACGAACAGTTGAAGTTTTAAATTCTGGATTTAATTGATTAACTACAAAGTCATCAAATACAGAAACAATATACGACATTTTTTCTACACTATCATCATATATTTTAGGAACAATTAATAATTGTCTATTAATTAAGTCCGCACCGTCTACATCTGGTTGCGGCTTTTTTGTAACAGGATCTATATCAACAAATGGATTGCGTGTTTGATATTTTAAAAGACGACAAATACGCTAATTAGTCATTAATTTATTAGCAATCTTAAAAGTATTAAGCCCCATTACAGCGAAACGACGCTATCCAGCAACATAAGGTTCAGCCATATATATCACCTTACCATATTGGAATGATTTGAATTGATTTTGTATATTGCTATTCATTAATATTAGCTGTTAGTATACACTCACCTAAAACATTTCTTTCATTTGCTTCAATAATACATTCATTAGCAGTGCTAGAAATAATTTCAGCTAAATCATTATTAAGTGAAAATATTACATTTGTTGCTTCACTTTCACTTGAAGACTTCAATATATATGTAGCCTTACGATTAAGTCTAATTTTATCTGGGCCTTCAATATAATACGAAACAACTTCCTCTTCAGCGGATACCTCAATTGTAAAAGTTAAAGAATTTTTCTATTCTTCAGTTTCAGGCAAGTCAGGGAAATAAATATAAATTTCTGCTTCACCTTCGCTTATCGCCATTAATGTTCCATTAATCACTTTAGCAACTGCATTATTTTTGCTTCTTAATTCATAATTAAGATTATCTAATACCAGCGGCTGACCATTTTTTATAATGGTCAAGGTAGGATTAATTGGGCTACCAATAGCAAACTTTTCTACAATTGGCGGCGTTACGACTTGATATACTGCACGCTTATCAACATCAGCAATATCATTATCCAAATCATCATAAATTAAATTGACTTTGTTTTCAGTCAATGATATATAAATAGTTCCTGGAACACTTGTAAAATCACATTCAATAGTATGCCAAGACTCATCCTATACTATAAAATTAGTAGCACGGTCTATTGGATAATAAGGCATTAAAATTTCCGCATACTTATTTGGCTATGGTGTTATCATAGCATTCCAAGTTCTATAATTACCTTTAATTTTACTATCAACAGAACTTACAACATAAGCCCAAGATTGTAATAAATGACCACTATTATCAATCCATTTTAATAGATAATTGCATCTAATTATCCAGAACGTTCTATACGTTCCATTTACTTTTTTCTCCTCTTGTACAATAATCCATTTTTCAATAGACTTGTCATCAAGAGTCCAGTTCATAATATCTCCAACTTTGAGTGGAATATCATTAGCTACATTTAAGAACATTATTTTTTCGTATTCTTTATCCTTATTAGTTAAAATAATACCGTCAAAATAAATGCCGCGTTCAACTGATAAGTTCCTTACTGTATGTGGAGATTCCGCCATCCATTTATTAAATGATCTAATACCACCATTACGTATTCGTTCAGCAGTAGATTCTCCAAGATGATTTATTCTAGACTAATAAACGCTATAATAATTACTCATCTTCAAGATTCCTTGTCTGCTCAAGCCCGCCAATTAAATTCATACATTCAAATATAGTCTTACGAAAGTAATCATAAGATAAATGATGTAATGAATTTAACTTGCCGATTAAAGCCCAATAATTGATGGAATTTGGGCCAAGCCCTTCTAGTTCAATAATAATTGAATCAAGAAATTTTTCCCACTCTCCATCTTTTTCTTTTTCACAAAGCAATCCATAAAGTCTTCCTTTAAGTTTATCCTTATAGCCCTGAAATGTTACATCATACGACATTCTTTTTACCCGCCAACTTCTTAAATAAATCAGCTGGCCGTTTATTACGAGAGCGGTCATAAATACCTTCGGCTTTATGAATCTCTAACGCAATGGCTGCTTCTAATTTATTTAATTTATCTAAATGATTTGCTTGTGAAAAATCTTTATCGGCATATAACTGACGAATATTTTCCCAACTAGCGACACAACGCTTAACCCACTCATGCTTCATATATAAAGCTAAAAGTTGAATTTCATCATTGCCTAAATCGCCTTTAAATTGCTTGGGTGGTGGTAATCCTTCCTCTGTAGATTCTCCAACTTCTTCAATTGTTAAATCAACACGAGGATATTTAAAACGGAACACTGCCTTATTTAGGAGCTCTTGCCAATCCCGCTCTACAATTGCTAACTCCTCTTCCAGTGTCCATTCATCAGCTGTAATACTAGCCAAAAAGGCATCATATATTTTCAAAAAGGGAGTAGCCATTTATTACTTCTCTTCAGCTTGATGCTTAATCGCAATTGCGTTGATAACATCTACGCCGCAATATTTCTTAATTAGAGCGGTAAAAGCATTATCAGTTACATTACTATCTACAGCATACTTTACTACAGTTTCTTTTTCTGCCATTGTAGCATTAGGAATAAACTTAGCAAATGCTGTAATATCACGATCATCAATCATTTTTTCAATTTCTTTATACTCTAGCACGTCGTCAACAACTACAGTTTCTTCATCTTCTGGAACACCATCAAAACGGATATATCCAGCATGAAGTAAATTTTGAATACCGGTATCAAACATCATTTCTTCATAAATGTCTTTTTCTACCGTTACGATGCGCCCGGGTGCTAAAGTGCGATTAAAACGAATATCAGGTAAGCTCACAACTACTGTTGCAGAACTTACGTTCTTAAGTGTAATTTTATCCATAATAATATTCCTCCTTTTAACTCAAAGCTCGGGCGGGAATTAATCCCGCCCGATTATATAATTATTATTAGTTCTTACCAGCAGCAGTCTTTTCAGCGGCAGAAAGTAGGCTCATATTATAAGCTTCCCACTCACCAGCATCAATAGCAGCATTGTAATAAATTCCCCAATAGTTAGGAGTACCAACTACAGCAACGCCGCACTTTACATAACCCTGTAGGTCAATGCTATTGTCGCCTTCATGGTCATCCCATTCACGGAAGTAAGGAGAACCTTCAAAACCTAGCTTTACTATCTTATTGTTTTGGCCAGTAGGCATAACATAAGCGAAAGAAGGATTCATAACAGTCTTGGTATTAAATTCATCAGTGAAGGACTGTGGTAGTACAACTACTGGTACGCCACGGAACTTGCCGATGTAGCCGCGATCACGAACTTCCTGCATATCGACATCAGAAATCTTTACGCCAACAGCAGAAGGATTGGAGCTAGCATATACGATAGCATTGGTCATTTCAGCAGCGAACTCAGGAGTGCAATAGATAACTGGAGCACCATAAGCAGCAACGGTATTGCAAAGCTTTACCATAGCGGCTGGGTCAAAGTTAGTAGCAACAACCTTGTTAGCGGCAGGACGGCCAGCTAGATTCCAAGTCTGTAGTAGAGCTTCCTGAACCATTTCAAAGATACGGTCAACAATACCCTGTTGAATTACTTCATAAATATCAGACATATTTTCAACGCCATCAAGATAACGCTCGAAATCAACATATCCGGCACCACCAATAGCCTGGGTCCAGATGTCGAAACGATCACGATCAAGACGGAAAGTCTCATAGTTGCCAGACTCGGTAGCACGAGTTACGAACTGGCGACCACGCTGCTTGCCCTTGGTTACACGGAACTCAAGACGATCGCCCTGTCCTACGTGAATAATCTCGCAGAACATATCTAGGGCAGAACCAACGCTGCGTGGGAGTACTTCTTCTAGATTCTGTTCTAGAAGTTCAAATAGTTCAACCTTATTACGACGATACTTAGAACGGCTAAACTTGCCCTTATCGTCACAAAGAAGCTTTACTAGCTCATCATGTAGAGCAGCTTCATAATCATAGTCGGCGGCAGCGAACTCAGCAGGAACCTTGCGGCCGAATACACCATTCATTAAAATTTGTAGATTATTCATAGTTCGCACCTCCCATTATACTCTTACCATCTGATACTTAACGCCCTTTTCGCCGTTAGGTACAGTGTAATATTTTACGACTCTGCCATAAGCACCAGCATAATTCTGTGGTAGAGCCTTTACAAGTGTAGGAACAGCAGCTTTTGCACCAGTTGTAACATCAATAATTACATAAGCAGGAGCAGTAGTTAAATCGCCCTTTAGATATGTATCTAGAGCAGCATCATCAGCAAATACAGAAGTACTATATTGTAAGCAATTAGTAGTTACAGTATCACCAATACCTAAAATACCTACACGAGGATAATCGCCAGCAATCTTGCGGCCGAAGGTCTTTAGACCATAATGGAAAATGTCATATTCTTTCTCAGCAGTATATACAATACCAATTGGCTTGTCAGTAGCAGCGGCAGGAGCATTAATAGCACCAGCAGCCTTGTCAGCTACAACCCACATACCATTCTCGCAAGGAGCATCCTTGGTGAAAGCAGTGCCAAGTGGAGTCTGAGAAACTACCATGCCAGTCTTTGGGAAAGCTACCTGATTTAGCTCAAGAGTGGCATACTGTTCAACAGGAAATCTATTGTAATCAGCCATAACTTATTCCCTCCTTAATTTTTACGATATTTCTTCATAAGTAAGGCGAATTGAGATTCTTCTGGCTCTAAGAGTGGAACCACCGGGCTTTCTTCCACACTATTGAGCTGTTTGTTAGCAAATGTAATTGCCAACTTACTTTCCAATTCATCATAGGAGAAGTCATTAGTCTTGTTCTTAATTTCACTAATTTCTTCCTCTCCGATAATTTTTTCATATTTTTCTACTAAAGCATTTTTACGAGCATTTTCAGAGGCAATTGCCTGTGCTTGATAGTTAGATAAAGATGCCTGTAAATTCGCGATAGTGTTATTTAAAGTTTCAATTTCGGCCGCATGCGCAGTTTCTAATTCTGTTACCCGATTTTGTGCGGCTTCATAATTGGTATTTAACTCATTAAATTGCTCTTGAAGCTGATTAAATTGAGATTGTAGTGCTTCAAATTCAGTAGGCTCAGCCGCAGGCTCTTCTTCGTCTTCAGCGGGAGTTTCCTCAACCTCTGCAACGGGCTCTTCCACGGGCTCAACAACTTCTTCTTCATTGTTTTCAAATTCAACTACGGGTTCTTCCGCAGGAGTTTCAACATTTTCTTCTACAACTTCAACTTCAACTTCTTGATTTTCTAAAGTTGGATCCATAATTTGTTCTCCTCCTTTTGCATTATTATCAGCCTCTTCAACTCGTTCCTTTAAAGATGACAAAAGTGAAGAAAACTTATCAAATTGATTCGCGTATGCTTCATCATTTTTAGAAAAGAATGAAGATACAGAAAAACAAGGTTCGTGCTCACCAATTATACAAAAACCTAACATCTTGGCGGTTTTATATATATAATAATATTCACCGGATATTTCTCCCCAATCTCCAGTAATACTATTAGGATCAAGTTCCATTGATTGATGTTGTCCCAAAATTTTTTGTGCCTCTGCAAAATATTCTGTAAATAAAACTACAGAAAAGATTGCATAATCACGAGTTACACCATCGGTATCTGTTAAAGGTTCCCACCCAAGAAACTCTTCAACATAACCATATCCATTAGCTAAAGTAGGACCAGTATGACTAGCCCAACTTTGTGTTTCTGGATCAAAGAAACCTACAACAGGAGTGTTGCCGCGAGTGGCACTCGCAATAAGCTATTCAGCAACAGCATCAGTAATATATGATCCATTGCGGTTAGCGTATTTAGTGAACACAGCAACCTTCAATCGCCCTAAATTAGGTTCAGTACTGGAAATCGCGGTTATTGGTGAGTTCATAACCTAGACATCAAAATAAACTGGTATTTTTCTATCCATAATTATCCCTCTTATCCAGCGGCCGCAATATTTGCCTGAGTTTTTTCTGATTTTTTATCGTCAGGAAGTTCAGGGCGACCACCTGTATTATTAGTGTTGTCACTTGACTTCTATGTTATAGTATTTTGTGCTGATGAAGAAGAATTTCCTGTCTATTGACCAGGAATACCAGATGTAGTGTAAGAAGATTGTAAAGGAATCATTTTAATAGACATTTCAAGAATATCATTCTCAAAGTGCATTAAGCTTAATTGATCACGCTGCTTTACACCCATAGCTACACCCGCAAGCATCTTTGAATAGCCATATTGGGCTCCACGGAAATATACACCTTGCATTTCTTCTCGATTAAATACTGTAATTGGTAAAATTTCAAAGTCAAACGTAAGATTGGTACGTGCAAATTTATCATTAATATGAAATTTAATCCAAGTTTCATACTAATTTAAATATCCATTCATAAGACTCTCATCTTTTTTAATAGCATAATCTAATGCAGCACTGCCATCTGGATTAAATAAAATATGACTACGACCAAGAGCATCCCAAGCATTATTTTTATATTTTTCAATTCTATCCGCAGACTATGTAGCAGCCGAACTGTCTTGGACACTTTCAAGTTTTGCTTCTCCAAATGTAGTTAATACATCAACAGTATCTAAATCCTCTAACATAGAAGCAACAGATGAATGTATATCTGCTACTTCTTCTAATTCAAATACTAATTGACCATTACTATCAATTGGCATTTCTTGAATTAATAATTTATGTAATTCATTTTCATCACGCTTTTCTTCGCGTTTAATAGCATCGGCAAGTTTTTTTAGTTCTGGAATACTACCAATTAAAGGAGGCACGCCATCTGTTGTAAAACTGAAACATACCCCTCCGCCGCCAGCTTCTATCATTACCCAAGGATCGGTTTGTTTCTTTCCGCGATTCCATTGTTTCCAAGCTGTCTAAACGACCTCTGGGAAAGTAGAAACTACTTCATTTCTGGTTTTCTCATCGGTAAATTTCATAAAATAATTTAAATTAAATTCTAGTATATTTAAATTATTGAAATCCTTAAACCGAGTGCGGCAATATTGTAGCGGTAAATCCTAAATTGTTACTTTATCTTTTGAAGTTCTTAATATCCCATAATATACGCCATTAATTAACCATTCAGTAGTAATATGAGAAAGAGCATTAGGTAAATCTAAATTTTCTACAAATTCGCAAGCATTATAGAATGCCTTCATCATCTATGTTTCAGAGCCCTTGCCAGGCTAATATACTGGAATTACGGCAGTATCATATAATGGTAAATGAGCTAGGAAATCAATGTTATTTCTATAACTACTATTAGTTCTATAATAAAAACGAGAGAGCTCACGCAAATGTATCGTATCACCTGAACAAATAATTTCTTCAATTTCTTCAATATTGAAGTCTCTTGATACTGATTCTGCATTTTTATACCAACCTCTAGAATACGAACGCTCATTTAATGGCGCTCTTTCTGCTATTAATTTTTTATAGGACTTAAAGTTCCTTTTTTCATCGCCCAAATTACTCACCCCCTCTTATGTGAAGTAAAGAAAGTAAAATCTGATATATGTTTCCGCATTTTTCGCTTTGCCGCTTTATCTTCATAATACTTTATTCTGTAAAGTCCATACTCCATCGCGGAAAAACGGTCCTTTTCAATAGACTTAGAAATGCGTTCTACTTTAAATTGATTCTAAATACCAGTAGGCTTCAACCGCAAATTATTACATTCATCTACTAGCCGCGAAGTCATTTCATATGGCATTAAATAAACTCGTCTATCATACAATGACATACGCTAGCCTTTTTTAGTCTAGACTAATTTATCTTTTACAATACGTTCATTTGCTAATAATGATACTGTACCATTATTAATTTGTGAAAAGAAATTAGAATGAATTAAGTCATCATTAGATGAACCAGCCTTAATGTCATAAATAATGGCTCTATACTCTGGTTTGGGTTCTTCTGATTCTACTTTCATTTCTGGTGGCAAATGATGATCGTTATTAAAAACATAATATGCGGGGAATTGTTCTCCTGTTTTAGCATCAAATGACGGAACAACCATAGCATCTAATAAACCAATACCAGGGCCATTACCGTCGATAACAATTTCTCTTGGCTAAAATAGAGAAATTAATTTTTTAAGACGGGGTGCCTAATCAGTTATATAGTTAGCGCCGTGTATTACTTCGGTATAAATTAAGTTTTTCTTAAAGCCTTCAGATTGCGGCAAAACTTTAAAAACCATAATAGCCGTATTCGCGGAATATCTAGCTACGTCAACCCCTATTATATAAAAAGTATTGGGGTTAGGCGGATTCTCCTATGCTTTACGTTCACATTTTAATAAAGTACGACGCTTATTAAGTCTGCGAGAATCCAACCACGCATCTTTATTATTACCAGTCCAAATTGATAAATTTTCACGAGAAAATGATTCTTCACTCACCGTAGAAGAATAACGCTGGTCTAATAAGGTTGCTTTATCTAAAAGCCCATAATGTAAGGGGACCTCATATGATAGGCCCCAAGAAAAATACTCATCTGGCCGCAAGACAGCATTAATGGTTATTTCTATAAGTTTCTAATACATAAATACTGTACGTTCGGCACTAGTAGTAATAAATATTTGAGCCGCAGATGGTTCTTCTGGATTTAAAGTGCCATCAACTTCTCTTCTTTTAATATTCATTTGCGGTAGTAGAACTTCATTATATGGGACTTCTTCAATAAGAGCGGCTTCTTCAAGAATCGCAGCAGTAGCTCTTAAACCACGAGAAGTGTCTTTGGATACAACAGAAATCATTGAACCATTCTTAAACCACAATTCATAGTAGTTGCCGCTAGCCTTTTGACCTGTTTTACCATCCTCAGCTCTAACAGTTAATTCTTTACGCAATAAAGGCCAATGTTTGAATATTTCTTCAAACTTAGCCTAAGCAATTTTAATAACTGTTCCTTTTACATCAGAAGCAATCATTATAGTTGAATTAGGTAATAACACTGCGCGCACAACCGCACTTAAATATGCTGTAAAAGATTTAGAAGTAGCACGTGTCGCGGTCCAGAAATGATAACGATAACGCATTGAAGCACGAAGTGAAATACGCTAAAAAGGCAGTAAATGAAAGTGTTTAGCATCATCTGAATCCTATATAGCATCTAAAAATAAATCTGGATAAAGTAACCAATAATTTAGATAATTAGTAAAAAGTTCCTAATTAGCGTCTAAAAATTCACGAGTAAGAACTACGCCTTTCTCAATTGGAATACCATCTCTATAACAAACATCAGTATTCTCATTCATTTAAATCACCGACGAGTTCATCTTCGCCCTCATATTCTATATCAGCAGTATCATCAAATTCAACTGCTTCATTTTCAATTTCTTCTAGACGCTCAGTCATATTATAACGAGCTTTTTTATCTTCTACTTGTTCAGCAAAATTACCTTCATTTATAACTAGCCGCTTTAAGTAGTTCTAAATATTCTACATCATAAAATCCATTGAATCTTGCGGTTCTGTGTGCCATTTTGGATGCCAGCCCTTTTTTCCATAATAAACCATAAGTTCTCCAACGGATTCAAAGTCGGCCGCATTTTTAGCATTATTAGCCTCAAACTTACAATCCTTAATTATAGCCGCGATAGCGTCCATATCCTTTTTTACATCTAAGCCTTCGCGCATAGCTTTTTTCGCACGCAATGTTAATTCACAAAGATCACGGGCACGTGATTTTAAGATTGGAGTTGAAACATTCTAAGTGGCAATAATCTAATTATAATAATCTTCTAAAAATAATAGTTCATCTTTAGTATATGATGGAGACCAATCTTTTTTTAGTCTCTTCAACTTAGATTCAGAAATTTTATCTATTTCATCATCTATAGTGCCTTCTTCACGGGCTAGCCGCCAGCGCTCATTTTCATCGGCCCAGCTTATGGCCGCATACCTATCATCAAGCAATGTATTAAAATAAGCTGATAATGTATGATCTTTATGTATATCATACAGCTAAGTCCATTTATTAAGATCCAGCGGCAAGTCTAAATAGCGGCAAAGCGCATCAACTTCATTTAAATTATCCTAATGTATTAACGTTTCCAAACAGCTTGTACAAATAAGAGAACGATGGCCCGGAAAGAATGGAGATTTAGTAGGCTAAAACGCATGTTCAGGTTTTTCCTATTTGCATTTTAAGCACTTGCGTTTCTTTATTTCGCTAGTCATCTACACTTTGACCTCCTCTTTCAATACGATGTAATTTCTCACATTCTTTACAATTAGATGAGAAACCATCCTTTCTGTTTTTATTACACACAAAGAAGAGTTTGTGTCGTGGTAGCTTGCGGCCGCACGTATAACATTCTTTTAACTCGTCTTCGGGTGTCTCAACAATAAGGCGCCATTTCTATGCTGTTTGTGCTATTTTTTCTGGTATTTCTTTTGATAAAATTGTGCATAAATAATTTTCAGTATATTTTAGTCCATAAGTTTTTTGTAATAACTCAACTATTTCACTATAAGGAGTGCGATGAATTTTTAGTTCTAAAATAAAATTTCTTACTTCTGAAAAATTGGCCATTTTACGATAGCGTTCAAAGTCCCATATTAAGGTGCGGCCATAAGTATCTAATTTTTCATATAGCTAATCATACAATGGTTCATACCAATTTATTAAAGCCTTTACATGTGCGGGGTTTTCCCAATCAAAATGGTGTTCGCGTACAACCCACTTAATTTCTTCTTTTCCAGTATAAGGATTAATGCGTTTCTCATAGTCATCAATGTTTTTGGAAATATAATGTACTAATGAATTGTCAACCTTTTTTTGCCACTCGTCACGTGAAATCCAGTAAAATGCATCAGAGGTCCAATCGTAAAATTGGGGCTTTGGATGATCCATACCTAAAAAGTGTAATTCAGGTTTATATACATCCTTCAAATAATATTGGTGGCGCCGTAAGTCAATTAGCCAATGCTTTAACTAATAAAGGCGATAATCATCTTTAAGAATGGGAGTAGTATCGTCGGCCGCAATTTTCCCCTCATTTACCGCAACGGTATGTTCCATTCTATTAATAGAGTCCCATAGTTCTTTCATGTACGGAATGTCGGAATCGCCAGGGTCTATTAGGGCCCCCGTCTTTTTATCATATTTCGGCATATCAATATGCGGCTTTGGCTTTTTGTAAACTGAGGGTTTATATCTTTGCTCCAAAATTTGATGATCTGCCATTGGATTATCTAATATTTCATCCAATGAAAGAAGTTTGTCATCCATAGTTTTAAAGGAGCCGTATCTCTTGTTGGAGTCAGTTATTTCTTTTCTTTGTACCGTATTCTAATCATTTTCATCTTTACCATAAAGTATGTAGTTGGCCATTTGTTCAAGTTCTGTATTACTTGGCACTTTGTCCAAACGATCAAGTATATCATAGATAGCGGCGGTACGGTCTGTATCGCGTTCTATTGAATAATCAAGGGAATAAGCTTTTTTCATTTGTTTCAACACCTCTTTGCCTTGATTAAATTATAACATATCGGGCTTGGCATTGTCAAGTGTTTGAGTATTAGTTTTGAAGGTTATTTTTAAAAGTTGGTGGTTTAAGTTATTTTTTAAAAAAGTTGGTGGAATTTGGGCACGCCCCTAGTTAGTCTAGACTAACTTTTCAAAAAATCCCGAAAGCTAGCCCCCGGGGTCTGGAAAATGCTGGAAGCTAGCACCTGGAAGCTAGGGTAGGTCCGAATTTGTTACAAAAATGTTACAAAATTTCACTGTGGGGTGTAACAATTATAAATCCTTTTCCGCGGGCGGGGGTATGCTTATTTTGAAAAATAAAACGCGAACAAGAACCACCCTCCACCTTTCAAATATTATGGATTTATAACGATACCGGCCGACTAAGCAGGATTTTAATTTGTTACAAAAGTGTTACAGGTGCCTCCACTTTAACACATTAAAGTGCTAAACCATAAAGGTGGGCCGCTTGTTAAAAATTTAACAATATAGCATCGAGCGAGTTAGTTATAACTAAATAAGTATTCTGCCGCAGACCCACTTTAATGCATTAAAGTATTGAAGAAAACATGAGGGTGGGGCGATTGTTAAAAATTTAACAACTCTTTAACGCATTAAAGCGTGTAAATTGACGCGAATAGTTTTCCTCCACTTCATTGCATTAAAGCATTAAAGTCGAGCGAGTTAGTGATAACTAAGTAACTATTATGAAAAAATAAAAAAAGAAGGTTGCCACTCAGGCGGCAACCGTCAGGGCTTTGCGGAGGGATTTTTCATTCACCAGTTCCGCACCGTCAAACTTGACTTGTACCTGTTCGCCGTTGATTTCAAGGTCTCCAGCGACCCAAAAGGGGTCAGAGTTTTTCGCCCACTGAATGCCGTTCAGTTCAGCAATCAGCTTCTCAAAGTTGTCGCCTTTGTTATAACGGGGGTCGGCGGCAAGTGCTTCGATGGTGGCAAGGGCTTTGACTTTGCCTTGTGCCTTGAGGGCAAGCTTTAAGTCCTTATTAAAGCGAATGCGGATTTTCGCCGCGCCGCCGCGGGCGGTGCTTTCGTGGTCAAGTTTCAGGGCGGCGGTGGGAATTTCGGTGAAATAGCCACCGTAGACGGTGCCGGAGAGGACGAAGCCGATAAAGTAGATGGTGGCGGCAGTCAGCTTGTTGTAGGCGGTCAGCAGAGTGTTCATCATGGTGATGTCCCCTTTCCTTATCTTCACCCTGATTATACACCTTGCCGGTAAACTTGTCAAGCCCTTTTTTGCATTTTTACGAAAAAAGTTTTTGCCCATAGTCCACAAAGATCAAAGATAGTCAAAAATAAAAATGGGCAGGTCCGCCGTTGGTCCGAAGCGTTTTCCCTTCCTCTGATGATAGTATAGCACAGACCGGCAGACTTGTCAAGCACTTTTTACAAAAAAAGAAAAGGCGAAGGGTTTTCACTCTTCGCACATATCCCACGCCCACGCGAGCAACACGGGCACGGTTTCGCCCATGATTTCAGTGGTGGCGGTCAGGTCAATGCCGTTTTCCACTGCCCACATAGTGAAGTCGTCGAAGTCCTCTTCCATGCAGTGGTAGATAGTCCGCTCATAGTCGGCGGCGTCCTCAAAATCCTCGGTGGCATAGATAGTGTCGAAGTATTCGCGGATAGTCATTTTTGAAGTCCCCTTTTCTTTCTATTCGGCTTCGGTCTCCCTCCACCGTGATTAAAGTATAGCACACAATGCCGGACTTGTCAAGCACTTTTTCATTTTTCAAAAATTTTTTTTGAGCCTCCACCAGTGCCGAAAAGGTAATTAGTTATAACTAACTCATGTCTTCACTCTCCCCTGTCTCTCCGTTCCGGTGCATCTTTATTATACATTATGCCGGCGATTTTGTCAAGCCCTTTTTTCTTATTATTTGCCGGTAGACTTTTCGGAGCAGAATCCTCCACCTATTACAAAATTATTACTTGACTTTTACAAAATTTCTGATATAATATAGGTGAAACCAAAGGAAAGAAGGGGCTAAAATGATGGGCTATCTCGGCGTCTTCCTCAGCACTATTTGCGGGCTTATGTGCTATCTGTCTCGGTGTGATTGGTGGCTTATAGGTGTTGTGATCGGCTTCATCATGCAGGCGTTTGCCCTTGCCCTTGCCAATGACAAGGCAAAAGAGTAACCATGTAGTGGTTACTCTTTTTTAATGCCGGCAAGCGAGTTAGTTATGACTAACCGTACTATTATAAAAAAAGAACCTTGTCACAGGCTCTTCAAGACTTCCATAATGTGGCAAGGTTCAAAGGCGTCGTTTTTCCAATCCTTGCGGTTTTTCTCTTCATCGTCGAATAAGATTCCTTCACCGCAGGCTTGCCATTTATTCACACCATAGGAGACGATGCGGATCTCATCAAAGGCCACGCTTGCCAAGTGCTCAGCCAGCCAAGCACGCTTTGCCAAGGTCACGGCGTTGTCATATTCGGCAGTGCTGTTTTTGCTCAGCCAAGAGATGATACCAACCTTGTAACCTTGCTTACGTAAAGCGTTCAGCTTGCGAGCAAGCACGTTCATATTGACAAGAGGCTTTGCAACCTTGTAAGGTGTAGCATCGTGGGCAAGCAGATAGTCAAGCCAGTTGTTCACACCATACAGGTCAGCGATTGTGCCATCCATGTCGAACCAGATCGTCATTGTGAGCACTTCCTTTCTACATCTTAATTATACAGGATAAGGTGTATTTTGTCAAGTACTTTTTTTCGAGATTGCGAAGGACTTACCAGTCCTCCACCTGCCCGAGCATATACTGGACGATGCCCCACAGTTCCTCCATGGTGTAGGCCGTAGCCCATTCATCCATTGTCATGTCACCGAGGTCAAAGCCATTTTCCACGAGATAACCAAGGATTTCGTACTTTCCAGAATTTTCAGTCAGCATCTTGCGTTCCTCCTTATCTTCCAGGGTTCCTCCCTGTGACTATATATTAGCATATCTTGCCGGAATTGTCAAGAGGTTTTTTCATTTTCCGCAAACTTTTTCGCCGGCAATTTAGTTAGTTATGACTAACTTATATAGTTGGGCCCTCCTCCACCATCCTTATTATAGCATGATATGTCAAGTCTGTCAAGCCCTTTTTGCAATTTTTCCAAACTTTTTTCATGCCGGCGATCCGGGCAAAAAAAGACCCGCGGCGGGTCAGGCCGCGGGGTTCTCCACGGGGAGGCCGTCCACCATCGCGGCCACCTCGCGAGCGCGGGCGAGCGTGTCATACGCGCCATAGAACCAGTACTCGCCGTCCGCCTCGCGCACCACCCAATAGGGATGGCCGTAGGCGTAGGTCGGGACGTTGCGGATTTCTTCGGTGTTCAGCATTTGTGTTTCCTCCTTGCTTCTCTTTACAGTCTTATTATAGCGCATTGCGGCCGGTTTGTCAAGAGGTTTTTGTGTACCAAGGGAAGAAAGTTTCGTCTGTTTGGTAGAGAGTTTTGATTTTACTTCACCAAGTTATGCGCTTGGGAGAGGTTGTTTTCTTCTTCTCTCTTCCCTTGGTACATCTTAATCTTACCACACTTTCGCGGGTTTGTCAAGAGGTTTTTGAAAGTTTTTTAAAAACTTTTTTCAGCCGAGCGCCAGGGCAACATACTCCGGTTAGTTATAACTAACCGCCGATCCGAATCAGTTAGTCATAACTAACTTTTGTGCCGGCATAAAAAACGGCGCCGGTGGATCCGGTGCCGGGGTGGAGGCTCAGGCCTCCACCCAGTCGCGGGACACGACCACGCCGCCGATATCCCACGCCGCGGCCTGCGCGGCCTCGCGGGAGTCCCAAGACCCCCAGAACCACAGCTCGCCATCAACCTCACGGGCGACAATCCAAGCGCGGAAGGTGTGGGGCAGGTTGTTGATGTGAGTCATTTTCGTTTCCTCCTTTATCTTCCGGGGTCCCTCCCGGTGACTATATATTAACATATTCCCGATTATTTGTCAAGCACTTTTTCAAAACTTTTTCAAAGAAATTTTTCCGGCCTACTGCTCAGCAGTAGACAAGTCCCATATCATGCCAGCGCAGGACGGAAATCTGCTTGCACTTGCGGCCGATCTCCATGGCCTCACGTTTCGTGCTCACGCGGTGGCTTTTGTCAATGTAGTAGATACCGCCAGCGTACCACACGCCGCAAGTGCCGTTATACTGCTTAATCGCACGCATGGCATCCTTCGGACTTACACATTCCACGCCTTCGGTGGCTACTTGCCAGCCGCTTTTATAAGTGATCATCTCGCCGTTTTTCAGGGTCATGCCGTCGTTTTCTTTCAGGGTCAGCAGATGACGCATGGTGATCATTTTGTGATCCTCCTTTTGTTCTTCCCTTGGTACGATCTAAGTATAGCACAGGTTGCCGGATTTGTCAAGTACTTTTTTACTTGATAATGTATTGATGGGTCAGGCACTTAAAGAAGATTGAAGGACGAACAATCAATTTGAAATTCCAAACCATTTCAATCACGTAAGAGTGATTTTCTTCCATGTACCAACTGGGAAATTTGGGAGTTTTTCCGAAATGATACAAGGTCAATTCTGTCTGATAGATACCCTCGTCACTTTCATCACTGATAATCCAAGTAGTTTTGTACATTGTTCCTACTTCCTTTCTATCTCTTTGGTACATCTTGATTATAACAGACGGTCAATGTTTTGTCAAGAGGTTTTACAGAAGATTAAAATATTCTTTTTCATGCCATACAATATGACCATCCTCGTCCATCTCCGCGGTCTGAATCGCGGTCTGCCAATACAGCTTGCCATCCTTCACCACATAACGGAAACCATGAGCCTCTACCCAGCTAATTTCAACCTCGAAACTCTTCATCATTTCTTCCTCCTTGCTTCTCTTTACATCTTGATTATAACATACTTGTCCGGACTTGTCAAGCACTTTTTTCAAAATCTTGCCGGCAAAATTTTTTCAAAAAATTTTTGAAAACCTCTTGACATTTTTCCATAGTGTGCTATACTATAACCAGAGGAGCGGAGAACCGGTCGGACCCACGGCGAGGGTGCGATTTTTTAAGTTAGTTATAACTAACTAACTATTTTCGCGGAGTTAGTTATGACTAAATAAGTATTATAAGAGTTAGTTATGACTAACCAGATTAGTTGTCACTAACTACTTTGCCGGCAATACCTCACCTGCCGAAGTACCTCCACCGTGGGATACCTCACCTGCCGAGGTATCTCCGCTTTAACACGTTAAAGCACGAAACTATTACAAAAGTATTACGAAAAGTCTATAAAATCTTAACAGAAATGTAATAACTTTTTTCAAAAAACCTCTTGACAAAATCGGTCCGGCACTGTATAATCTACTTGTAAGATGAAAGCAAGGGAGGCCACCACGATGACCCGCGAAGAGATGCTGAACACCTACGAAGCCCATTCTGCCGCTGATGCTTATGTCCTCGGCTTTGTCCACCACGGCGAACTGTTCGCCGCCGAGCTGCCCGAGCTGCCTGACGCCGTGCTGAAGCTGGACCACGCTTCCAGCAAGCGGGGCGGCATGGCCAAGATTCGCATCCGCGTCGCGAAAGCTGACAAGCTGGCCCTGATTGCCAAGGGGCTGGCCAAGATCATCGGCAAGGCCGAGGATCTGGAAGCTGACACCCACCACAACAAGGGCGAGAACTTTGAGCGGATCATCACCGAGCTGGCTGGTCAGCACTGGGTCAAGGATAGCGTTCCCTTCTGGGTGGCCGGAGACCTGAGCCTGAACGGGCGGGAGCTCCAAATCAAGTTTGACGGAGCTGAACTGACCAACGAAAAGACGCTGGCGGGGCTGGCGGTGGCGTAAGCCGCTGTCAGTTTTTTTATCGGCAAAGTTAGCTGCGACTAACTTTTCTGCCGGCATAATTACGAGAGTTAGCTGAAACTAACTCTTTTGCCGGCGGCCGAGTTAGCTATAACTAACTAACAACATTGTTAAAAACTTTACAAAACTTTTTGCGAAAAACACTTGACAGAAACCTAAATCCGAGTATAATATAAAGTGTCGGGAGGACAGAGGGGCACCACCCGAAAGAATGCGGCAAGATGGACTGCTCTCCCAAGATTCCAAAGGCCACGGAAATCTTGCCGCAAACGAAAAAAAAGTTTCAAAAAACACTTGACAAGACCTCAAAACTGTGGTATAATCAAGATGTAAAGAGGACAAGGAAAAGTCCTAAAAACCAGAAAGGATATCACTATGAAGAAGACCACTATGCAGTCCCTTGTTTCCTTCCTTGAGAACGTGCCTGAGATGGCGGATGCCCGTGCGGAGCTGATGCGGGAGCTGAATCGCAATGCCGAGAAGGCTGCTGCGAATCGGGAGCTGTATGAATCGGCCCGCGAGCTGGTGCTTGGACAGCTGAAGCTGGCTACTGATGGAGCTACGCTGTCGGAGCTGATGGAGAGCTGTGGCGATACTCTGCCCAATGGCATGACCAAGGGTAAGGTACAGTATGCTCTCCTGCACTACTGGAACGATGCTGTGAGCGTTGAGCAGACCAAGGGCGGTAATGTGTATCGCCTGCGGTGAGTAAAAGACCCTTCGGGGTCTTTTTTCTTTTGACGCATACAATAGTTATTTAGTCATTACTAACTTTCGTGCCGGCAGTGCATAATTATACAAAAAATTTATAAATATTCATAGAAAAAAATACTTGACAAAAATCAAATTTTGAGTATAATAATAATTGTCAAGAGGATGAGGGACACCTCCTCACGATGATAAAAAATTCCTCTTGACAAAACCTCCACTCTGTAGTATAATCAAGACATAAGAGAAGGAAACTCTTAAAAACCAGAAAGGAAATGCTTATGGCTATGACTAAGACTGCTATCGAATCCGCTCTCCGTGCTTCCTTCCTTGACAAGTTCATCGGGCTTCTGTCTGATGAAGAAGTCCTCCGCGTGAGTTCCAATGAAATTGCCCTGCCTTGCGTTGACGCTGAGGGCGATGATGCGTGGATTGTGGTAAAAGTTTCTACTCCTCGCGGTACTCGAAACGGTAAAGGTGGCTACAATGCCTACGATGGCTACGCCGCCGCGGATGGCTACGCTCGCGAATGTGCCGAAAAGGCCGAGAAGCACAAGGTCGCCGAGGAAAAGAAAGCCGCGAAGATCGCGGCTGACGCCAAGCGGCGTGCCGAAAAGGCCGCGAAGAAGGCCGAAAAGGATGGGGAGTAATCCCCATTTTTTTATATATAATAGTTAGTCATAACTAACCTCGCCGGCCAAAAAGTTAGGCTTGACAAACTCGCACAAATATGATACAATCATCATTGAAAAGAGGAAGGACACCTCCCAAACCAGAAAGGCTTTCTAAAATGGGCAATAAAATGGTCGTGGACACTGAAACCGCAAACACTTATAAAATTAATGGTAAACTATTTTCAGATGATGGGCAGGTTTATGACGCTTGCTTCCGCGTCATTAATGACGAGGGCAAGACCCTTGAAGTTGTGCCCGTGATCAATCGTGATGTTTTCATCTCTATGCCCGAGACGATGAAAGATGCTTATTTTGCGGATAAGATTCCGCAGTATTGGCGGGACATTTGGGACAAAAAATATACAGTCACGGATAGTTGGGGAATGTATAAGATTTTCCGAGACTTGTGCGACAAGTGGCATGTTGAAGCTATCATCGCTCACAATGCGTCTTTCGATATTCGAGTACTCAATGCTACTATGCGTTATCAAACTAAAAGCAAAAAACGTTATTTCATCCCGTACAATATGCCTGTAATTGATACCATGAAACTGGCACGAAATACCATTTGTAAAACTGATGAATATATAACCTTTTGTAAAGAAAATGGTTTGATGACCAACCACGCCATCCCGAGACCGCGAGCAACAGCGGAAGCAATTTGGAGATTCCTTACTCAAAATACTGATTTTGAGGAGGAGCATACTGGCGTTGGCGATACTGAAATTGAAGCCCGCATTTATGCCACTTGTCTCAACTGGGATGCGTAAAAAATTACGCATCCTTTTTGGCCAGCCGAAAATTTCCTCTTGACAAAATGCTTTGACTATGATATAATCAAAATGTACCAAGAAGGAGGCAATGAAAATGAAGCGTAAGGCTCAGGTTAAATCCCAATTTGAAATTGTCCGCTCTATCCGCGGTGACTGGGGTTCCATTTCCCCTGTGACTAAAATTATCCCCGATAAACGGCGGAAGCCCCCAAAGCACAAAGGGCGTCAGTATGATGACTGACGCCAATTATGCCGGCGGCTTGTTAAAAAGTTGTCAATCTTTTTGCTCTTAAATGCTTGACACAATTTAAAATCTGAGTATAATAGAATATGTCAGGAGGGGAAAGCAAGCCGAGGGCAGGATGCCCACCCCAAAAAAAGTTTGAAAAACCTCTTGACAAACACCGCAAGGTGTGATACAATAAAGATGTTCCAAGAGGAACACAAAAAAAAGATTGCGGAACGACACCGCGTAAACAAACGAGAAAGGAAGGTTCTATATGAAGAACATCACTCTGTCCACCATCGCTTCTGTCCTGTCCACTGTTGACTTCGAAAACAAGGATGCCATTCTCGCTGAGGTTAACGCCGAACTCCATCGCGGTGATGCCGCAAAGGCCGCGAAGGCTCAGGTTTACGCGGACAACTGGAACGCGGTTCGTGAGGTTCTCGCTACTGCGACCGAAGGCGCCACCGTTGCCGAAATCTTTGACAGCCTTGATGGCAAGGTCGGTTCTGACTTCACCAAGGGCAAGCTGACCTATGCCCTCGGTCACCAGTGGGCTGACCGCGTGATTAAGACCACTGGCAAGGTGAACACCTACACCCTCAAGGTGTAAGGCTCACCTGAAATGCCACCCCTATCGGGTGGCATTTTATTTTGTTTTCATAATAGTTAGTTAGTTATGACTAACCTGCCGGCATTTTAAAATCGTGCCGGCACGAAAATTTCTTGCTCTTTTTTTCAAAAACCCCTTGACATTTGTACCCCGTTATTGTATAATCAAGATGTACCGAATGAAAGGGGACATCAAGATGAAGAACACTTACGAAGTTCGTGCCGCTAAATTCGCCGCTCTGCTCGTCCGCCTGTTCTCTGCATGCTCTACCCTTGCTGATTTTGAAGAAGCTATTAAAGATTACAATTCTACCCATAGTCGTCCGCTTAACTATGCTCACGGCGTGTCCCGTATTGCCATTATGCGTGCAGATTATGTCATCAAGTTTGACCTTACTCCCGCGGAAGATTGGCTTGATGATTTCGGTGGTTGCCGTGCGGGTGATAACTCTACCGAGCAGGAAGTCTATGCCCGTGCGGTTGATGCGGGTTATGCCTATCTGCTCGCCAAAACTACCGTGATGGCGATCGGTGGCCGCATCGTGTCCATTATGCCGCGTATCAATGGCGTTGGTGACGAATGGCGGTATTGGGGCGATTATGTGACCGATGAAGAATATGACTGGCTCACGGAGAACATTTGCGACCTCCACGAGTTCAATGTGGGCTATTACAAGGGCAAGCCCGTAGTGATTGACTACGGGTGGGATGCGGAAATGTAATTTTCGCATTTTTCGCCGGCCGAAAATTTGAAAAAAGTTTGAAAAAACTCTTGACAAAGCCCCTCCCCTAATGTATAATAAGACTGTACCGAATGAAAGGGGTAAGACGAAATGAAGGAACTGTATCTTGTGTTTGATGGCGAGACTTGCAACACTCCCAAGGATGAGAAGGGTCAGCTTGACCTCACGAGCGGTCAAGTGTATGATAGCGGTTGGGCTATCGTAGATAATGAAGGAAAGGTATATTGCGAACGTTCGTTCGTGAATAGCGATGTGTTCTACGAAATGCCGCAGGCTATGAATGAAGCATTCTTTGCTGATAAAATCCCGCAGTACAAGCAGGACATCCGCGAGGGCAAGCGTATTGTCCGCAACACTTGGGGCATTTGGCGTCAGCTTCGGCAAGATTGTGAAGACTACAAAGTTAAGGCTATCCTTGCCCACAATGCACGGTTTGATGTGCGGACAATGAACACCACTATGCGGTATCAGACCAAGAGCAAGCGGCGGTACTTCTTCCCCTATGGTTTGCCTGTGTGGGACACTATGAAGATGGCCACGGATACCATTTGCAAGCGTGCTGATTATGTGGCTTTCTGCAAGGAAAATGGTTATATGACCAAGCATAAGGTCCCGCAGGTTCGCAAGACCGCCGAAATTCTGTGGCGATTCCTCACTGGCGACAATAACTTCACTGAATCACACACTGGTCTTGAAGATGTACAGATTGAAGCACAAATTTTCGCGGCGTGCGTGCGGATGCACAAGGCAATGGAACGCGAAGCAGAACTTGAACCCGATGACATCGAACAGCGGTGGGCTCTTTGAGCCTGCCGCCTCGGCGCCGGCAGAAAAGTTAGGCTTGACTAACTACTACCAATATGATATAATAAGGATGAAAGGAAGGTGCCAAGAATGAAAGTTTATCTCCGTAATTGCAAAGGACAGCAGACAATCCGCGAACTGAAATTGAGTCAAATTATTCGCATTTGGCTTTATCAAATTGCCCACGTTCGGAAAGAAGAAAGATGCGTAATCAAAATTCTTTCTTAAAACCCCTTGACAAAATCTAAAAATAGAGTATAATATAATTACACCAAGAAAGGAAGGTGTCAGAAATGACTATTTGGTTCGACATGGACGGAACGATTGCTGACCTCTACGGCGTGGAAGGGTGGCTTGAAAATCTTATCAATGAAGATACTCGTCCCTACGACATCGCGAAGCCCCTTGTGAATATGGCATATCTCGCTCGGCTTCTTCACAGGGTACAGGCGAATGGTTATGAAATCGGTATCATCTCGTGGACTTCCCGTGGTGGCTCTGATCTCTACAATGGCGAGATTGCCCTTGCTAAAATGGTATGGCTTCATAAGCATCTGCCTTCTGTGGAATGGGACGAAATCAAGATTGTCCGCTATGGTACTGACAAGCGCACCGCTTGCGGTGGTGGCATCCTATTCGATGATGAGGAACCGAACCGCAAGGCATGGGGCGATGGCGCTTTCACCCCTAACGAAATCATCCGCGTACTGAAAGGAGTAATAAAATGAAAATTGCAATTGCCATCGTGCTTACTCTTGTCTGGATAGTATATACCGCTAATGCTTGCCGCAAAGATGATAAACCTATAATTCTTCACTACTTTTTGGGGCTTCTTCTCGCGGCTTTCTGGTGTAGGATTCTGTAAAGAAGGGTATCTAATTACCCTTTTTTCGTGCCGGCGCGGCGGTTAGTTATGACTACATAACCATCAATTGTCAAAAATTTATCAAAGAAATTTTCAAAAAATGCTTGACAAAAATCAAAATTAGAGTATAATTAATATTGTCAGGTGAGGGAGTCACACTGACAAGTCAAGGTGGTTGCCGAAAGTCAACAGAGACAAAACGCATGGAAACAGAAACATTTGGCCACCAGCAAACATAATGGGCGAAAAAAGTTTGCGAAACCCCTTGACAAACTCCCAAATCCATGATATAATAAAGACATCAAGTGAAGGAAAACACTTAAAAACCAGAAAGGAAATTGCCCTATGAAGAATGCTACTCTGAATGCCATCTACACTGCTCTGACCAACTACAACTACGACAACGCCGAGGTTATGGACGAACTGAACCGCGAAATTCATCGCGGCGATGCGGTAAAGGTTGCTAAGGCCGCAATCTACGAAGCCGCTAAGCCCATCGTGTTCGCTCAGTTTGGGCTGACTGAGGCTCCGCTGACTGTGGCTGAACTGTGGGAAGCCATCGAGGGTGAGGTTCCCGAGGACTTCACCAAGTCCAAGCTGTCCTACGCTCTGACCCACCAGTGGGCGGGCGAGGTCGTCAAGGTTGAGGGTAAGGTCAACGCCTATCGGAAGGCGTAAGCCTCCCGCAAGGTTGCCACTATCTCTGGCGTCGCGTAATTGGTGAGAAATAACCCATCCTTGCCACCCTTCGGGGTGGTTTTCTTTTTTTATCATAATAGTTATTTAGTCATAACTAACTGTCGCCGGCATAAAAATTAGGCTTGACTAACCTCACATTATATGCTATAATCAAGATGTCAAGAGGAAGAGAACCCCACTGCAAGAGGATGAGCGGGTAGCCCCGATTGAGTGGCGGACTTCAAAATTGACTCTTGACAAAAATCAAAAATTAGTATATAATATAGATGAACAAAAGGGAAGGGGAAATCCAGATGCGTAAGTTCTTTAATCTTTATGCCCCTTATAAACTTGAATGGCAGGACTTGCGTGCTGCGGGCATGGTTCTCAATGTTGTTCTCATCATCACTTGCGGTTTCGGCTCTGCTTGGTTCGGCCTTGGCATTGCTCTTATTGGTATCTTTAAGGACTTTACTAACCAGAACCGCCATGTAAATGACTTCTTGCTTCATTTTTCCAGCATTGTCCTCAACCTCTACTTTCTGTCTCAACTCTATGCGGGTTGAGACAGCCGCCGGCAAAGTTATACTTGACTAACTCTATTGTGCGTGATATAATACGGGTGTAAGGAGTGATAAAGATGATGCAGATTCAATTAATCCGCGAGTTTGCAAGCAAGGCCATTGGCGACCGCGTAACAATCGCACGCAAGCGAATGAGCAATAATTGGGGAATGGATATTAATAACAAGCCAAACCCGCGTTTGCTTGTGCCCTCTGTTATTAATTACATACCCGAAGAAGAGGACGTTGCATTTCGTGAAGATTTTGTCAATCGTTGTCCTCTCGCAAATAATTTCTCTGACATTACTCTTGCTATCCTCCACGAGTTAGGACATTGGGCAACCCGCAAAGAAATTGATTGGATTGAGGATGACGAGATTAAGCGTGACGCGGCTTTCAGTGTATACTTTGACATTCCTTCTGAATATATAGCCACTGAATGGGCTATTAATTGGCTTGCCACCTATGAACACCGCAAACTTGCCCGTGACTTTGAAGCACAGTTGTTTAGTCATAACTAACTATTATGCCGGCCCCGCTTGTGAAAAACTTAACAAAAGAAAATCGCACAAACTACTTGACAAAAGTCTTGGCATCAGGTATAATCAATAATGTCAAGAGGATGTGACGACCATCCCGAAGAAATCTTCGGTGGGGCGGTAAAGAAACGCACGTGCATAAGCACCCCAGAGGGTTGGCTTATGCGGAGAGGACACAAAAATTTTCAGAAACTTCTGAAAAATCTCTTGACAATAATCAAAATGTGTGATATAATCTAACTGTAATCAAGGGAAGGACACCCTACAAACCGAAAGGAGAATCTCTATGGCGAAGATTGCGAAGACTGTTGTTGATGCTGACCTCCGTGACCGTATCTTCACTGAAATTTTTGACCTGGACTCTGCTTCTGTTAATGGTGTTAAACCCAATGCCTTTTGGACAGATAATGCAGAGTATCGCAGAATCAATGATAGACAGTGGGGTTGCATTCTGACCGATAAAAATGGCGTCGAACGCTATTGCCGCGTAGGCGTCATCGTAGCAGAGGAACGCGAAGACATGACTGCCCGCGAACTGATGCAGAACGAAATCAATGCTTACAACACCAAGCAGGCTGAGAAAGCCGAAAAGGTCAAGGCAAAGGAAGAGAAGATCGCCCGCGACAAGGCTAAGCGTGAAGCCAAGGAAAAGGAAAAGGAGGCACAGGAAAATGCGTAAAAATTTTGACAAAGAGGCTTGCCCCGTGTGTGGTTCGGAAGATTATACCATTGAAGATTACGGTGATGATTTTAGCGGACTGGATGGTGCCGCACAGTGGTGGTCATGTCGTTGTGATAAATGCGGCTGTCGGTTTGATATTGAGCGTTCTTATGAACTGGTAGACCTTTCTGTCAGTCGTGCGAATGGGAACTAATGTTCCCATTTGCCGCCGGCAAGAAAATTAGTCTTGACTAACTGTCTACTTTATGATATAATCAAACTGTAAGAAGAAATAACTAAGGAGGAATCACGATGGATGAATTTGAAATGAGCCTGCGTATTAGCGAATTGGAAGAGGAACTTGACCAGTTACGTCTTGAAAATGATTCTTTGCGTCAGCAGCTTCGTGATAAGAAGCATCGGTATCAAATGATTACGGTATACGGCCAGAACGGTAAGAGTGAATGCGGTGACGATATTATTGCTTTACTTCAAGCCGCCGCTATCTATCTATATGACAAAGACTGCACTATGATTTCTATCTATGACTTTAAGGAAGGTCGTGACATCCTTAATTATAGCCGTTAAGGTGCCGGCGAAAAAATTAGGCTTGACTAACTTTCCTATGTATGCTATAATAGGCATGTAAGGAGGGATAATAAATGCGTAAGAACGAGCATAAATATCATGATGAACTTGCAGCTTGGGATTTGAATACAGGGTGTCGTCAATGGATAGATCAAAGCACTCCCGCACGTCGTCGCTTAAAGAAAAAACTTCGTAAAACCGCAAGAAAAACTCTTGACAAATGGTATAAACAATGCTATAATGAGAGCGTAAAGGAGGAAGAACAATGACCACCATTATAAATACGATCATCAAGTTTCTCTGTAAGCATTGCCATGCTATCTATGTTGATACTTTCTATCAGGTTTGTGAAGGTTTTTCAAAAATACAATATCCTGAAAAAGTAGTCTTCTATGCTAAAATTTGGAGAAATCATAAAATGAAAATGGAGGAAAAGAAAAATGCGTGATGTGAAAAAGGGAACCTACAATGGCGACTATACCTACTGCCCCGTGAATGCCTATGGCGATTGCCCCTACTGCGACCAGATGGGTATTTGTCACATTGATGACCCGATGGAAGATTGCGATGACTGGGGTGCATTCTGGGAGAGTTGGGAAGATTGGCTCGCCGCAGATGATGTTGACCCCGATGCCCCTACGGATTTTGCAGAAGATGAAATTCGGTGGGCAGGCGATGTATACGGATATGAAGATACGATGGAGGATAATAGTGATGATGAATGAAAAACAGTTACAGCGACAAATCGAAGCCATATATAAAGAGGAATTAACAATAAAAGTATTAAATGAATACCTTGCTAAATGTATCCAAAATAATCATCATTGTGCCCATTGTTATCTCAACCATCATGGTATTTGCTTTTTCGCAAAAGAGTGCTTTGAGGACAATCAAAAATATTATAAAGAGGAAGAAGAAGAGTTAGAGTAATCTAACTTTTTTGCCGGTCACGGGTTGTTAAAAACTTAGCAATCTTTTTTTTCAAAACCACTTGACAATTCTCAAAATTGCGGTATAATGTAATTGTTCCAAGGGGAGAGGAAAACGGAACGAGGCCCCTGATAAGTCATTCGGGGTAAGGCATCCTCACAGACAACCTCACTTGCAAGTCCCTATACGGAACTGTGAAGAATGATACAAGGCACCCGAGGGACAGCCAAAATTCTTCACAATTAAAAGAGAAGTGGCTCACTGGTAACAGCAGATACCCGAAAGGTGTCGTAGGGCGTTCGATTCGCCGTAGGTTGTGGTAAACCAAGGGAGGTTCGATTCCTCCCCTTCTCTTTGCTCTTATGTTAGTTGTATCTAACTGAGCCGGCCTGTTAATATAATTGTAATAAAATCTTAACACTTTTGTAATTGACTTTCTGGCAAATTATGATATAATATAATTGTTCCAAGGGAGAGAGTGCTCCATCTGGTGATGGTGACGCCCAGTCAAACCTACAATACCGTTCAACTTGGTTCTCCTCTCTCTGCTACTCCTTCGGTTGGTAATTGGAAATGGCGTAAGAGTAGTTCGAGCCCACAAGTAGCAAACCTTGAAACAAAAAATCTTCAAAAAGCCCTTGACAAACAGCAAATCCTGTGCTATAATAAGGATGTAAGCGGTGGCATTAGTTGGGCGGTAATGCGTAATTGGGACTGTTAAACCTTCCGCAACTTCCTAAAAAATGCTTGACATTCTCCACGAAATGTGGTAGAATATAAATGAAAAGACAAGGACAGTCTCAAAAACCAGAAAGGGTATCTACTATGCGTATTGCCACCATCAAGTCTCTCGTTTCCTTCCTCAATGGTGAGACCGTGACCAATATTGACGAAATCAAGACCGAACTCGAAGCCGAACTGAATAAGGGTGCAGTCGCCAAGGCCGAGAAGGACGCGGGCTATGAGACCGCGTGGGACATCGTCCGCGGTGTCTTCGCCCTCACGACTGCCCCGCTGACCGTGGCGGAGATCTTCGAGCAGGTTGAGGCTAATCTGCCTGAGGGTTTCACCAAGGGTAAGATCCAGTACGGTCTGACCCACAACTGGGCTGATCGCATCGTCAAGATTGAGGGCAAGCCCAACACCTACCGCCTCGCGTGAGGCAGAGGGCTTCGGCCCTCTTTTCTTTTTGCCGCAAGTTAGTTATGACTAACTTGGCCGGCATAAAATTTAGTTGCCGCTAACTCAAAAAACTCTTGACTTTTTTCTAATCTGTGGTATAATTTACTTGTAAAAAGGAAAGGAAAATCCTTAACACCAGAAAGGACAAAACAATGGAAAATATCACCAAGACTGTCACCCTGACCATCACGCCTGACGACATTGACACTATTGTTGAGAACTTGCTTGAACAGAATGATATTTATAACCCGTGGGACAGTAAATTCTTGCGTAATCTTCATGAAGATCTTCATGTATATTATAGCGATGACTATGCCATTGAAACTTTTCTCAGCGACCCCGCAACTTCGCTCAAACTTATCAAGGCTGTAGCGGCTCGTCTGGGTGAAAGATATAAAGAAGCGGTAGATAATGCTATTGCCGCATTGCTATAATAAAAAGAGTTAGATTTATCTAACTCTTTGGCCGGCACATTTTTCAAAAAAACACTTGACATTCTTAAAATTTATGGTATAATCTAATTGTAATCAAGAGAAGGAAAACTCTAAACCAGAAAGGAATGTACATATGTATCAGCAAGTAAAATTTGAAGTCATCAATCCTGACTTCATCAATGAAGGTGAAACCAACATCTTCGGTGGCATTGCTATCATTGGTGGCGATGGTGAAACTATCACGAACGTAATTTGTGGTTGTTGCGGAGGCGTATTTGAACCCACAGACGTTAAGATTCTTGAACGTTATGATGATTGGATGGATTTGACAGAAGCAATCGTTGGCGATTAACCTAATCAGAAAGGAGAAATAAAATGAAAATCCTTCAGCATGGTAAAAAACAAAATAATCTTGTCAAAATTTGCACAATCAAATGTGCGTGTGGGTGTGTCTTTGAATTTACCGCAGATGATCCGCAAATTCATTGGAAAAAAGATACACGCAATCATATTGATTATTATATCAAGTGTCCAGATTGTAATACTTCTTTTCCCTTAAAACTTTCATTTATCTTAGGTTTCTAATCAGTTGTTAGAAAGGAGAAATAAAAAATGTACACAATCTATTATATTCTCAATAACCGCATGGACTTTGCTCGTGCCGCAACCATTGAAGAAGCACGCAAGCGTCAGAATGAACTCATCATGGCGGGTGCCTTTATCCAGTGCGTTAAAGACCAGAATGGTGAAATGGTGATTCTGTAAGGGTAGAAAACTGCCCTTTTTACGCCGGCAAAAATTTCAAAAAAGGTATTGACAAATAAAATAAAGTGAGTATAATAGAAGATGAAAGAGGAAGGAAACCTCACAAACCGAAAGGAGCAATCATATGAATAAAATCCGCAAGCAAATTGAAGCCTACGAAAAACATCCCTCTTATGTTCGCGTAACCGTTACAGGCGTAGGTACTATCTATTTCAAAAATGATACTCCTATCATTCAAGGCACACGAATCACAGAATGGCGTGCTCATGAAATGATGGAATGTCCTCCTCTCGCCTGTAATCGTATAACCCATATTGACAAACTTCCTTCTTACGCAGATACAAACAAATGGTATAAAAATGAAAAAGAGATTTGTTAATAGTGCCTATGATATTGAAGTTGAACCATAAGGGTAGGAAACTACCCTTTTTTCGTGCCGGCATAAAATTTTTTCAAAAAGGTATTGACAAATAAAATAAAATGAATATAATAAAAGATGAAAGAGGACAAGGACAGTCCTTAAAACCAGAAAGGATTCATTATGAAATTTGTTCTCACTCGCACCTCTTCTGATTACTACATGGGAATAAAGAATTTCTCTACCGTTGAAGAATTGGTAAATTTTATGCACAAGCAAAAGCATCCCTTGATTATTGGAAGAAACTTTGCTTTCAATGAAGACATTGAAATTACTCAAGGATGTTGTGCTCATGATGTAGACGCACATGAAGTTGTGGCTATTCCTTACAGTATTGAAATCTATGATGACTATCGCGAATAAGGGTAGGAAACTACCCTTTTTTTCTTTGCCGACATAAAAATCATGCCGGCACAAAATTCTGCCGGCGCCGCCAGATACTCTCCCACCTCTACCATTATATCACATTCGTGTCAAGTTGTCAAGCCCCAAATAAAAAAATTTTTTAGGAGTTAGTTATGACTAACTAACTATTTTTGTCAAGTGTTTGACACAAGTCAAATATTTGCCGGCAGCCAAATTTTTACAAATTTATAAAAATTTTCCAGGCGGAGCCAGCCCGCAGGAGCTGGGTCAGAAGCTGGGAGCTGGGCTTATGGGAGCTGGGTGGAGCTGGAAAATTTTACCAACGTGGAGGAGCTGGGATGCAAAGGTGGAGAAGCTGGAAAATTTTTCCATTTATTTAATTATTGACAAATAATTAAATTTATTTTATAATATAATGGGAAAGTATTTTTTTTAAAAAAAAGAAGTATAGATTTTTGACTACCTCCTTAAAAAATCAAAAATCTATACTTTTTATTTATTCATCTATGCATCTACAAGTGCGAGGAAATTATTATCTTTTAATTCAACATCATGCCATTCACCAGTTATAAAATAGCATTGCTATACCTTACCATTTAAACTTTTTCGCTTACCTTCAACCGTATAGCCAATCATAGGCAGACAATCTTTTAACTTATTCCAAGTCATGATACGATTGCTGTTTTTATTAGTCTTATCTAATTCAGGCACCGCCATATACTCAGCTAATTCTCTACACTTATCTACAGGTAGCCACACGCCAAGAAATTCTGACGGGACCTCAGGAGCAAAAGCTTTTAAATGCCGCTAATAAGTAAAAGTCTAACGAGCTGCTTGTTCACGTTCAGCCGCGTCATAGCTATCAATGATTACATTATCAAAGCGTTTATCTATTATAGTTATGCCGCGTTCCATAGCTTTATTAACGACAATAAAATTGTATTCCAAAGGCACCATCCCCGTAGTGACGATAGTGTTATATACCCGCATCTATTCGTCTGTCATTGGCTTATCTCTATTGTTAAGCGAATGTAGCTCAATTGCGTTGAAGCCATTGGCTTTCGCAATAGCTACGATGCCCTGGTTAGGTTCAATATACGGTGAATAACACCAATATCCGCGATCAGGAGCTGGACTAAGCTTTCGCACATGGTCAGCCAAGTTATAGAAGTAAATGTCATTGGCCATACGATAGCCCATCTCTAACTTACCTTCATAACTAGCACTTACTAATGAATAGTAAAAAGCTTTAGCTCGCTCCGGAGTAGCGGAGAGGCCAATACACATAATGCGGCCTTCAAGTATAATCTGTTCCCATTCACCGAGAAGAACCAGTGGCATATACTCACGCTTGGTTGAGAAGCTTTGTATTGCCGCAAGCACTTCCGCATTACTCATAGTTTTGCGGGCGAAGTCTGTATTCCTAGCTTTGGCAAACGCTTGCGTCGCAAAGTTAAATATACTATCACATTCGTCCCAACATATAACATCAATGTCTTCAAGAAAAGCTAGGTTTTCGCGCATAGCCCGCTAGCCAAGGCCCTAGTAGCACATTACTCCAATCTTATTTTTCTACTCGCCCCAACCACTTTTATTTTCCCAAAACACATCAACATCAGCACAATTATCATACTCCTAAATAATCTAATCTTTAAGAGCTGTAGTATCTGTAAGAAACAAAATACGATTTAACTAACCATCGCGTGTAAATTGAGTTAAGTTATTAACGGCCCAATAGGTTTTACCGGTGCGGACGCCGCAGTCGAGTATATTATAGTAGCCGCGGCGAAAAAATAATTTATTCTAATCCTATAAATCGCTGACTGTCTAAGTTATTAAATCACTCATACGCCTCCCTCCTTCTTTGGTTATATTATAACACAAATTTTAGAAAAAGTCAAGTAGTTGATTTTCGCGCAAAGTTGAGTGAAAAATAACAAGCATGTATTGTCATTTTTCATTACAATATAAATTGATTTGTAGCAAATAAATTCTTGTCGATTTTTGACCACCCCCCTCCCCCTGTATAAGGTGGTCAAAAAAAAGCAATAAATTTTCTATTATATATATAAGTAGTAAATTTTACTTGGAGTAATCCCGCGAAGCGGGATTACGGAAAGTAAAATTTACTACGCCGTGCCGCGAAGCGGCTCCCTAGCCAGTTGTGCGGAGAGCTGGATAAATTTGTCAAAAATGGTAAATTTTGGCACCAAATTTCACAGAAAAATATTTGACAAAAGTCAAAATTTGAGGCACTACCCCAAAATCAACCACTATCTAATCGAAAATGACCACACCCAATTTTTGCCACCTACTTTAAATTCGCAAAGGTTCCGCCCTACCTCAATACGATGGCTATTTTCTCTTACCTTTCGTATCTTTTTTGTACATTAGAGGTTTCTCACTTAACTAAATTATTTGACTTTTTCAAAAATTGTAGTATAATATTTTTAGAAAGAAAGAAAGGAGTTCCTTCTATGTGGAAAGATCAAGTTCGGTGCATTACGAAACAAGCAAGAACTCAACTTCATGGCGTGAGTATTCATGGACTAATAATGTGGGAACGCACTTATGTGCGGCGGCTAATAGAACTTGAAGCCGCAGATGGCAATTACGCTGTTCATATTGATGCATTGTGGCAAGCTAATGTTGAGTGGTTGAGAGAAGAGCACTTTATGGTGCTTGGCAATGACGATGTTGGTTATGATGTGAGCTGGGGAAGGAGCTATGAGTACCTTGAATAAGACTTTTCAGCATTTCATTTCCATTTTGGATCAGATGATTGAGGATAATAAGTTTTTCGCATTTTATTTTCAGAGCCCCTTCTCTTTGGAGGATGAGGACTCGTTGAGTTATGGGTATAACGCACCCCGCAATATTTCGATGCATTGCGGTGCTACCCGTGGTGTAATTGCGGATTCGGAATGGGATGAAGTTGTTAAGTTTGATTTGGATGGGTATGAGGATGAGGTAAGTCCTTGTGCGGCTGAAGTTAGCATTTATGAAGCGGCTATTGCGGCTAACCTTAGCAAGTGTTTTGTTAAGCCGTATTATTTAGGCACTTATGTGAAGACTATTAAGGCTTATCCTACCTCTCTTATTTATGAGAATGATGATGAAGATGCTTGCTACGATATGAGTGAAAGTAGCTTTTGCCGCATGGTAAATGAAATGGGTTTAAATGAAGAGGATATGCGGGAAGTTACTATTAAGTTGCCGCTGTATGCTTATGAGAAAGCCAACAATGTTGGTTGGACTTGTGATGAGTATGAAGATGAAGAGGGTGAAATTGCGAAATCGTATGATAGCCCCCTTATGGAACGTGCGGAAGAAGTTGCCGCTAGCTTTGTTCATGAGTATGGTGAAGTTGTGTATGCGGAGCTTAGTAGCTTTTTAAATGAATGGTGCGTCAATGATTTACATTGCAACAACGTGGGCTGGATTGGTGGTAGGCTTGTGCTGATTGACTATGCTGGCTACCATGCGTAATTTCATTTTAGAATATAAAGGATGAATGTAGATGAGTAATGTGATGAAGTATTTTGGTCATAGACCCCGCTATTACTTGCGGCATCCATTTGAATGGATTGGGGATAAGTGGAAATGTTTGAAGTGGGCTAGGCAGCGTGTTGTTAGAGGATATGCTGACTGTGATGTATGGAATTTGGATAATTGGTTTTCTGATGTAATGTCTGAAGCACTTAAACATTTAGCAGATCATCATAGCGGCTGGCCGGATAGTTTGTTTAAAACGCCAGAAGAATGGACTGCGTGGCTGAATAAGGCTGCGGCCGCTATTAAGATGATGAATGAGGAAGAGCAGGACAAAGTTAATAAATATTGGCCGCTATATAGGGATGAGCTTGATAACTGGCAGGTTGGCGGCTATAAGGGATCATCACAGGCTTTTGAAAATTATTATAATGAGGCACAGAAGATTGCGGCCGAAGCCCAGAAAAATTTTGAAGCTGTGATGAGTGAGCTGAGCCAATATTTTTCTGCTTTATGGGATTAAGAAAATGGTACAGGTTATATTAAAAAATAGACCAGCTTTCTTATGGACTTGCTCTAACTGTAACGCATTACTTACCTATCAAACTAACGACATATATGAAGACCACTTTATTTATTGCCCCATCTGTAAAAGTAAGGAGCATGTATTATTTGAATTAAATTATGATGGGGTGATTAAAAATGAAAAGCAAACTACTACTGGCACTTAAATGCTTTCTCAACTCTTGGCGTAATTCTCGCAACTATTGTGCCAATTGCCCTTTTGGTTATGCTATACCAATTGATGATGGCTCTAATGAGCCGTCGTATGTATGCGATGATTTGCGGCTGTTTAATGATGTATATTAGTATTTAGAGGCTACTAGTTAGCATTTATTAAGTAAAGATGAAGTGCGTGAAAAGGCACTAAAAGGAGCACCATTATGGTTTGAGCCGCTAGATAATTCGCCGCTGGCTTGCGGCTGGGTCTTATCAAAAATATATCCCCCATTTATTAATGAGGTATATTTGCGTGATAATAATTCGCGATTACATTGGTATAGTTTGAAGATGTATGGTAAGACGTGGCGATGCTGGGCGTAGCCGCTAGATAAGGAGACAGACGTTGATTTGGAGTAGAGAGGAACTAATTGAGATTATGAAGATAAAGGGTATGAGTGAAGAGGAAGCGGCAATTAAGGTAGATAAGTGCTTGGCACAGATTAAGAAAGAACCTGTGCTTGAACTGATGTATCTTCACGATATGCTTGGTCTTAATTTAAGGGTGGATGATGAGTATGTAGAAACATGATATTGTTAAGATTCTAATGAAGCGTGACCATATGACACTTGATGATGCTTGGGATCTTATTAAGCGGACGCAAGAAGAAGTAGATGATTATACTAGCGGCCTTATACCTATGGTTGAGGAAGCCGAAGACGTTATTAGGCGCAATTTGAAGTTAGGACCTGAATATTTAGATGCGTTTTTTCAGTGGTAAAGGAGAATAATATGAGAGAGATTATTGAGATTCTTATGCGGCGTGACGGAATTAGTTGGCTTGAAGCCGCAAATATTGTGGAAGAGTGCCAGAACGAGATTTCTGAGGCAATGGCTGATAATGCGTCGTATGATGATATTGCGGACATCATTGCAGATGTGCTCGGGCTTGAACCTGATTATATGGATTGCTTTATGATGTAAGGAGTGAACGCAAATGGTTGATTTGTATTGGGAAGATGACACTCATAAGCGTTATGGCGTGCTTGTTTCCGCAGGCTTTGGTGCAGGATGGAGCTCATGGAGTGATGAAGCTCTGGCTTACGACCGCAAGGTAATTGAGTATTGGCTTGAACATAAGTATAGCCATCTTGATGAGGTTAAGGAGTGGCTGGCGGCAAATGGTTATCCGCACACTTATGTTTCAGAGACTAATTGGCGTACTTTACAATTGGAGTGGGTCAGTGCAGGTGCTTATTGGCGTATTCATGAGTATGATGGTGCTGAGTCTATTGAATTTCTAAACCTTGATAACTGGATTCATTTTGGCTAATTATTTGACTTCTATTAAAATTATGTTATAATATATATAGAAAGAAGAAAGGAGATACTAGGTATGAAGTATCGTAAGATTCCGGTAACTATTGAGGCTATTCGTTGGACTGGTGAGAATATTAAGGAAGTCAAGGAGTTCGCAGGTCCCAATGCACTGATTCATTATCAGTATAATGGGATTGCTCCGGACCTGCCTAATGTGGTGCTGGTGCTGAATACCCTTGAAGGCGAGATGCACGTTAATAAGGGTTATTACATTGTCAAGGGCGTTGATGGAGAGATTTATGGCTGCCGCCCTGACATTTTTGAGAAAACTTATGAGGAAGTAAATGAGGATGGAAATTAAGTGTCCTACTTGCGGTGCTAGTTATTATCAGGAACGCTATACTGTTAGTACCGCTCTGTATAGTCCTGTTGTTTACAAGAATGGGGAAATCGTAAGCAAAGATCCTAATTGGCATACAACATATTGCCTATGTCTTAATTGCGGTGCTGATTTCTACATTCGACAGCGTGAAGATGAAGTTAAAGTTTGTAAGGGGTGATATGATGACTATTTTGTATGAAGGGTTTAAAGGAGACGAACCTAGTATTTTTCTAGGTGTAGTCTTGTGCGTTTTTGGTGTAGTATGTTTAGGTTTATTTCTTTTAGCTTTAAAGGATAGTGAGGCAGTAGCCGCAGTTCTATGTTTTGTCGGAATCATCGTAGCAACTGCTGGTGCATTAGCCACCTTTACATCCCATCGTTATCCGATTGTTCGTGCCACAGTTAGTGACACAATGCCGTTTAAGGAAGTATATGAGAATTATGAACTGATTGACGTTGAAGGCGATATTTATACCTTTAAGGTAAAAGAAGATAAAGGAGAGTGATATAAATGTCCAAGTTTATCTTCTTGGACGTTTAGTTGATGGCGTCCTAAACTCAACTAACTTTAATGAGTATTGTACTAACAATGGTTTCAAGGAATGGTGGACCTATGGGCTACTTGACCAGGATTGTATTATGCGGCTGAAACGTCTTGTAAAACAGACTGGAGCACGTATTGTGTTGTGCTCATCTTGGCGTACTGGTTGTTCAAATATAGCTTGGCTTGAACAGCAACTTGCTCTGTATGGGCTATATATTTATGGTACGACTAATGATAACGCAAGAATGGGCCGCGGCCAGCAGATTATGGAATGGGTACATAACCATGAAAATTGCGATAATTTTGTTATTTTTGACGATGATAATGATATTCGTGATTACCCGCCCGAGACCAAAGTAACGGCACATTTGGTGGTGCCGCTGTATAGTGAAGGATTGAGAGACGTGGATATTGAGGAAGGATATAAAATTTTAATGGGGCAGGGATGATCTGCCCTTTTATTTTTAACTAGCAAAAAGTGATAGAGAAAAGACAAAAAAGTCCAATGTTTGGACAATTTGTCTTATGAATTGAAAAATTTTTCTATAATTTTGTAGAAAATAGTATAGAGTAATGGTAAGGCCGCAACTAAATATATGAGGTGATGAATATGTTTCAAGAATTAGAAATTTTAAAACGGCTAGTAAATGAAGGCCATGTTCAGTTAAATGTTCTAGCAGAAATGTGTCATTGTTCTGTTGGAAGTATTTTTAATTATATTAATGACGTATCAATGCCTTCAGGTAGTAAATTACTTAACTTGCGCGAAGGACTTAAACAATATAAAGAAATGATAAACAACATTATTCAATTCTAAGGAGACTGATACCAATGAAACTATATCCAATTTTTTCTCGCCGTATCGCCTATAAGTTAGAAAAGGCAGGCTTTAAGGTTGTAAAGATTGAGAAAAATTATAAACATCCTGAATTAAATGTTTATTATTTTGAAGAGACAGTTGAATTGCGTGAAAAGGCACGCGAATTTATTAGTGAAAAACACTAATCTTTTATTCCAATGAAATACAGGGGTTGATATTATGGCGAATTACGCTAATCAGAAATTAGTTTATATTACAAATGTAAAACAAATACATAGTGATGAACCGCAAAATAAAGGAGAACAGTTTTTATATTCTACTAGTTGGAAATATATTATGGCTGCTAGTAAAATATTATCACATACTGCTTTTAAAGTATGGTTATATTTTTTAAAGTGGGATGGCAAAGGGCAAGTTGAGTTCTCACCAGTAGATATATATGAAAGTTTTGGAGTTAGTGAAACTAGTGCCAGAAGAGCTTTTACTGAATTAGAAGAATGTGGGTATTTAAATAAAGTAGAAGATAAAAAGAATGTATATAATTTTACTCCTATTGCCACCAAGGCAGTTACTGAAACCGCCAAATTGGAGGTTTGAATGAAGGCACCAAAATGGTGGTTTCCATTGCATTCAAATTGGCGTTTTGAACCAGCCAAAATGGTAGTTTCAGCCACCATTTTGGTGGTTTCATTTTTCAAACCACCATTTTGGTAGTTTCATCCGCCATTTTGGTAAGAGTAATAAATATATATAAATATATGTATATAATAAATATAAAATAAAAATAAAAAATAAAAATATGGCGGCTCCGCCGCGAAATATTTGACTTTTCTTAAAATTAGAGTATAATATAAGTATAAGAATGAAAGGAGCAATCCGTATGCTAAATGCTAAGGAAGCTTACAACATTACTAAACCCACGTATGATAAATTATGTGAGCGGCGGCTTAACTTTATTCTAAGGCAAATTGAAGCACATGCCAAACAGGGTGAATTTTCTTATATTGCTGGAGTTATATATCCTGAAAACGAAGCTGAACTTAAAAAACTTGGTTATAGCGTAACACAAGAATTTAGTATGGCTCGTGGCAGGTATACTGTTATTAATTGGAGGAATGTATAATGGAAATGTTTATGAGAGCAAGTCAGGCTCATGAAGAAACTAAGGAAGTTGTGTCTACCAAAGTTGATCCCATCATTGAGATCGTTAAAAATGCTATTTTAGCCGCTATTAAGGAAGGCGAATATCAGTGCGTTGTAATGGATGATATTCCTCGCAGCGTCCGCACCATGCTTGGCGGCAGTGGCTATGCCGTTTCTAAGTATGTTGATGCAACACACGAACCTGTACGTCAGGGATGGAAAATCAGTTGGGAGGATGACTGATGGATACTGAACGTGTTAATGATGCTATGGATAAGTTTGAAAAGGCTTATACACAGCTAAATGGATACAATACTGATGAAGAGTATTTACAGTTCAGCCGCTTTATTCAAGGACTATTCATTAGTAAAAATGGATGGATTACTGATACTGGTAATTTTCAAACTGTAAATTATGCTCTTATGAAGGACGTTTATTATAAAGTAAAGAAGCATCCTTGGTTGTGGAAGCTATTCTTTATGATAGCATAAGGAGTTTAAAATGGAAGATAAAGTAAAGCCGCGCAAGTGGATTGAAACTATCCCCGGTATGTGGATGTGCGGCAACTGCGGCCGCCATGTAACTGTGTTTGATACTAAATGCCCTCAGTGCGGCAAGGAGATTGATTGGGATGACAGACCAAAGAATGATTCAGATACTGTGGTATCTGATTGACCTAGCAGATGAGTACAAAGTTCCTTGGTATGATTATTTTTCTGATGAGTATGAAGAATATAGAGAAGAAGTAGATAATATGAAGTATTGGGATGGGCTAGTTTTTATGGTTGATAAGCGACTTGCGGCCGAAGGTAATTTATGAATGAATTGTATGAGCTTATAAATAAAACAACCGATGAGCTATTAAAGTTACGTATTAAGTATCCTTTTTGTAGCATTTGCGGCAAGCCTACCAGAGAATTATTTATTTATACTCTTCCTGAAAAAGACCACTATTGGGCAAGATGGGTCTGTTATGAGTGTTTTGAACAATTGGAGTGCGGCTATGAAATTTGAGTGCGGCCATAGGCAAGTGAAACTTATAGAGGTAGCGAACTGACATTACTTATACTATAAATTACAACGGAGTGATAAAAAATGTTGTGTCCTTTGGCCGCAATATGTGATAAATATTCTTCTGTCGCTTGTGAAATTAATCCACCTGAAAAATGTGGTTCTTATACTTTCTTCATGAATATTGTAAATGCCAAAAATCATGAAGAATGCGAAGACTGCGACCGCATAGGCTTTGGTTGCTCTACTTGCGGTATACGTTTTGAAAAAGAATATGATTGGGAGTATTAATATGGGCACAAATATTGAGACAATTTTTGATGTATTAAATACGCTTCATAATATTGATGAATTAACACATTTTGCTTATTCAACATTATATGATGAAATTACTCTTTTTGCAACGCCGCAGAAAATGTGGCTATGTAATGGAGAACTCTGTTGTCCACAATGCGGTGCTATATGTAAAAGCTATTATCATTACTGTAATGAATGTGGACAGGCGGTAAAGTGGAATAAGCTGGAGGATTAAACGATGTCAGACGTAATTGAGGCCAAGAAGATTGTTGTTATGCGGGAATGTATTGTTGGTAAGAAATGCGATGTTTGTGGAAAAGAGATTCTGCCGACTACCAATCCGCACAAATGTGGAGAGCCAATTTATGACTATTATGAAGTCACAACGCATCATAATGATTGGGGAAATGATAGCGTGGATAGCTACGAGCACTTTGATGCCTGTTCGCCGGATTGTGCTTATAAACTATGGGAAGAGTACATTCATGATTCTGCGGGACCATGGAACACAAAATGCATTGAAGTTGAGCATGTAAATTGCTGGACGTTGAAAGATACGGAGGTAAGTGGCGATGCCTGATTGGTTCAATAATTGGGTCGGCCCGATCATGTTTACGATTATAATGTTGGCTTGTGCAGTGGCGATTGTAGCATTGATTGTGTGGATGTTTAAAAACTGAGCGGGACATTTGAAAAACCGAAGGAGATAAGTGGGATGAGGTTGAAGGTTCCAAATAATTGTGGAGAATGCTTTTATGCGAAACGAGTGTTTGATGTTCCGGTATGCACGAATCCGGCGATACCAGAAGACTGGAAGCAATTGGATATTAGATCGTTCATAGTAGATTTGGACAAAAACCCTCCTAAGTGGTGTCCATACATACTGACAAACAAATATTTGGAAGTAATGCCAAAGAGAAAACAAGATGCTATTTCAAATTTGATGAGCTCTCTAAAGGTGTTGCTTGGATGTGATGAGGTGCGCGAGGATGTCTGATTGTATGAGTTTCCCTGATAACATTATGGATTTCATTGATGACTATAGTTTTGAAGATAGTGACTATGTATATACAAATGGGAGCAAATTAATCTCATCATTTAGAGTAAAGCAGGCAGTAGAACACTATTTCCGGGAGCAAGAACCTGTGGAGCCTGTAATGGATATAGACACATGGAAGTGCGGAAACTGCGGTTACCGTCTGGAACATCAGGAAATGCTCGGTGATAATGTGCTGTTCCATGGACAGTACAATTACTGCCCAAATTGCGGAAAGGCGGTAAAATGGAATGTGGAAGTATGAAAAACCATCGCGATGGTATCGGTTCAAAGAATGGTGCTATTACAACGATTTTTGGCAGAAAGTCTGCGAGGCAATCGTATTCATTGCTATAATTGGCGGCTTTATACTCTTGATTTCTTGGGCGGCTGAGCCTGAATCCGGTGACTTAATTACGGAGGGCGTGATTATTGACATGGGTCGCTATACTCCGGGCCGTTATGCGAGACAATACGCATGTTGGATAAAGATTCAATCAAATGACTGCATAGTAGGTACATGGGATGTGTCAGACACTGTATATGAAACAATGTCTATAGGTGATTGGGTGGAGAAAAAAGAAGTTAAGCCATGACGATACGAAAGGTGAGCAGAATGCCCGATAGAGAAAGAGTTATTAAAGGAATGATACATCATAAGAACGGTTGTATAATAAATGGCGATTTATGTCCTTATTGGACGTATGAACAATGTAGTCGGCTTTTATTTAATGATGTCCTTACTTTGCTCCAAGAGCGGGATAATTGTGAAAACTGCGCTATTGCTATTGAAGATAGACAACTTGTTGTTCGGTGTAAGGACTGTAAATACTGGCATGATCCAATTAACTGCCAATTGGAATCAGAGGGGATGAAAACTTCTGGTGATTGGTTCTGTGCTGATGCGAAAAGGTGGTAAAGTGGAATGACTGATAAAGAAAAAATCTCAATACTAATTGACGAGATGATTAAGGAAGCACAAGAAGAACCGCAGTGGAAAGCTGAATTAGCATTGAGATGTCTTAAAAAAGAACTGCTGGAAGAGAAGGAGCCTGTGATACCGAAGAAAGCGTTCTGGATACATCCATCATATGATGATTGTCATTGTTCCATATGTAAAAGGCAACCGGAGCATGAACTGGATGAAGATGCTCCGCTATATCCGTACTGCCCATATTGCGGTGCGAAGATGGAGGTGAAGTGGGATGACACTTGAAGAAGTTGCAGAGAATCATGGGCTGACCCCAGAGGGCGTTAATTATGCTTTAACGCAGTATCAGATTGTGATATGTGAGATCACACAAGGTATGATGAGCAAGTTGTCGTATGATGCCAAGGATATTCTTCGTATGGCACAAAAGCGTTGGTGTGATGTGTGTGAGTTGAAAGAGCCTGTGGAACCAGATTATAATGTTAATGGAACTACTTGTGGGAATTGCGGCGATTTGATTTGTCGATTTGATACATATTGCTCTACTTGTGGAAGGAAAATAAAATGGTGAAGAGGATTATAATTGCCGTTATCCTGTCTATCTGCGTATTACTTTTAACGGCATGTAAAAGTAGTATTGATTACGGTACAGTTACCGATAAGCAGTATACTCCGGCACGGCAAGTATATTCGCCGCTTATTACGATTGTGAACAAACAGACAAGAATTATTCCCCGATACATTCATCATCCGCAGATGTGGCGTATATATGTTCAAAATGAAAACGGCGGCGAATGGTGGAACGTAACGGAAGACTATTATAACAGCGTGGAGATTGGAGACTTTGTAGACAGGAGTGAGAAGGATGAATGATTTCAGAAAGGCGTGGAGACATTTTAAGACCATTTGTAAGCACAAGGCTGTCGTTTATCAGGAATGTAAAGCGTGCGGCATTTGGTGGCAAGGTGTTGTACATGATTTGTCAAAATTTAGTGTAGCAGAATTTATACCATCCGCGCGATATTTTCAAGGAGACAGAAGCCCAATTGAAGCAGAAAAGGAAGCAGTAGGGTATTCTAATGCTTGGCTTCATCACAAATCACATAACAAACACCACTGGGAATATTGGTGTGATTATGATAATGAAACAGGCGAAGTCTTCCCGCATGAGATTCCAGTCAAGTATGTAATTGAAATGGTATGTGACTGGATTGGGGCCGGAAAGGTATACAGCGGCGAAAAGTGGACACAAGAAGCGCCGCTGGACTATTATAATAAGGTCAGAAAAGGACGGCACTTTCACCCTGAGACGGAGCAACTGATTGTTGAATTACTTGAAACAATTCGTTCAGATGGGCTTGCGAAGTTTCACGGCGTGTGTCGTTCTATGTTAATGAAATAATAAGGAGAATGAAAATGGAACTTAATGTTGCGGAAAAAATTATGGAAAGTGAAAAGAATCGTTGTCTGGACGAGTTTATAGATTATAGTAATGTAACTGAAGCATATAAGATAGCAATTGAATCTATTCGGCGGCGTATCGCCAAGCCGCTAATCCACGCTTATATGGGTGAAGGGGTTCTTCTATTTCTATGCCCGGAATGTAAAGCTCTTGCTATGAATGGTCAGCGTTTTTGTAATACATGTGGACAGAGGTTGAATTGGAATGAAGTGGGAAGATTTTAAAGAAATGTATCCAAATACATCTGCTTTTACTAATTTGGTACGAACAGATATTGAATGCCCTAAATGCGGCAAACCATTATTTGAAAGAACTGATATAGTTCTAACTTCTTGGCCCGCGCAGTATCAATATGAGTGCACGTGCGGCTTTGTGGGTTATGCACATGCCGATTGGGAAGCAAGATTAGATTGAGGAAGTAATAAATGGATAATACAAAGGACTGTCTGTTTATTATGCTAACAGAGCGAAATGAAGAGCGTAAGCGTATTATAAAGTGGCTAGGTAAATTCTGTTCTCATGTAGATAATGATTTTAGGCCGCTGCCAGATGATGAAAATACATTGTTCTTTCAAGAAAAAATGAATGCACAGTTTGGGTGGGATGTTGATGTAGATGCCAACTAAAGAAAGAATTATCGAAATATTAGAAAATGAAATTAATAACTATACAGAATTAGGCCCAGATGGATTAGATACTACAAATGTAGATACACAGATTTTGCGGCTTGCGATTCTTTATCTTAAGGAAAAAGAAAATACTGTAGAATGGTGAAAAATAATGAATGATTTAGACGCAATTTATAATGAAGTCGTACAATTAGAAGACTTTGATTCTTATACTCCTTATCAGCAACGTTGTGATAAAATTTTACAAATGATTGATGATTTTAAAAAGAATAATACAATTGTAGATTATCATCTTATATGTAAACTATTTAATGAATTACATAAAGAAGAAAAACAATTAGAAGATTTTTTTACTAGTATTATGGAACATGAACAGTGGGTATCAAAATATAAATGGCTTGTAAAAGCAGGATTTGAAGTCACTCTTAAAGTATTATTACAGGAGATTGATAAACAAAATGGAACTGATTGACCGTGATGAATTACTAATAGAAGTTATGGGTATAACTGATGGATGGCTTCGGCCGCCAAAGCATTGGAAGTCTTATGAAGATTCAATTAGAAATGCACCACGAGCATCTTGTGCTAATTGTAAATGGTATAGTGGCGAAGTCTGCGTCAATTCTGATTCAGACTGGTGCGGTGACTTTAGAACACTAGATAAATTATGTGAATGTTGGGGGTTCTGTAATGATTAAAATTAATAAGCCAATACCGCAGTGTTGCGATGATTGTTTTGCTTGTGATGAAATGGGTGACTATCCTTATTGTCGGATTTCACACCATTCTGCTGGATACACTTTTGATTCGGCACATCGTCGTATGTCTGACTGCCCTTTAATTGAAGAAGATTCTATACCAGAAGCTAGATGTACAGCAAGGCCCAAAATGGATATTTCTAGATATTATGGCGAAAAAAATACAGTTATGTGTACCCCTACTTTTTATTGCCCAGTGTGTCAAACTGAAGTTAACTGGCACGCATCAAATTGTTATGTTTGCGGCACGGCATTAAATTGGGAGGCGTTATATGACAATGCTTGAACACACAGTTGATTTAAAATGGGAACACGGATACCCTGTAATTACCTTATGCGGCAGTACCCGCTTCAAACCTTACTTTGAAGAAGCTAATCGCATTCTTACACTCAAAGGATGTATTGTAATTAGCGTAGGATGTTTTGGCCACGCAGGTGATGTATTTACAGACGAGCAGAAAGAAATGCTCGACGACATTCATAAGAGAAAGATTGATATGGCGGATGCAATTTATGTTATTAACAAAGATGGTTATATTGGTGCGTCAACTAAATCGGAAATTGCGTATGCTAAGGAGCATGGTAAAGGCGTATATTATATGGAGGAAATGGGAGAATGAATAATAGATATGGTTGGATTTGTCCACAGTGCGGCCGCGTATGGGCACCGACGGTAAGTAAATGCGGTCCTTGTGAAATAGTGGCAACCGGCGGCCATGGTATTAAGTACAATTGGTCCTCGGTTGAAGATGATGATGAGACAAAATATACTAATGAAGTGAATTGCAAAGACATGCTAGATAAATATGAGGCATATAATAGCGATTGGAGGTAAATTAATATGGAAGAAAATACTTATACTATTAAATGTGAACATGAAATTGTGGCTAAGAATGTACCAGAATATTACGTTTGTATAATTGTTCAGTCTATTATGACTCGTTTTAGTAAATCTGCGGCCGCCGGTGACTTAAGGATTACTATTGAAGCTGAAAGTCATACTATGGCTGCTCCATTTTAAGGGAGGATAATATGGAACGCAGAGATAAAATAATTATTATTGTATCATTTGTGGCAATATGCGTTGGCGTTGTATTTCTACTATGTGGATGCGAAGAGCATACTACTGGTAATCGCGTAACTTATGGCAAAGACGTACAAACGTTTAACTATGCCTATATTAAACTAGATGGGCAGGAAATTGCTAGTGGCTATGTTACACAGTGGCGTGATTATGATGAAAGCGATGTCGTTCAAGTACTAATCGGCGGTAAGTATTATCTTACTCATTATGCTAATGTTGTACTAGTTGCTGATCCTGAAATTGGAAGCATTGGCTATGATAGCGGTCTTGTAGACCATAATTAAGGAGAATAAAAATGGAGATTATTCGTGAGGGCGACCGTGGTACGGCTTATCGTGAAGAACGCCACATTGTTCAGTTCTTCTGTGATAGGTGCGGCTGTATTTGGAATGCCGAGGAAACTGAATACCATATGATGTCAACTGCTTATAATGAAGTTTATGCTGTGTGTAATTGCCCGACTTGCGGCGAAAAGGATTATGAAAAAATATGTATGGCTACTTGATTAAAAATAATTCGGGCTATGTTTGCTCTAATTGTCGTATGCGGCAACCCTCTGTTACAGAGGTTTGCTATTTTTGCTCTACTCCATTCTCCAATTATGAAGATATAATTTTAGAATTATATAATGATTTGACTTATGGTGAAATTTCTGGTATAATAAATACAGAAAGTGAGGGAAAGAGTGAGTATGGGAAGAACGTAAACGTACTAGGGTCGAAGGTGGATAATAAGAGAAATCACGACTGATGGAGGAATTATGAGTCGAATCATTTTATATGCTTGGAATGATGGAATGGGAACTTTCGTGCCGTATCGTAAGTCATATAAGAAGTCTAGATACAAGAACTATATGAGTAGACATCATTCGTTTTATAAGGAACAAAGAGAGAGGAAGAAGAAGAAGTGAATGACTCTCACCTGTTTAAGGCCGCACGCAAAGCAAGTAAGAATGCCGATTACACTGGAGCTAATGGCGTTCAGATTGGGTGTGTGGCCGTTTACAAAGGGACTATTTTGGCTAAGGGATGTAACAGTGACAGAACGCATCCTATGCAGGAGCGATACAATCGTTTCAGGTACAAGAACGTAGGCAACCGATACTTGCCCGCTAAATCACATAGTGAGTTGCGTACCGTAGAAAAGCTAAAATTTCTTGATTTGGACTTTTCTAAAGTTCATATTTATGTTTATCGTGAATTTAAGAATGGGAAACTGGGGCCATCTAAACCCTGTCCTTCCTGTATGGAATATTTGAAAAACATGGGTATTAAACACATTCATTATACCGATGTTGATGGTTATTATCATTTAAAACTCGTATAAGGAGAACTAATATGGATCTTTACGCATATGCATTTAGCAAGAATGAACGTGTAAATGATTATATTCAAGAGCACTATGGCCCTATTCCTCGGCCTCGTGGTGTGCGTTTTATGCGTTATGAGACGCCTGAAAGTTGCGAAGGCGATGGGCCACAGGCAGCACTATGGAGAACTTATTGCGGCCGCGATGTAATTTATATTCATACGCGGTGCGGCGGTGGCTATGATGAAACTGATCCAGACAGCAACTACATTGCTTGCGGCGGCAAGGAATGGGAAGAAGCTCATAAGGACCTTTTTATCTGTTCTGTGGATGATGAATTTGACTGTACCTATCGTGACCACTACTTTACCGCAGTACTCGATGATAATTATGATAAAATCTGTCAGCTAATTGAATCTGACGAAGTAATTGATTAAAAGGAGATAATTAACAAATGTTTTATAATGAGGGCGCAGATGCTATCTTTGCTTACGGAGACGATGATGCTAAACCGATTAACTGGGATGGTGAGCCCTTTACTTTTTGGAATCTTGTTGAAGAGCGTGGTGAGCATTACGCACGCATTAATCCTGCGGCCGTGGTTGAAGCTATGGAGCAGTATCATTTCTTTTATAACGCCAAGACTAATGACAGGGCGAGCATTAATAAATTTTGGTCGCTGTCTCATGAAGAGCGTGTAAATATTCTTTATGATTATTTTAATGAAGATATTGCCTATTGGCAGAAGGAACTTGAAAAGGAGTAATTAATAATGAAGTACGAAGCTAAGTATTATGTGAATAGGGAAAAGCGGACGGTTGTTTGCACTATTGAGTGCAGTGAGTGGGATGCGTTTGATTATCTTGAAAATAGCGACATTGTAATTTCTGCTCCTGGCCAGAGTAGGGTTCTATATACACATGGCAAGATGCCGACTAAGTTTGTCGGTATTGCTAAGTGTGCACCTAATGACATGTTTGACGAGCATATTGGCCGTCTACTAGCTTTTAATCGTGCAAAGGGTAAGTATGACCATGCATTTATGACACGAGTTATGTATCTGGTAAATCAGTGTGATACCCGACTGCAGGATGTGCTAGAACGATTACTACATTACAATAAGAAGGCCGCATATCACCAGAATCGGCGTGGTAAGGAAATTGAAGCATATCTAAATGCGTAAAAAAATAAAGAGGGAGCCATTAGGCTCCCTCATTTTTTATTTTCATTTCAAGTTTATCAACTCTATTTGCTAGCTCTGTTAATAAAACTTTAATGTTATTTAGTTCTTCTTCAATCAATGTATTGTCATTGTCATCATCGTCAGGCTCTTCAATAATTACAGGCTTTTCATCCGCAGGCTTAACTCTACTTTCAAGTAAAGTCCAAGTTTGCTTGCCGACTATACCATCTACTAATAAGCCTTCCTTTTGTTGGAAAGCACGAACGGCTGCGTCAGTTTTTGTACCAAAAGCACCGTCTGCTAAACCGCAATCATAGCCTAACGCTTTTAACATAGTTTGAAGTTGCTGAACATCAGTTCCCTTAGAACCTTTCTTTACTGTTCTCATAACTTTTACCTCCCCGGCATTTTTAATTTCTTTATCATCATATAGTCCAACTGGAATAGCATAGTGTGTCCAAGCTTTATCAGATACAGAACCAGTCTATACATTTACAGAACAATGGATAATATCACCATCGCCTATATGTAAGCCAGTATGTGCCATTTTACCAGTTGATTTATTATATTGGAATACACAACATACAACATTAGGCATATCTTTAATCTCGCCTTTCTAAACCCAGTTGGGATTATGATTATATTGCGAAGTGCATCCGCCGCCAGCTAAAGTAACGGCTCCAGCTTCTTTTAGACAATCATATGTAAAGCCGCGGCAATCAAATATTTTTGTATCATTCCATTTACATTTTTCGCATGCTCCACCTTTTGTACCATTAAGTACCTAACATTTACTAATAATAGTTGGATGATTACTTCTTGCTCTGCGTTTGCGATTAGCTGGTGTACAAGCTTCACCCCACGCACCGAATACATATGGATAGCCTAGATAGCTTTTAGCAAGTTCTACAACTTTCTTTGCTTTCTCACTCATTACCCTCACCTCTGTTGTTCCATATTCACTCATAAGAGTGGTGTTTGGATAATAAAAATCTAATATCTATCTATAATCAAAACCTTGGCTGGCCGCATATTTAGCACCCCGCTAGCTCATACCTACACCATGTCCAGTTTTTCCAGTGCCTGCGGCCGCATCCCAAGGGTCGGGATATGATAGTAAATAACCTCTTACACCGCCCCAACGTTCTTGGCTTGATACAGTATGGCCGCCATTACTTGCGGAAAATACTGTATTAGCGGGTTTGCCACCATAAAATAGTACTTGGCCCGCCGTTGCCTTAGTCGCATCAATGCATTTCTAATATTTATTACTATAACGTGGGGCTCTATAAGCTTGTGCCTTTGATGAGGCGTCTGAAATTGGCTTACCATCTAATACTCCACGCGCCATAGCGAATGTGCGGCTGGCTACTGCTTGGGCTTTTAGTGCCTCTGGGCCGCCAGAAGCAAACTCTGATGCCACTACTGCCGCGACATATTCTTCAAATTCAACTTCTACAATATCATCAATGTTACAGCCGAAGAAATTAGCATTCTCCGTTCTAGTTATTTTTACCTAAATTAGCATATTTCTTCACCTCTTATAAAAGAGTGGCATAAATACAAATTATAATTATTATTTTCTGCGATGGCAAGAAAAAAGTATAGGTCGTTATAGGACCTATTACACATACAATGAAATGAGATACTATCTCATAAGGGAGTACGCATCTTATGATGCGATTTTATAAGGAGGTAAAGGTTTATGGCTGAGATTGAAGAATTAAAAGTTTTAAGTTATTCTAGGGCTGGTACTGGCGATCCTGAAGGCGACCTTCAGAATGAAGAAAGCGGTACTTGGGTGCCTGGTGAAAAACTTACGATAAAGAAATTAAATCATATAGACACCGGTATCATTAATGCCACTGAAGGAGTAAAAACATTAGCACGAGCCATAGATGATTTAGACGTTCCTAACATTACTGGATTAACTCAAGATATGACAAATGTTAAAAGCATGCTTGATACTGCCAAAGGTAGTCATGAAAGTATGTTAGCACGTTTAAATAGTATGGAAGGTAGTATTCCTACTGCACAATCATTGACTACACAAATCAATACAGCGATTGGCGCAGATGCTACTATTTCTAGTTTATCTAGTGAAATACAAAACGCTCACAGAACTGGTTCTGAACTAGTAAATCCAGCAAATGACTATGTTGATTCATTAGATTCTAGATTTGATGCTATTGAAGCTGTTTTACGTTCTAGAAATAATAACTCTAATGGCATTAATTTAAATGATCGTTTCATTGCACTTGAAGCCGCGATTGAGACTATTACTGGTAGTGATGTTGATAGTGGTTCATTGACTGCTCTAGCTGCTCGTATTGCAGTTTTAGAAAACGCTTTAAAGAGTGCATTAGACAGTGATGAAGATAATGTTTGGGAGACATTAGAAGACTATTTAAGCGATTTAGAACAAGATGTTGCTGATTTAAAAGCAGAAGTAGGTCAGCTTGATTCTAGCCGTATTGATACACTTGAAACTGCTATTTCTCATACAAAAGATGAAAACGATGAAAATGATAAGGGCGGTTTAACACAGCGTATTGATGCATTAGAAACTTCTATTGGCGATAATGAAGGTAATTCATTAAGTGGCCGTGTTGCGGCATTAGAGGGTATTGATGCTGATAATAGATTAAATGATCTTGAAGATATTGCCACAGAAGTTGTAACTGCTCGTGGTGAAAGTGCTAATCTAGACGCTCGTTTAGACACTTTAGCAGTTGCTGAAACTGTTAATAGTGCTTTAGCAACTAAGGCTGCGGCAGCAGATTTAACTGCTTTAACTGGAAGAGTAACTACATTAGAAGGTAAAGATACTATTGTAGTTGATAAACCAGCAACTGGTAGCAATTATACTAATGACATTCCAAATATTGAATCACCATCTGCAAATGCTGATTATTTAATTCAAGCTGATGATGATAAATATTATTATTGGCGCTATATTAATAATAATTGGGAATTAATTAGCGGTGCTGGTGGCGGCGGTACTGGTAATAATAGCGCTGAAATTGTAAATGTATTGCCGCAGGCTGCGGACGCTTCAGAAGAAATGGATTATTATTTATTTAATTCTACTATAGGGGCGTATGAACATTATCGCTATATACGTGGTCAGTTTTATAAAATTGGCGGCGATAGATACTCTAATACACAAATTAATAATTTAATTGATACTGCAGTTGCTGGACTTGGCGCAGATGATAAGAGATATTATGCTACTTATGGAAAAGTAACCGAAACAATTAACAATGAAGAAGTTACACAAGAAAATATGTTCTCTTTATATGAAGTTGATAAGACTGATACAGACCACAGTAACCCGATTCTTGTTAGTCGTTTTTAGATTATGGGCGGCGGTGGCGGACAAAGTGCGACTTCTAATTTGACTGTTACACCAATTACAAAATCACCAGTAATTGCCCTAAGTGAAGATAAATTAGAGATTACAGTAGAATATAATTCTACTGATGAAGATACTGGTAGTAGCTATTCTGGTACTTATGCGTGGCGTATTGGAGGATCTACCGTAGAAACTGGTAATATTTATAACGGGCTTAAAACATTTGATTTAACTAATTATTGCCCAGTTGGTACTTAGCGTAGTGCTACATTAAGTGTTACTGATGAGACTGGTACATTAGTAACTCGTACTTGGACAATACAACGTGTTAATATTAGTATGACATCTAACTTTAATGAAAGTTATGCTTATACTGCGAATGACACTGTTAATTTTGTATACAGTACTACTGGCAGTATTTCTAAAACCGTACATGTTATTTTAGATGGTACAGCTCTACCCACAGTTACTTCTGATAGTGCTGGCACTAATATTCCATATCAATTACCTGCAAAACCACATGGCACTTATTTATTAGAAGCATACTTAACAGCTACTGCTGGTGGAAAGGAATTAGAAACTCCAATTCCACATATTTATAAAGATGTTATGTATGTAGATGAGAATTCAACTACGCCATTACTTGGGTGTTCTTATCGTTATGGTCAAATTAATGTGACATAGTATGGCGTTTTAAATATTCCATATACAGTATATGATCCAGTTAATAAATATCCAACGATTACATTAAAACGCAATGATTAGGTTATTAGTACATTTACTGTAGATAAAATGGATAATATTTGGGCTTATCGTGCGACAACTGTAGGAACAGAAACATTATCTATTGAATGCGGAAGTGCTAAAGTAACAATTAGTCTTAATGTTACTGAATTGCCTGAAGAAATTGCTCCAATTACTGACAATTTAGCTTTTGATTTTAATCCGGCTGGGCGTTCTAATACAGAAATAAATACTAATGTTGCCGCGGGAGAATCAGTAGTAGCTTGGACATCGGGCACTACGTCTATAACACTATCTAAGGGTTTTGATTTAAACAATGGCGGCTACTAGATTGACGCAGATGGCAATACTTACTTTTGTGTAAAAGCCGGTAATCGTGCAACCGTTAACTTTAATTTATTCGGCTTAGACAGTGCGAATACTGGTGCAAACTTTAAGTGTATTTTTAAAGTATCACAAGTCCGTAATGTTAATGCCTAGATTTTAAGTTGTATTTCAGAAAATAATGGTACTCCGATTGGTATTGATATGCGGGCACATGAAGCAAAAATTTATACTTCTGCTGATAGTTTAATGTAGCCATACAGTGAAGACGACCGTATCGAATTTGAATATAATATTAGTCCGCTCACTGGCGATTCTATCATTATGACATATGAAGATGGCGTTGGAGCCAGACCATTACTCTATAATAGCGATCATATTTTAACACAGTCTGAACCAGTACCAATCACTATTGGTTCTGATGATTGTGATGTAGCAATTTATAGATTGAAGGTGTATCGTGCGGCATTAACTGACGCTAATATTTTAAAGAATTTCTATGCTGATGCTGTCACTCCTGAAGAGATGCTTGATCGTTATAATCGTAATCAAATTTATGACACAGAAGGTAAATTAACTCCAGAATCGGTAGTCGCGGCTTGCCCAGATTTGAAAGTAATTTGTATTGAAGCTCCTTATTTTACCAATGATAAGGCAGATTATGTGAAGAATACTACTGTAACATGTCGTCAAGGTAATGGACGTTCACATGATAACTGGACTTTTACAAATGGTTTCCATGTAGGACAAGGTACTAGTTCTAATCGTTATGGTGCTGCGGGCCGTAATATTGATATTATTTTTGGTTTTGATGGTACACATACAGTTGTAAGTAAAATACCAGAAAATACAGTACAAGGTTACGTTTCAAGGGTTGAATTTGCTGACGGTACTATTCTTACTGGAGCAGACGCAAAAATTAATTTAAGTGATACATCAGTAGAAAATAGTTGGTTTAATATTAAAGTTAATATTGCTTCTTCTGAAAATGCTAATAATGCACTTTTATAGAAGCGTTATAATCGTTATTTGCCATATAAAACTCCCGCACAGCGTAGGGATTCGCGTGTAAAGAATAGCATGGAGTTCTAGAATTGTGTTATTTTCATAAAGGAAAGTAGCCAAGATATGTCTGCGCACAGAGAGTTCTTAGACAATGAGTGGCATTTCTATGGTATTGGTAATATTGGCGATTCTAAAAAGACCGACAATACTCGTGTTAATGATCCAACTGATTTGAACGAGTTTGTTGTGGAAATTTCTGATAATAATTTACCAAACTCTATGTTCTAGACTGGTGTATATTGGACTGATGATACGCATACTACCACTACTTATGAAAACTTAGGTATGGAGTATATGAAGTATCCTATTACTGCTGATGAATGGAATAATGAGAACAATCTTGCTCGTAAATCTTTAAGCGTTGATGGATACGTGTCAGGAACTAAAATTGATAAAGACACCGGTGAAGAGAAAGATGTAATTACCAATTGGGATTCTTCTTTTGAGTTCCGATATGACATGGGAACAAAAGATGGTGAAACTATGGATAAGGCGGAAATTAAAGCTTAGCAACGTCTTAACAAAGAAAAATGGATTGAGATGTATACATGGTTTGTAACTTGTCCAGACGATCGTTTTGCCGCAGAATTAGGTAACTGGTTTATTGTTGAATCTCCATTGTATTGGTATGTCTTTACAGAACGTTATAGTATGATTGATAATCGTGCGAAAAACTCATTCTGGCACTTTGGTAAAACATATATTACTGAAGCTGAGGCAGAAGAGATGGGGGCTGATGCAGAAAATTATACTATTAATAATGCGGCAGCCGCAATCAATAATGGCTATCGTTTTGATTTATGGGATTATGATAATGATACTGCATTGGGTATTGATAACTCTGGTATTTTAAATATTACATATGGTAAAGAAGATATTGACTTTATTGAAGGATCAAGTGCTTTACTTTATAATGCCGGCCGCAGTGTTTTCTGGCGCCGCATTAGAGGACTTATGGGCACTCAATTAGCTAATATGTATTCATCTACTGTTAGTGTTCAGGCATGGAATGCTCAAAATTTAATTGATGAGTTTGACACTTGGCAAAATCAGTTCCCAGAAGAATTATGGCGTCTAGATATTGAACGTAAATATATTAGACCATATCGTGATGGTAGCTATAATCCTACAACTCAAGAATACGTAAAAAATGTTACATTCTTACGAGACATGGCTAATGGACGCAAACGTTATCAACGCCGTCAGTTTGAACGTGATATGGAAATTTATATGGCTACTAAATATCTATAGGCGGCTGTCTTGGAAGACACAATTGACTTACGTTTGGGCGTACCTAGCGCAGCTTCGGCCGCGGTTGTTCCTGCAAATTATACGCTAAAAATTGTTCCATATTCTGACATGTATTTACGTGTTATGTATGGTAATGTAGCACCAACTTCTCAAAGGGTTAAAGCAGGACAAGAGTATGATATTACGCCTCCTGCTACTATTGATGACCCAAGTACACTATAGATTGTTATTTATGGTGCTTCTCGTATTCAAGAATTGAGCGATTTATCAGCATGTTATATTCGTGATAATAACTTTAGTAAAGCACGTAAACTACGCAAATTAGTGCTTGGCAATAATACTGCCGGATATGAAAATGCGGTTATCGCAAGTGTTGGTTTAGGAAATAACCCATTACTTGAAGAATTAAATCTTCGTAATTGTACAGGATTAACTAGTAATCTTGATTTAAGTTCTTGTATTAATTTACAAAAGCTTTATGCTGAAAATACTGGATTACGTGGTGTTACTTTTGCTACCAATGGTAAGTTAATTGAAGCTATTTTGCCTAATACATTAACATCTTTGGGTCTACGTAATTTATATGATTTAACTAATTTAACTCTTGCTGGTAATGATTATATCAGTAGTTTTGTATGTGAAAATACAAATGGAATTGATTCTAAGAGTATAGTTGAAGATATTGTAGATACGTTAAATGCTACTTCTTTGCTTGGAATTAATTGGGAGTTAAATTCTACTACTATTTTACAAGAATTGCTTAAGAAGCGTAATAATGGAAAAGATATTGAAATTACTGGTAAAATTAAAATCAATGGTGCTTTAGGTAGCCAAGAAATTAAGAATTATCGTAATGCTTGGCCTGGCGTTGACTGGGATACTTCTAATGCAAATATCTTTAATCAAAGTCATATTATATATAAATATGCTGATATAATAGATGATGAAACTGGTGATGTTGTTACTAAAGGAGCGCAAATTTATGAGACTTATATTAATAGCGGCACTGCGTTCCCTGATCCATGGAATAGTGATCCAGAATATTAGTTAATTGAAGCCGCGCCAACTAAAGAACCTAATATTCGTAGTAAATATATCTTTGGTACTTTACTTTCTGGCGGCACTTATCAACGCAACTCTGGTTGGACTATTGAAGGTCATACGTCTTCTATTGCTGCAGAAAATGCGGTAGCCTCTCGTGATGACTATCCAGTAAATGACGAAGAATTAACTGTTATTGCGACATTTAGTACCGAACCTCAATTATACAAAATTAGATGGTTCTTGGAGCCAGAGGATGCGAATGCGGTTGCTGAAACTACTGATGAATAGGCGCAGCCTTATGGCGGTGGAGCAAATATTGTAGCTCCAACAATTCGTGAAATGCGCACCGCAGGATATGAGACAGTTCGTGGATTTAGCGCTAATACTGTAGCTAAAACATGTTCTTATCGTATCTTTGACGGCTGGACGGTTTCACCAACTAATATTGCGCCTACAGAAATTGGCGGCACATATGATATTTATGGCCATTGGCTACAACGTTCTAATATTAACTACATGAATGAAATGGCTAATGATGATTTCCCAGTTGAAGAAAAACTATTTTTAGCATCTCGTTTAGCTGATATTCGTGGGTCTGAAGCATTTGGTCTTATGGATAGATTTGCATTATAGATGGGTTATAATGGCCCTGATGCAACATGGTCATTAAGTAGCATGAGAACATTTGATGCGAATACAGCCGCAGTTTATCGTACTGGTATTAAGCCTTTCGCAGATTCAGAGAAAGGATTTACATTAATGCTAGATTATAAGTTAGGAACACGTAGCTCTGAAAGCGCAATTGAAGCCATATTGGCCTCCTGTTTAGCCACTATTAATGGTACAACGGTTGGCTTTAAGCTATATTATGATCCTCGTGAGGAAGGAACATCACGTGTACCACGTGTTGGTTTTGGTGATACTGATTCTACTACTAGTTCATCTATGAATATTTGTGTGATAAATAATAATACCGAATATCGGCATATTGTTGTATTACGACATGAGGCTGGCAGTAAAAACTTATATGTATATAGCGGTTCTGACGCTAGTGGATTTAAGGTTGATATGAACGCCGCAGTAAACACACTTTATTGGCAAGCAGGCGATTTAACCTCTGACGCGGAATTAGTATTAGGCGGTTTAATTAATCCAGATAATACGCATATTAATGCTTATGGTACAATCTATGCGGCTTCTTATTGGGATAAAGATTTGGGCCGTAGCGAATGCTAGCGCTTAGCCAACTGGTGTCATGAGACTATGACTTTTGCAGTAGCAGACTATTCTGAAAATACTACGGCGCACAGTACTAATATTGATAATATTGCGCTAACAGCATTAAATGCTTCCGATGCAGGTATGTTTACAGAACCAATGAGATCTTCTTTTACACCAAATGTTACAACTATTAGTTGGGAAAATTCTACATTGCGGAAATTCTATAATACTCGTATTTTTGATAGTCTCCCGGTTATTTTATAGTCTGCAATGACATTAAAGACGGTTCACTATCGTGAAGCATTATATTAGAATGTAAATATGACCACTGGCTTTAATATCACAACGCAAGATAAAACTAGTTAGGACTTTATCTTTGCGCCAACTTTCCGTGAATTACGCGAGACTTCTGAAACAGCAAGTAATTATGGTTCAGAAGCAAATGGTCCATTCCCATGGTATAAAGCTTCTACATTTACAGTTCTTGATGGCGCAAGCTCTACTTTTGAGACTATTACTGGAAATGCGCAATATGCTAATATTCGTTTCCCGCATATTCCATTAATCTTTAATTAGAAAATTGTAGCGAATTTTACCGCTACTACGGAAAATGCTTATTCAGTACTTGCGGGTCAAAACAAGGCTTTACGCCGCGGTGATATTTTGATTGTCGTTAATTCTGACAGCGCGTCTTATCCATTTATGTATGTAGATAGTACTGATGTAAATACTGGTATCACATTAGCAACTGATACTTCTACAAATTATCCTGCGTTGAAATTACCGACAGGTAATACTGGTGGATGGGTTGCCGCAACTGGATGGTGGACTCGTTCAATTCTATCCGGAAGTCAGCAAACACGTTTCAAATTTATTCAAGTCAGCTCCAATGGTAACGTTAATAGCACTAATCGTGGTACTAGTGCTACTAGCAGTATCGTATATAGCTTGGCTATATGATGGAGGTTGAGATTATGCGTTATTTTAAAATTATATTAAATAATGAGATAGTTGGAGTCGCTACTGACTCTAACTTCTCGCGCTTCTTTTCTAGACATAATATATTAATTACAGCGGATGTAGAAACTGGTGAATATATAGAACTTAATGGCAGTTTATATAGAGATAGTTGGATGCGTCCTCTGATGACAGATAGCTATACTTTTATAAATGCTAATATTCGTGAAATTGATGAAGTAGAATATAATGTATTGAAATAGAGTCTAGAAACTAATGAAGTTTATGTAGTAGAGGAAGATGTGCCGGATGTTTAGCCAGTAGAAAATATTGATGCTGACGCCGCAATGACTATTGACTTCGTTCGCACTTCAAAAATAAACGAAATGTCCCGCACCTGCAATCAAGTAATTGAAGCAGGTTTTGACATTGAACTCGGCGGCAAGGTAGAACATTTCTCCCTTACCACTCAAGACCAACTAAATCTTATCTCCTTATCCTCAATGGCGGCAAATGGTATGGAAGCAATTCCATACCATGCCGACGGCGAGATTTGCCGCTTCTATTCTAACGCAGAAATGCAAGCAATAGTGACGCAAGCTACGGCATTTAAGATTTATCATACTACATACTATAATGCACTTAAAAATTATATCAATTCATTAGATACGATTGAAGAGATAGCGGCAGTAACCTATGGTATGCCCCTACCTGAAGAATATCAATCTGATGTTTTGAAGTCATTACAGCAATGAAGAATTTTTTAAAAAATAGCGCCATTTTTGTAATATTTGGCGCTATTTATTTTTTTCTTGAATGGATCTGGAAAGGCCATCCAACTCATTGGACAATGTATGTACTCGGCGGCGCGCTTGGGCTAATCATTGGAAACTTTAATGAAGTTATTCCGTGGGAATGGTCTTTCCGTAAATAGTGTATTTGTGGTATGTGCTTGGTAACAATGGCAGAAGGACTTGCGGGAGTGCTATTAAATAAAATATTACAATTGAATATATGGGATTACAGCCATACATGGGGTCATTTCTTCTTTGACCAATGCTGTATTCCATTTAGCCTTGCGTGGCTAGTATTATCTGCCGTATGTATTTTACTTGATGATTTACTGCGGTGGAAATTCTTTGGCGAAGAGAAACCTCATTACAAGTTTTGAAAGAAAATATCATAACTTTTTGTTATGGCTATCACTTTCAATTTAGAGGTCTCTGATGACTGAAAATGTTAGAGGATGTGCTTATAGTACATCCCCATTTTTTTAATAATAAATAATAAGGTCGGGTGATAGCTATGATAAGGCTGATACAGCGACGCTTAATTATTCCACGCGGTGATACGGGAACTTTTACCGTGCCTTTACTAGCCACGGCCTAGACTGGTGATGTATCAGTATTTACAATCTTTGATTAGAAAACATAGAAGAAAGTTTTTGAAAAGATTGTAACTATTGAAGGTGAGGCATTATAGATTGAGTTCTCTCATGCTGACACAGTTAATCTACCAGTCGGTGATTACGTATGGGATATTAAGTTTTATAAAGACCCTGTAATTGTTGATGATAAATTAATAGATGGAACAGAAATTGATTCTTATTATGCGGCTTTTAAACTACCTGTTTGTGAAATTAGATAGACAGGTGATGCGTTATTGACGGCGGATGATGCACCTACCTCTACTATGGCGCCGGAGCAGTTGAATATTGTGTTGGCGGCAATGAGCGAGACTAATGCGGCTAAGGCAGATGCGGCAAATAGTGCCACCGCGGCTGAAGCATCGGCACAAAGTGCTAGTGCAGTGGCAACTGCGGCTAATGCTGATGCGGGTCGAGCAGAAGACGCGGCAACAAGTGCCAGCACAAGTGCTTCTGCCGCCAGCGATTCTGCGACTGCTGCTGATAGTGCTAAGGCTGGCGCAATTAGTGCGATGAATAGCGCTATTGCGGCTAATACAGCGGCGTAGACGGCGCTGAGTGGTGCTTAGGCGGCAGCAACTACGGCAACTAACAAGGCTGCTGAAGCGACCGCAAGTGCGGCGGCAGCTAGCGATAGCGCTACTGTGGCTTCAAATAGTGCTTCGGCCGCCAGCTCATCAGCGAATAGTGCGGCATCAAGTGCTAATAGTGCTGCGGCATCTGTTATTTAGATGGATGCATTGGTAAGAACTATTCCTACTAATGTAAGTGAATTTGAAAATGATGCTGGTTATATTACTGATGACGATGTGCCTGTGAAGGATGTACAGGTCAATGGAACAAGTATTTTAGGGCAAGATGGTACAGCGAATATACCGATCGCATCTTCATCTAGTTTTGGTGTTGTAACTATCGGTAATGGCGGTTTACAGATGATAAACAATATGTTTTTGTCCACAAAATCTGCTTCTAGTTTACAGATAAAGAATGGATCAGAACAATATAGACCAATTGTTTCTTATAATGAACATGAAGCGACTTTCTATGGCCTAGCTAAAGCCGCTGGTGATTCAACGCAATCTGCGTCTGATAACGCAGTCGGCACATATACAAATGAAGCCAAACAAGCCATCCAAACAATGCTTGATGTACCATCAAACGCAACCGTTACTAGTGCTATTAGCACAGCAATTGGTAATATCAACTCTTTTGATATGGCAGTTGTTCAATCACTTCCAACATAGGATATTAATACTCATACTATTTATTTAGTTCCTAAAACTGGAGAAACCAATGATGTGTATGATGAGTATGTATATATTAATAATAACTGGGAAATGGTTGGTAATACGCAGATTGATTTAAGTGATTATGCTCTTAAAAGTGAATTACCAACTAAGGTAAGTGAATTAAATAATGATAGTGGCTACTTAACTTCTTATACAGAAACAGATCCAACAGTTCCACAATGGGCGAAAGCAGCCACAAAGCCAAGTTATACTGCGGTGGAAGTTGGAGCATTACCAAGTGATACACATATTCCAAGTACAACCGCGGAATTGACTAATGATGCGGGTTTTATTACTGTTAATGAAGTACCTGAAGTTCCGGTGCAGGATGTGCAGGTCAACGGCGTGAGCGTGTTGCAGAACGGCGTGGCGAATGTGCCGAAAGCCACTCTGTCCTCTGTCGGAGTAGTTAAGCCGCACCGTTCTTATGGTATTGACATTTTTTCATCCGACGGAAGTCTCTGCATATACGCATCGAACTCTAATGGCGTAAAAACTGGAACGAACGGCTCGCAACCAATAGTGCCGAAACATCAGCACGAAGCCACCTTCTACGGCCTCGCCAAAGCCGCGGGAGCCGACATGAAAGACATTGCAAACACAACAGTTGGCACCTACCCCGATGCTCAAAAAGAAGCAATTCAATCCATGCTCGGCATATCCCAAATGCTTGCACCTACTAACCCCAACATGACCGCGGCACAGGCTTATGGAATTGGCGAAGTGTTCGCGGCAAATGGTAAGTTATATAAAGCAACCGCCGCGATAGCACAAGATGCCGCGATTATTACGGATGGGGCGAATGCGAATTGTGAAGAAACGAATGTTGGAGAGGGATTCCCACATGATGTACAGATGAATGGGACATCTGTAATTAGCGATGGCATAGCAGAGATTCCAAGATTAGGCGCATCAGGGTCTGGAAACTATGGCGTTTGTAGAGTCAACCAATCGTTTGGCGTAACACAAAATGGAGATAGCGGGTATCTTATTTTGTCACAAATCAATGATGCGACAGTTAAAGCCGGAGATAACCAATATATCGCTTTAACACCAAGATACCAGCATAAAGCAGTTTTTTATGGTTTGGCTAAAGCAGCCGGTGATACGACAATGACAAGCAGCTCCAACGCAGTTGGTACTTATACCGACTCCGCCAAAGCCTCCATCAAATCCATGCTCGGCATTCAAGATGGTTCCACCGGCACCGTCAATGTTAGTGGCACAACCCCAACAATTACGGCAGTTGAGAACACACGCTACGTTTGCGGCGAAGTTACTTCGTTGAACTTCACGCCGCCAGCTAGTGGCATTTCAATTGTTCGCTTTACTAGCGGCAGCACCGTAACTGTTTTAACTATACCTTCAACTGTAAAGTTCCCCGAGTGGTTTGACCCAACCTCACTTGAAACTAACAAAATATATGAAATTTGTGTAACTGATGGTATTTATGGGGCGGTGATGTCATGGGCACTGTAAAATATAGCGGGCCTGTGGCATCATTCCATTGTCCGACTGAAGCCACGATTAGGAGCTTGAAAGTTCATTTTAGCCCGAAGCAGTTGGGCGAAGGCGACCCTAGTCCGAAAAATGTGAGAGAGATTGTGGGATGGGATGGAGTGGAAGTTGAGTAGAGTCAAAGCAATTTGTTCAACGAAAACTCTATAATATATTCTTGCTGGACTAATGGTAGTGGCAATGTTGATACTGGTGCTAAATATGGTTGCATTTCTGAGAAAATTAGAGTAAACAGCACATCGTTTACGCTTATTGCAATGGCTGAGCGGCCTAATAGTATGAGTATTATTGAATACGATGCAAATGGAAACTTTCTTAGAAGAACTCATGGCAATCAAGTTCAATATGTAAAAGTCAATGCGACTTGGTCTTCTACTGCGTATATTGCTGTCCAGATTAGTAATTCAAACGGCGGCACAACAATTACACCAGAATATGTTACTCAACGTAAGATGATGCTTATAGAAGGCACGGATAATCCGATTGCCTACGAACCCTACCACGGCTCCACAACAGACTACGAGTTCGGAGTATTGGGGAAGAATAAGTTTGATAAAAGCACCGTTACTAATTATCGGCGCATTAATGGCTCCGGAGAATTAACGGCTCAATCAGGCATGAGCGTAAGTGATTATATCGAAGTAATCCCAAATCAAACTTACACTATAACTACAACCGGTGATATTTCTGGCAATAAAAGACATGCTTATTATGATATAAATAAAGAATATCTTGGTGTTTTTCCTGGCGGTTCAACTACTATTACAATACCAGAAAACGCAAGATATATTCGTTTAACTTTATATGATGATGCTCTTGATACAACGCAACTCGAACTCGGCTCCACTGCAACCGCCTACGAGCCCTATGACCCGAATAAAACGGTGTATGGGGGATGGGTGGATTTAGTAAGTGGGGAAGTTTAGGAAGAGCAATTAATTTGGACAGTAGATGATATTAATTTTATTGGCGGCAACCCCGATTCATACAATGAAGAATCTGGCAAGAGGTTCTCTGCTTCTTGGCCAATTGGTAGTGCTAATGATTTTTCAGATGATATAAATACAATAGCCAAATGTAATATTTTACCTACTGTTGGGACAACTAATTCATCTAACAGTGTAAAAGCAATTAATTGGCTATCAGTATATAAGGGTTGGGGACGTAATACAATTTATGGATGTTTAAGTGACAGCATATTGAATAATGATACGTCCATTGAAAACATAAAAACTTATCTTAAAAATAATAATTTTAAGGTATTAATAAAACTTGCCAGTCCAATTGTTCATAACCTCCCTCCCCACTCCACCGAACTAAAAACCTTCCTCTCCCAAAACAACGTCTGGTCCAATGCCGATTACGTTGAAGTTGAGTATGATTTACACGAAACTCAAAACATACTCGCACGTAAACAATTTATTATTGCTAACCAGCCTCACATCGTTAAACCAGCGGCCGCGCCTTTACAGAACTTTGTGACTGACATGGCGGCACCGTTGAAGGAATGCAAAGTACATTTTAGTCCAGTGCAGGATACTTCAAATGGAGCGCCTTCACCAGATAATATATGCCCGATTAGTGGATGGAATAATGTTATTACTAGTATTAATAGAGCACCATTGCCAGTTGAATATCAAGAAGTGGAATATATTCAAAGCACAAGTATATATTCTTATTTTATTACTGATTATTATCCCAATGATAAAACTGATTATTATATTAAAATTCATCAAGGTAATTCTATTACTGATGAGTTTTATCCAACCGCTTTTAGTGCGGGATCACAATTTGAACTATATAAAAATGCTTATTATGTTTGGGTAAACTGCAAAGGAACATCTCGCTTTAGTACTGCTGGATATGGTACTAACCGTCAATTAATAGAAATGTTTACAAATGGCAATAGTTGGACAATTGTATCTCCAGGAGTTAGAACAAGTACTTATTCTATTCCATCATATAGTTCATTTATATCAGAAAAACCATTAATTATTCTCGCACGAGAGGTTAATGGTGAAATACGTGATAATCATATTGCCGATCCATGGCCTAAATTATATAGATTTACTTTATATGAAAATAGTAAAACAGTTCGCGATTATATTCCTTGCTACCGCAGGTCTGATAATGAAGTTGGTCTATATGACTTAGTAAACAAAACTTTCCTAACTCATAGCGGTGAAGGAACTTTTGATGCAGGACCAGACATTACTACTGGTTCTATTATTTATACTAATTGGGCAAATGAAGCCGGAACAATTTATGGCGGGTATGTGGATTTGGTAACGGGGGAAGTGTGGGAGACGTGGGGGCTGAAAGACCTTGGGACTGTAAACTGGAGTAAGTACAGCAACCGCGCTGGCGTATTCTATTCGGCGGTGATGGCCGAGTTTCCAGCAACAAGCAAACTCGGTGTGTTGTGCAATAAATACGCTTCTACGCACGACAATGTTACTGAACAACCAGATAAATCAATAGGCGATGCCTACCAGCTTCGGGCGCGTTCTTTCGCAATTTATGACACAGATTATGCCGATGCTACTGTTGCGGAGTTTAAGACTGTAATGAGCGGAGTAATCGCCGCTTATCCACTTGCCACTCCCACCCTCGTCACCACCCTCACCCCGACCGCCCTCCGCACCCTCATCGGCACGAACAACATCTGGGCATCTAATGGTGGAGATAATATTGAAATTGCTTACTGGAAACATTAAAAGGAGGAATTAACTATGAATCAATATTACATTATCGAAATTCAACAATACGCAAATGGCGAATATGGCCATATTGTACACTTTGCTTACGATGAAGACGCGGCGAAAGCCCGCCTAAAGGCAGAATCCAAATATCACGAAGTTCTCGCGGCGGCAGCCGTATCCGAACTTCAATCTCACGCCGCCACTCTTCTTACAGCAGATGGCCGTGCAATTATGAACCAATGCTATAAGCACGCTCTTGCACCAGCCGCAGAAGAAGAATCTAGTGAAGAACAACCAGAATAATTTTTTAATTCAGGGCACAAACAGGTATATATATCTGCTTGTGCCCACACTTTTTTTATGGAAAAAGATTTGACTTTTACAAACTTTTATGATATAATATAATTATCAAAGAAAAGAGAGGTTAATATGGGGCGAAAAGACGGAAATTATTATTACTATGAAGAAGTATATTCTTCTGAACCAGAACAGCAAGTAAATGAAATTGAAATTGGTTGCGGCTTTTGTCATGATAAGCGTAAAAATGAAGACATTGAACTTTATTTCTTAGACCGTGCAAATAATATGCGCCTTTGCACTTATTGTCCATCATGCGGCCGCAAGTTGGGGTGACTTGAATGAATAATACTTACAATTGGAATAATCCTTTAATGGCTTAGCAGATGATGTAGTAGTAGTAGAGCTATTATCAAATGCCCGCACCTAGGTATGAACTTAATCAAGTAAAAGGTGAAGCCGGTGCTAACAATTTTCGTATGGCACCAAATAGTAGAGCAATTTTAGTTGATGAAACAGCACCAATGATTTGGTTTGCCCGTACAGATAGCGGCGGCTATTTAACCGTAGAACCTTATGATATTTCACCGCATAAAGCACAAGAACAAGTAAATGTAAATGATTTAGCCGAACGAGTAAAGAGATTGGAGGAACAATATGTACAACAATCCACTTCTAAACCCAAGAAGCAACGTTAGCCAGCGGCCACAACAGAGTCCGCAAATGGACCAGTTGAGGCAAATGGTACAACTGTATAAAAATAGTAGGAATCCAATGCTCGCAATGCAGAATATGCTTGAGCAAAATCAAGAGCTTAAGACTGTTATGAATTTCGTTAATAAAAATGGCGGAAATGCGCAACAGTTATTTTACGAATTAGCACGTGAAGCGAACGTAGACCCGCAAGACGTGTTAAATGGATTGGGGATATAATTTTTAAGCACGCGAAAGCGTGCTCTTTTTTATATCAAAATATTTAAACAGGGGCGTGATTCATATGGATGGTAATCTTTCTGCTGCTGATATGGCGGCCGTAACCGGACGTGAAGGAAATTGGGGCGAAGGCTTATGGCTATTCGCTATTCTAGCTCTAATGGGTGGCGGTTTTGGTAACTGGGGTAATCGTGGTGGTTACGAACAGTATGCTACTCGCGATCAAGTTCAAAATGGTTTCGATACCCAGAACCTCCAAGCTCAGACACGTGACATTCTAATGTCTGTAAATGATGCTTCTGCTCGTGGCTTAGCCGCAACAAACCAAGTATATCACGACGTAGTAGATTACGTTGGAGACAAATATATGGAACTCCAGCGTGATATTGCTGCCTTAGCAGTTGGGCAAGCTAATGCTCTTGCTAATCAGAACCAGTGCTGCTGCAACATTCAGAGAGCCATTGATGGTGTCAATTACAACACTGCAATGTAGACTGCCGCAATCAATCAGAATACTACTGCCGCTGTACAGAAAGTACTTGATGTTATTCAAGGCAATCGTATGGAAGCTATGCAGAACCGTATTAATCAACTTGAACTACAGAATCAGCTTAATGGTGTAGTCCGCTATCCAAATGGTTGGACTTATAATGCTGGCAACAATCCTTTCTGTGGTGGAAATTGCAATATGTAATAGAGCGTATGGAGTACGCCAATATTGAGGGGACGTACTTAACGTCCCCTCTTTTTTTATTTGGAGGATTACAATATGAAGATAATTGAAAAATTATGTGATATGATTGAGGAAGAACTTGATTGCGCCGAAAGCTATGCGAAATGCGCTATTGAGAAAAAAGAAGAATATCCTCAATTAGCAGAAACCTTCTATAAAATAGCCAATGATAAAATGGGACATATGAATTTATTACATACTCAAGTGGTTTCTATAATAGAAGATTATAGAAAGAAGAAAGGAGACCCGCCAGAGGCAATGCAGACATTGTATGATATATTACATAGACGATATATCGCACATGCCGCTGCCGTTAAAGGTATGCTTGCATTATATAAAGAATAAGGAGTGGTGACCTATGTTACAGGCTTATAGTTCTAATCTAGATGTTGCGGCTAATGCTGCTTTTCCTTTTAATAATTCTGTCGTTGATAAAGGTTGCGCAGAAAACTTATCCGCGCCCGCAACTGTTCAGCTAAATCAGCGTGGCGTATATCTTGTTGAGGTTGACGGCTACGCTACTGGTGCGGCCGCAAGTGATAACCTAGTTCAACTTTACGTAAATGGTTCTGCTATGCCGCAAGCAGTTAGCGGATTTACCACCGCAGCCGGCACTATTTCCAACTTCGGATTTAAAACTCTTGTGCAAGTTAGCGAAAATAATTGCAATTGCAATTGCTATACTAGCCCAACTATTCTACAAGTTTTAAATGGCGAGCAAGCTCTTACTGCCGCTCATATTAACATTGTAGTAACTAAAATTAGATAATAAATATGCTGGATTTGAAAAAATCCAGCATACTTTCTTTTACTATGACAATAGAGAGTATTTTTATATAGCTTGCGGCACATATGAAAACGGGCATAGACATGCATCATAAAATGATGGAAGCATATAATTTTATATCGCTAAAAGGATATAAAAAATGTCAAGAATATCATTATCTTTCAGAACTGAAAGAATATTTAAACTTATGCCAATATTATTTGGAACATTATTATAAATTACTTAATGTTCCACCAGCGGCAGAAACTAATGTATTTTCTTCTTCTTGGTATAAATATACGCAACAAGAAGTTGATATAAATACAAAACGCACCGCTGTTAGGGATATAATGAAGAAGTGGATTGATTGGGAAACTGAAACAAAAACATTGTATCAAAATATGTATAAAGAACTCATTGCTTTAAACGAAATTGCGGCCGCTAGTTTTCTAGAAAATTATATTAACGATGTTTCAAAAGAATTGCGGCAAGCATAGCAGAAGCAAATTGAGTTGGAGACAATTAATTATGATGCTGTGGAGATAATAAAAGAGCAACAGCATTATGAGAAGAAGTATAAAAAGAAACTAAAAGGGGAGTGATTTCAAATGTGGAAGAATTGGAATCATGAACGGTGGCGTACTCGTGACTTACTATTAGAGTATGATACCGCAATTATGCCCCCTCATCCACGCGCTGGCGGCTTAGCCATAGTTTATCCTTGGGGTTCATCAGTATATGATAACGTAGTAGACATGTCAATTCCTCATAGCCCACACACTACAACCTTATCAATGATATATCCTTGGGAAAATACATCCTTAAATATTTTAAATCATCAATTATATCTTATCGCTGTACAAAGCGGTTTTGATGGCACAGAAGAAGATTTCAAGGAACTCTTCAAAGGCTATGTCGGCCCACGCAGTATTATGTTTGCGACTTATTCAGCGTTTCCAGATACTGGCATTACTGATAAGTTATATTTTGATTTAGAAACTAAAATATTATATTACTGGGATGAAGAATATATTCCAGTTAATGCTATGCTAATAGCCGAAACAAGATTGGATGGAGGTGAGGCTTAATGGCGACTAATAGTGTAAAAGTTACATTACAAATTAGGCACGATACGGCCTCAAATTGGACAATACGAAATCCAGTTTTGGCGGCCGGTGAGTATGGCCTAGAAACCGATACTTTTTGGATAAAAGTCGGTGATGGCGTGCGAGATTGGGAGCATTTGCCCTATCTCAATAAATTAGATGCTACTTATTTTAAATAGATTGATGATGGCGAAATAACATTTAGTGATTCATTTATGAATACTATTGCTACATTAGAAGCGGCCGCAGGTCAGGCAATTACAAAATTGGAAGTAACTGACCCGCCTGTTAAAGATGTAGACGTACCTAATAAAAAGTATGTTGATGACGCTATACGGCAAGCGGGACATTTACATCGTGAAGTTGTAAGTACTTTACCCGATGCCGCAAATGCCGATGAAAATACCTTATACATGATGCTCTCAACAGATGGCACTCATTATGAAGAGTATATGGTTATTAACGGTGTTTGGGATATGGTGGGCTCAACTGGTGATGGTACTGGCGGTGCTTATGAATTGCCAGTAGCAACCAATGCACGTTTAGGTGGCGTTAAATCATCATCACAAGATGGCTTTTTAGCCGTAACTGCAGAGGGCTTCATGACTTTTAATGGAGTCCCAACAACTAAATTATATGTTCCTACAGGAGATACATTTATTATATATGGCGGCAGTGCTTAATAAGGAGGTGGCGTAAATGGCGGAGGAACATCAAATTGAAGCACGCATATTATTACGCTACGATACTTATTCGCGCTGGATGAATAGTACACTTATTTTGTTAAAAGGTGAGGCGGCGATTTGTTCATTTCCTACAAGTCATACACTAGAAAATATGTCTAATGACTACCCATTTGATACGCCGCCTGCTATTGGTATTAAAATTGGTGACGGCTTACATAGATTCTATGAGCTACCATGGGTCTAGGGCGTTGCGGCCGATGTTTATAGTTGGGCCAAACAACAGACAAAGCCACAATATACCGCTAGTGAAATTTAGGGATTGGAGAATTTTATTAAACAATTCTTGAGTGGCGATGATGTTGCGGTTGAAGCCAGAGCATATCAAATTATACAAGGGACTGGTGATAATTCTAATAAATATTATCTTTAGTCTCGCGGAGCAAATGATACAGATTGGGTAACAGATACCGCTCATCCAATTGATTTAACTTCAATTATGAAAGTAGTTAATTGGATTGGAGCCGATGTTGATACATATTTTTCACTAGGTTCCCGCACACAAGAACATATTGAACTTGTATTAAGTGGGTTGTCCTATCAAGACTCGTCTGATGGTGCTAGTGTAGTGACCGCAGTTTCATAGTCTAATGGTAAAATTAATGTCACAAAAAGTCAATTAAATTTTAATTAGTTAAATGGCTTAGTGGACGTTGCCCATGGCGGTACTGGAAAAGTTGAATTGCCGCAAGGTGAAGTACTTGTCGGTAATGGCACTGGCGCGGTTAAGACGGTAGAAATTTCTACCGAACTTGAAAATACACAAACTCTTGCTTACAGTTCTGCGGTTAAACGCTATATTGATAATGCAACTGCCGGATTAACCGGGGCCATGCATTATATAGGTGAAGCTAGCGTAGATATGTCTAATGCTTCAAATAAAGCAGTTGACCCACAAATTCCGGGTTATATTTTTAAAAATGCCTAGCCAGGTGACGTTGTAACTTTTGACCATAAAGAATACGTATGGACTGGTACAGAATGGCGTTTATTGGGCGATGAAGGAAGCTATGTTATAAAAGGCGCGATTACGGAAGCAGATTTTAGTCCAGAAATAAATTTGCCTCTAAATAAAATTGAAGGACTATATAATTTACTGGACACTAAAGTAGATAAAGTAGAGGGTAAGGCTCTTTCCACCAACGATTTTACTACTGAATATAAACAAAAACTTGACGATATAGAAGAAAATGCTCAACGCAATTTAATTGAGCATATCTATATCAATGGTACAGAAGCAATTCCATCAGTAATTGATGGCAAAGCTAATTCACTTGCTATTCGTTTAAGTTCATTAACGCCAGAAGAGGAAGAAAAACTTCGTGGTATTGAGCAAAATGCTCAAGTAAACACAATTGAACATGTGTTCTTAAATGAGGAAGAACTTGCAATTAAGACTGTAAAAACATTACCAAAGTCAGTCAACATTGAATTAATTCCCTATACGGAACAAGAACAACAAAAGCTTGCCGATATATAGGCTGGTGCACAAGTTAATACAATTCAAAGCATTAGCGTCAATGGCGTTCCAGTATCTCCAACCGCAGACAAAGTTGTAGATATTGTAATACCAGATCATGCTGAACATGCTAATAAAATTGAAAAGATATTTCTTAATGGTGTTGAACAAGTACCTGATAGTGATAAATATATTAATATTCAAATTGATGAATCAGCGGTTAGCTTTACTGTACTAAAAGGTGCCCGAGTACCTACAGGTATTGCCGCAACACCATATGAAGATATTGATTTAGATGAAACTACAAAAAAATTAGAATTTGCTAAAATAGCAAAAACTGGGTGGGTGTATGATATAGTTAATACTCCCGCAAATAATACAACAGATTATTTAATACTAAGGTGTGGCGATTCAACAACCTTAGTAGACTAAACTTGGCTGGAATGATGCCGAGGAGGTGCTTTCATGGCTACTAAAACCGTGAACACACGAATTCAGTTGAAAAGTGATACTGAAGCTAATTGGAATAAGGCTGGTCCTAAGGACGGAAGCCGTGGTTTCGTACCACTTTCGGGTGAGCTCATCATCTATTCAGCTGATGGGGCTCACCCTTTTTCTCGTTTAAAGGTGGGAGATGGAGAACATGATGTAACCGCATTGCCATTTATTGATGCGGGCACCATTAATGGCTATTCACCTACTGGTTCTAATTTAGCATTTTATCCTAAAGCACGGAATTTTCCCCGTAGTGGTTCTGACGATAAATTATATATAGCATTAGATAAAAATACTATATATTATTTTCAAATAGGTGTAGGATACACATAGTTATCTAATTTTACTTATACTGCGGATAAACAAACAATTAAAACAATTAAAGCTAACTCATGGTCTGCTGGTACAATGACAAATGCGGACGTGCAAAATAATAGATTAATGATTGAAAATGGTCAAGAACCGTCATTAGAATTAGAAGATGTTGTTGTAATAACTGATATTTCTAAAGATAATGCGGAAGTAGTTGTACCAGAAGGAGATGATTGATAATGGCAGGACTTCTTAAGACTATTACTGATTATATCGGTATTGTTAATATAGATGATACTGAATATTTAACTGGTTCTACTTTATTTGGAACTTGTTCTACCGCTGCTAACAAGCCTATAAAAGAAGTTATTATAGAAGATTTTTCATCCTTTACACCTACGCATGGATTAACAATTCATGTATTATTTATAAATTCAAATACATATAATGGACAAGATGCAATTTAGCTTAAAATTGGTAATAATATAACTGATGTATACCAATTTGGTACAACTAAGCCTGGTAATACCGAGGCTACTTCTTGGCGTGCAGGGGCTATTGTTAGCTTTACGTATTATGATGGTGCATTAGATGAAACACCGACGTCTAAACGTTGGATAATGAATAGCGGTATTGACACTGGTGCTGATGGGCTGGCTTCAGTTAATTTAGCAAATGTTAATAATGCTGATGATTTAAAAGTGATTGAAGCATTAACGGGGACCAACGGCTATTTAAAAAAGACAGCGGCGAATACTTGGACTTTAGAGACTGACCAAGATGCTAGCTCAACTGTAGCAGGCATTACAAAAATAGGAGCCTCTGGCGGTGCCGCAACATATGAACATACACATGGCAATATCACTAATGGTGGAGCTTTATAGACTACTGATGTTACTATTGGAAATGGAGATAAATTAGTTATTACTGATAGTAGCGATGGAAATAAAATTGCCAGAGCTTCGCTATCATTTGGAGAAAATAATGCTACAAATAAAGGTAAAGCATTAACATAGGCCGGCACTTGGGAATCATTTACTAATAATACAGGTACTGTTACTAGTGTTTAGGTACAAGGTAGTTCTCCGGTTGTATCAAGCGTTAATACAGCACAAAGTGGAACTTTAAGTACAACTATTTATTTAGCTAGCGGCTATGGCGATACACAAAACCCATACGGTACAAAAAGCGCACACTTTGTTCTTGCTGGGCCAGAAAGTGGCGCAGCGGCGGCGCCAGATTTTAGAGCGTTAGTAACAGATGACATTCCAGAGTCTATCGCACGTTTGGCATCACCAACATTTACAGGCACTCCTAAGGCACCAACTGTTGCAGACGCTACTGATAGTTCTACGGCAATTGCAACTACTGCATTCGTCGCGGCTGCGATTAATAATAAACTAGCGGCGAACGATGCTATGCAATTTAAAGGCACTATTGGCACCAATGGTAATCCCGGTACATTGCCAACAACTAATTATCAAGCAGGTGACACTTATCGTGTTATTACAGCTGGCACATATGCTGGATAGGTTTGTGAAATTGGCGATTTAATTATCGCAGTTAAAGATTATAACGCTAGCACAGCATTGAATGATGACTGGACAGTAGCACAAACTAACATTGATGGTGCTGTTACAGCAAGTGATGGTGCCGCTGATTATTTAACTAAATTTAATGGAGCTCATACAGTTACTAAAGGTCCAAAAATCACATCGGGTGGCACTGGATTCTTAAAAGAAGATGGAACTTGGGCCACTCCTACGAATCCCGGCTATGGTTCAATTACACCAGCAAATACAGCTAATGGAACCAGTGCTTTAACTGGTAATACTACTGCAGTAACTGCTACTAATAATAGCGAAAATATTAAATTTACTGGGGCTAACAAATGGATTGTTCTAGCTGGCAGCAATGGAGCCGCAGGAGCAGATGAATTAAAATTCGCTCACTTTGTACCATCTAGTATTACTAATAGTGGACCTACTGGTGCACAAACAGGTACGCGAGGCTCTACTTTTAATATTCCTAAAGTAGAAATAGATGCCGCAGGCCACGTTACTAGTATTAGTAGTATTACGGTATCGTTACCAGCTAGTGATAATACTGATGAAAAATTAGCAATCGCATCAGAAGATCCAAGCACATCTACTGCTTATAATTTAATTTTTGCAAAACAAAATACAGATAATGCTGCAACACGTTATTATAGTACTGGTATATAGCATATCGCATTAAAAGGAACAACTTCTGCGGAAGGTTATAGTGTACTTGCTTTAGGTAATAGTACAGCAACTGGTACTGCTAATAATAAAAAAGGTATTTTAAGATTATATGGTACTTCTACTTCTTATACTGATATTGTTGGTACAAATAACACATCAGTACAAGTACTTACTTTACCGAAGACCACTGGCGGCAACTTAGTCGGTACGAATACAACTAGTAAAGTTGGTGATACTGATAAACCAGTATATATTGCGGCGAATGGCATAGCAACTGCTATTAGTTATACAATAAAAACTAGTGTACCTAGTGGAGCCGTATTTAGAGATACAACTTATACAACTACCGCTAATACTACAATTCATTATTTAAGCGACGCAAATTACGTTAAAACTACAACTGTTAGTGATGGAGTTTTAACAATTACTACAGTTACAAATGCTTCTTCAATAACTCCGATAACAGCAATTACACCAAGTGTAGCGGGACCAACTAATTAATAGGCAGGTGATATTAAATGGCCATTAATGGCATTAAAGAAATAAAAATAAATAATACTAATTATTTAATTGAGCCTACTTTATTAGGAACTTGTGGAACTACTGCGGCTACTGCTATTAAAGATGTTACTCTAGCTAATTTTGAACTATTTTCAGGTGTTCAAATCGCTATTAAATTTAGTACCACAAATACAGCTGCTGTTGGCGATTTAAAATTACGTGTTAATAGTAGTAATGCAAATGATGCAAAACCAATTAAATACCGCGGCGGAAATCTACCCGCTGCGGGTACTTTAACCGCTAATCATATTTATAATTTTGTTTATGATGGCACGAATTGGGAATTAGTTGGTGATTTAGATACTAATACTGATCGGTTAGTAGAGCAAGGCGTGACTAGTACTGGTTCCTGGCGTAAATTATTACTAAATGGTGGTACTGTATATAGTGCAAAGGGCACCACCCCTACTAATCGTACTGATGTTACATATCAAGCAGCTAATCTAGATTTCTAGCCTTCAACTGGTACATTAGTAGCCACAAAGTTTTCAGGCGATGGTTCAGCATTAACAAGCTTAACCGCGACTAATATTACTGGCACTGTACCATTTGGTAATTTGCCGACTGGTACGGGTACGGATAAAGTTGCGATTGGGAATCATAATCATGATGGTGTTTATGCTCCTGTGGTTACTGGCGGCTACTTACCATTAAGTGGTGGTACAATGACAGGAGCTATTAATTTAGTAGGAAATCAAAGTTCTGCTTATAATGATAAGGGTTTGATTTTTACACAAGGTTCTCGTATTGGAGAAAATAATGTTGGTGGTTTAGGTATTTATGCCACTGAACGTATTTATTTAAGACCCGATTCTTCAACATCTTCTAGTGGCGATGGTGTAGAAATTCGTGGCGAGGGAATGGTTCCAAGTAATAACAATACTGAGACGTTAGGAGATAGCTCTCATAAATGGTCAAATGTTTATGCTACTAATTTAAATGGTAATTTAAATGTTACCGTTCATACTAATACCACTGATGGAAATAAAAATTATTATCCTTGGTTTAGTACTGCAACTTCAGGTAATTTAGGAGCAAGAGCTCATGCTGGAGTATATATATATGAAACAGTTACAAATGGAGCAATTTCTGCATTAGATTTTTGCATGGGTTCTAGCACGATTACTGGTTCAATAACATTATGGGATGGCACTAACAAATTGGGAAATATCAAGCCTGGAGATCTTTCAGCCAATAGAAGTTATACATTACCTAATTAGACTGGTACTTTTGCGTTATTAACTAAAACAGACGCAAACGCATTAATTAATTTATTAGATACAGGTTCTTCACCCTTAACTGCAAACGATTATGTAATTACACAATACGCTGGCGGCGGAACTACTACAACAACATATCATAGACGACCCGCTTCTAAAGTAGTTAATGCTACATTAGTTAAAGCGGCATTAGGTACAGTCGGCACAACTGCGAAGAAATTTCTAAAAGACACTGGCGATTGGGCATAGGTCGCTTATACTGACTTAACTGGAGTACCAACGTCATTTACTCCCGCTGAACATAACCATAATACTTTATATCCATTAAAAACTTCTACAACAATTACTAAAGGTAAAGCAACAAAATTAACTTTTACTGGTGAATTTCAATGCACTATTGGAGTAAATACATCAAATAGTCATGCTAGAGCATATTATAAAGCTAGCGGTTATGGTTAGTCAGATGTACGTATTACTATTTTTGAATTAGCAGATAGCCCTTAGGTAAAATATTACATACCAGATGATGAAGAAGCTATTGTTTTTTGTAATTAGCACGCTAATAATCCACAAACATTATTTATTGTTATGGACTATGGAGCACTACCAACAATTACTACAGATTTAGCTATTCCGTCATCACCAAACTATTTAAATCATCATATTTTAACAGAAGATAATTATAAATCCTACGCATGGGCTCGTCCTTCTACTATTACAGATGGTTAGGTATTAGTAAGTAGTGGAACAGCAGGAGAAACTACGCTACGCGCAATCTTAAACAATACTACAGCAAGTGCGTTAGGTTGGAACTCCGCGGGAAATAGTAATGCAAATAATTTACGCTTGGTAGATGTTAATACAATTGCCTATTGGAATGGCGCATATAGTGGCACAAGTAGTAATTTAGCATATTATAAAGGTGGCGCCTTTGGCACAATGGCAAAAGAGACCGCGGCTGACTACGCAAAACTTAGTAGTGCAGCATTTACTGGTGCGGTCACAGTATAGACGCCAACTGCAGATGCAAATCCAGCGACAAAAAAATATGTAGATGATTAGATTTCTGCAGGTTTTGCGGCAAATGATGCGATGGTATTTAAGGGCATATTAAATAAAGACGCTGCAGAAACCGCGACTACATTAAAGAATATTCCAAAAAGTGGATATAGTGCTGGTTGGACTTATAGAGTCGCAAAAGAAGGAACATATGCTGGCGTGGCTTGTGAAATTGGAGATATGGTTATCGCGGTTACTGATGCCGCAACAAATCAAACCGCGGTTAATAATGCTCATTGGAATGTAATATAGGCTAATATTGACGGTGCAGTTGTTAGTTCTTCTACTAGTTCTACTGATAATGCTATTGCTAGATTTGATGGAGAAAGTGGGAGAATTATTTAGAATAGTTCTACTGTTTTATAGGATGATGGCACAATTAAATTTGCTCAAGTTACTTCTACATCTTATCCAGCTAATTCCGCAGGATTATCATGGAGCGGAGATAACGATGGAGCAAGTATTTATTATAGTTAGCGTGCTTCAAATAGTGGACATTTAGTGTTATAGACTACTGATGATAGCAATGAAACTATTATTTTCAGGCATACCAGAAAAGCGGATAGCAATAATTATGATGGCGTAATTATAAGTCCTTATTATGCACAAATTTATCCAAAAGTAAATGCATAGGGTTCGGTTGGAATTTCTGATAGTCGTTGGGCTAATGGATACTATTCAGCACATTTATATATTGGCCCAACAACTTATACAGCATATAACTCTAATGAAACAGGTACTTATATTGAACCTGGCGGCATTGGACTTTCTAATACGACTGCTCAGCGTGGTTATTATTTACGTGGCGGTTCTACACAATATAGTCATTGGTTTATTAATACTATTGGTACTGCAAGTACTGCTGAATCTAGCTCAGGAGCTAATGATGGCACGGCTGGCACTTTAGGTAACGTAATATTAGAATTAGGTAATAATATTGCTAATGTACCAAAAAATACCGCCGGCGGTGGACATAATGCACGAGGTCTTCTTAGATTTTATGGTAGTGATACTGCTTTTACTTAGATGGTCTCAAATTTAAAAGGAAATACAAATTATAATTTTTGGCTCCCTAATTATGCAGGAGAATAGTATGCTGTACATGTTGGTAATACCTCCGCGGTTGGAGGCAGTGATACTCCTGTATATATTGCTGCCAATGGTAGGGCCACAGCAGTAACTAAATATTTAGCTACACATGTAGCCGGTGGAAGCAGTGAATTTAAAGTTGCATATAGCACTACAATTAGTTATTGGTGGGGTGTTGGTACTGCTAATGTAAATCATGGATTATATGATGATAAAGCAAATAAATGGATTATTTCAGCGGGAGCAGATAATAAATGGAGTTTTGATGGCAACGCGACTTCCGCGACTTCTGCAACAACTGCTACAAGTGCAACATATCTAACATCTCGCGGCCGTCTAACATCTGCAAATACTGATAATTCCAATCGTTCTCGTATATTTACATTTCTGGCCTCATCCAGTATGACAGAAGGAAAACCGCGTGATGATGGTATTATTACTCAATTTAATTGGGATAATAATTATTGGGCAGGACAACTATATATTCCTGCTAGTCCAACAGGTATGATGCAATATCGTGGTAGTGGTCAAAATGCCGATACTTGGGGAGAATGGAAGACATTATTAGATAGTGCGAACTATGATGATTATGCTCTTCCATTATCTGGTGGCACAATGAAAGGCACAATCACTTTACACACGACTGGTTTAAAAACCCCATAGGCAGCAGGCTATACAACTGATCAATATGGTAATTTTAAACATTAGCAGGCAACCGCAAGTGATACATGGTAGTTATTAAGCAATGCTGGCGCGACTAATTTTAAATATGCTTGGGAAACTGGTAATATAACTACTGTAGGCACAGTTACAGCTGCGGGATTCAGCGGACCATTATCTGGCAATGCATCAAGCGCAACAGTAGTAGGAAAAGGCACTCATACCGCCGCAGTTACGGCAAATGAATTTTCTAGTATTCTAAGTGCGGGCGCGATGACTATAGTAGGCAATGTATCTAATACCTCAATGCCAAAAACGAACAATGCAAATGCAGAATTAATTATAAAAACACATCCAACTAGTGAGTCAAATTATTACGAAGCAAGACTTGGTTTTAGCAGTAATGGGGCATTATATTATATGCCAGTTAATGCTACAACTTGGTAGAGAATTGCATATTAGACAGCATTGAGTGATTACTTGCCACTTGCAGGCGGTAGTATGACTGGAAAAATTTATTCTTCAGCTGTAAGAAAATTACAATGGACTACTTCAGATAATGATAACAATTCTGATGGAGCTAGCTGGTATGGACTTGGTACTTTTGACGTTTCAGAAGAAAACGCGACGCGGACATGGATCTGTTTATCAAATTATTGGGGATTAAGTTTTAGAGCAAGAGATGATAATCATGTAAAAATTAATGGCAGTATTGTTCTAAACGCGACCAATTATTCTTCGTATGCTCTTCCTTTATCTGGTGGAGAAATGACCGGTCGCATTTATCGTAAAGGCACAGCATCAAATTGGCATAAAGGTCGTGATAATGCATTAGTAGCTATTAGTACTAAAAATGGTTATAGTCCATTAGCTTCAATGAAAACCACTAATGGCTCTTGGGAAATTGGTACTTATGATAATGCTTCTTTTACAGATGATCTGTTATTTACATATATTACAGATACTTTATATAATGGTTCAACTGCAACAATGTCTGCTCAATTACGATTCTATGAAACTGGTGGGGCATTATTTACTGGTCAAACTACTGTTGAATATAATCCCGCTGCGACTGATAGCACAGCAAAAGGTATGATTAATTTAACTTCAAGTGCGCCAGCAACTGTGGCGAAAAGCGGCACTTATTCTTGGGGTATTAATCATTTGGTTCCTAATTTAGCCAGCGGTGGCCATACATGTTTAATTACTGGCATGGGAAATGGTACGAATAATTCTGCCGCGTTAGAGTTTAATTATGTAGGTTCCAATCATGCAGATAATAGTGTTGGTCTAGGATTATATGGTAATAATTAGCTATTAACAATTAATAAAGCCGGCACAGTAAAAATTAAAGCCACTACGGCATCAACCTCTTCTACAACTGGTGCACTGGTAGTTGGCGGCGGTATAGGTACTGGCGCGGCATCATATTTAACTGGTAGCGTGCATATTATAGGTACTGCTGGTAGTAATGCTTTATTAGTTCGTGGTATTTCTGGCTGTAAAGAAACTGGCGATAGAGGAACAAATGTGGATGCTGTAGATTAGGGTTTATATCTTAATCTTAATGGCGGACCAGTATTCATAGGTTATGCTGACGCAACCGCTGCGAATTAGTTATATGTACAATATACAGGCGATGCTTCTTCAACTTCTACAGGAGCATTACGTGTTGACGGCGGTGTTGGTATTGCGAAAAAGTTATACGTTGGTTCTACTGCTTCATTTGGTGATGTTATTACTTTAGCTAATAACAGATTAAATAATATTGGTGATGATGTTTAGTTAGGCGATCAAAATATTGCTGGAACCATGTGTATTAAAGGTAAAAACGGTAATACTGGTATTAGATTTTTACCATATAGTGGTAGCGCTTCTGGCGATATAACATGGGATGGTACTAAATTTAATATCACAAGTACTACAGCCGTTAATACTAGCATCAGCGGTAACGCAGCCACAGCTTCCAAAATATCCGCCAAACTCGCCACCACCACTAAAACCTACTTACTCGGCACTTCAACGACAATAACCTCAACTGCCGCAAATGTTTCGCTTGAAGGCGATACCGGCGTCTACTTAACTACAACAGCCGGCGAATTAAGTGCGGCTCGTCATTCTTGGAATGTCAGTGGTACTGAAAAAGCTTACACAATATACAATACAACCGACGATTCAATTGATTTCGTCTTCATTTAATTAAGAGGTGATTTAATGTTTTCTTTACAATTAGCAGATGGTACGTTAATTGAGGGACTTCACCGTATAAACCCCTCAACATTTGAACTCATAAGTAACGATAATACATTATATCATCAACTTAATGACTTTAACCTCTCATTCGCCATCCTCCTTGATGAGGATGGCGTAATGAGTGAGGTTTATTTGGATTATACATTGTAGAACTTTATATAGTAGAGTGGTATAATTCATTTTAGATTAATTAGCATTGAAGAATTATAGAAGCAGATAAAGCATAAGGAAGAAAAAGAAGCGGAAAAGCGGAGAAAGTATAATGAGAAGATGAAGAAAAGGAGGGAGCGGAAAAATGCTTAAGGTATGGCTGCCTTTAACAGGCGATTTACACAATTAGGGCATTAGTGATGTAACTGCGACTGGACATTCCGTTACCTCTGTCGCCGCAGGAAAAATTGGCTCCTGCTATTCATTTAATGGTTCTAGTAGTTATATAGAATTAAGTTCAGCTCCATGTTCTAACGGAACAACAGAATTTTCATATACATGTTGGGCAAAATTTAATTCAACTGCGAGTTGTTGTTTATTTTCTAATAGGAATGCGGTAAATAGTAATGGCGTGACTTTATTTGTAAATAATAGTGGAAATATATTATATGATATAGGAAATGAACGTCATACTAAAGCATACACTTTTTCAACTGATACATGGTATCATCTGGCTTTTATATATAAAAAAGGAGCAACAAAAAAGATATATGTTAATGGTGCTGAAATATATAGTGCCGGCACTAGCGGAACAATGACTTCCGCCGCGGCGACCAAGTCTTTTATTGGCGCAAGTCAAAATACAAGTACAACGGTAAATGCTAATTATTTAAATGGCTATTTAAATGATGTTCGTATTTACGATCATGCTTTATCCGCGGCAGAAGTAAAAGAGATTGCATAGGGATTGGTGTTGCATTATAAGTTAAATCAAAATATTACAATTAATTAGAATATAATGCCAAATTCACTTGATATGCCACTTGGCTCAGCTAATGCTTCTACCGGCACTTGGCGTCTCGCTGGCTCAAGCAATATGACTAGGTCACGTGTGGCTATCACAGATACACCCGAAGGTAACGGCTATGGTTTTTAGAATAGTGGTATCCAAACTGCAAATGATGGAAGTTGTTATGGCATAGATGGTTTCCCCATGGAAGCAAACACCAATTATATTATTTCTATGTGGGCAAGAATTACAGAGGGCACTGAAGGATATGCTGGATTTAATGTATATTCTTCTACTCCTATTGCAGGATGGCAAGTAATAAATAAAAATTATTATTCTACAAAACTGGCCGCAGATGGTAGTTGGACAAAATGTTGGATGAGCTTTAAAACAAATAACAGTACCATGCGTAATATTTATATTGGCATTACAACAGGCGATACGTCTGTTACAACTCAAATGTGTAATGTACATCTTGAAAAAGGTCTTTTAATTGATTAGAATATTGTAAGAGACAGTAGCGGGTATAATTATAATGGCACCATTCTTGGCACGCCAACAATAAATAATAATACAATTAGATATTCTTCTTGTATGAATTTTCCAGAAAATACAGATGGTATTTTATCTACCTTCCCGATTTCGCTATGGAATAATGCCTTTACATATAGTTTTTGGATTAAGCCCTCCGGCGAAAACGGCGGCCGTAGTATTTATGCCGCGAGTTATAATGGTACAAGTTGTAGTATAGAAAAGACTGCAGGAAATAAACTGCGTTTCTATTGGAATGGCTCTCCAGATTTAACAACTTCTTCTTTAACCATTACTGATGGAGTTTGGCAACATATTGCTGTTGTAAAAAGTGAAGATAAAACTAAAGTGTATTGCTATTATAATGGCGAGTTAAAAGATACATTTACTAATACCTTTAATGATAAAACTTTTAGCGGTAATTTACGTATTGCTAGAGATACACGTGGAGATGCCACTTCTTATACGGGACTAATGAGTGATTTTAGAATCTATTGCACTCCATTACTTGACACAGACATAAAATAGTTGTATAATGTAGGTATGAAGGTGGATAAAAAAGCAAATATGCATCCATTTGAATTAGAAGAAACGGCTAACGTGGTGCCGAACGCGAAATTCATAAATAATAGCGCGAATTCTGTTACATATGATACTGCGACTGATACTTATACGATAGTTTCTAAAGCGGATACTTCTTCTTGGGGATATGGTGTTCGTCTCGCTGACGACCCGCCACTTTGGGTGCCTTATGGTGCAACGTATCGTTGGACAGCGGAAGTATGGACGCCAGTTGCATTAAGTGTAAATACAGATTATAATAACACGACAGGAAATTCTGATACGAACTGGGCAGGTAATGATAACGATGCAACAGGTACGCGCTTAGCTTCCGTAATTAGTATTCCCGCAAATACATGGACGCGCATCTATCGTGGCGCTTCAAATACAAATAATGGTAATACAAATCATTTGCCAATTAGAGATTATTCAAGTTTAGGATTAGTAACTAATGGATAGTCTAGTCCAGTTACATGGAAGGTGCGACATTTATAGTGGTATTTAGTTGATACTAACTTTAAGCCGCAATTAAAAAAGACAGGAGTATTTAAATCTTCTCATTTTACAGAAGTAGAAGAAGATTTAAATAAACCTGCGCAATTAAATAAAAAAATGTTTAGCGTTAATGCAACGCAATTTATAGAACGTTAAGGAGGGTGATGACTTATCGCTACTTTAAAAGATACACTTATTTAGGGAAGTGCTAGGGTTACTGATACCCTCTATGCGAATGAAGTAGATACTAGTGTATTAAATGCCAGTAATCTAGAAACTAATTTATTAAAAATTAATACTTCTGGAACAGATGCTTCATCAACTACCGTTGGCATTAATTTAACAAATGATGATACAATTAATGCACATATAGGCACTTCTACTTCTTTAGGATTGTACACTACAGGAAACATTATAATGCGTCCCGGTGGAGCAACTGGCAACTCTACTGAAGGTATGGTTTTGTCAACAGGGGCATTAAATCCTAAAGACAATACATTAACACTAGGTAGTGCGTCAAATAGATGGAAATCACTTTATACTGCTGGATATACATATATATATGGTAATAACCAATGGTGTCTAGACGTATATATTTATAATAAGTCAAAAACGCAAGTTGGAGAAATTTATTATAATAGTGGAAATGCTGATAATGTTACTACTGGTTAGTATAATTTTCGTTAGTGGTGTCCTAAATCAACTGCTGATACAGGAACTTCTGGTTTTCATGAAACGTTTAGTTTACCAGCGGCTACTGTAGGACGTACTGCTAATGTAGGATATACTATTATAACCACGAAAAATTTATCAAGTATTACATCTGTTGGAACATTAACGAATACGTTGTCACTTAAACCAGAATCTGGAGAAGGCGGCCAATTATAGCTTTGTGCTTCAACAGCTAATACAACATAGGCGGGTATTGTTCTTGATTAGTTAAATAGCTAGTTAAGAATTTTTGGTATTGCATCAGCTGATGGTACTACAAAAACTGGAAGTGGAACACCATTAGTAATTGACCCTTATGCTAAAACAATTACTGGTGGTTATACAATTACTGGTACATTAAGCGGTAATGCCACTAATGTCACTGGTACAGTAGCAGTTGCACATGGCGGCACTGGTGTTACTTCATTTACTAATAATTGTGTAATAGTCTCAACTGGCACAACACAAACACTAACTTCTACTGGACTTAAAGTAGTTGGAGCCACAGATGCTAATGTTACTGTGCAATCAAATACTAGCGGAAAACATTTATATATTACGTCTCCTGGTGGAGCAGCAGATATTAATATTAGTACAGCAACGAATAGTGGTTCCGGTGTTTTATATTTAACATCAGGAAATACTCTGTATATAAATAAACCAACATCAGCGAGTATCATTTTTACTAGTGGTGGAGCTGATACTTCACATGAAAAGGGCAGATTTAATATTAATGGTATGTTTTAGTTAAATTCACCCGTAACATAGAATACTTATAAATTACTAGTTAATGGAGATAGTGCATTTAATGGAAAACTTGCATTTATAGGTACGCCCGCAAATACTATTCCAGAAAACGCCTCTATTCAATATATCAATTCTGGTCTCTTCTATCGTGGCACAATTTTAAAAGGAACTGGGACCGCGGCTGCAGGTAATGGCACAAATGGCTATACTGGAGCCCTTTGGAAATTTAATCTTGGCATCGCGACACCAAATGATGGAGACAAAATTACAATTAGAGTTCCTGTAGCCAGTCATGACTACGGAACATATATTTCATTAGATAACGGGACAACATATAGAGCAGTTGGTATTAATGGCAGTACGACAAGATTAACTGGACAATATCCTGTCGATTCAATAGTTACTTTAGTATATGATGCAGATGGCACAATTACCAGTCTATTTCCGCCAGTAACCCCCGCTACTTCTCGTGCCAGTAGTAACACAACTAATATTCCTGGCGTAGGTTGTTGGCGTGTAGTTAATTATTATGATAGCGGCAATAGCAATGATACAGCAGGTTATATGCGACAAATGCAGAATGCGGCTTATCGTAAAACTACTGCAGCATTATACAGATATAAACTTTTATTGCCGCATAAAGATGGTATTCAAGTTATTCCTGCTAATACTAGTGATATTCAAAATAATACTAGTCATCCATTTTCTACGGCTATGACTACTATTACAACTGAAGAATTTGATATTACTAGACCTATAGAATATTATAGTACTACTGGCACTGTTAGTGCTGCTGGAAATATTGATGGACGTTATCATTGGCAAATGCGAAGTGACGTAGATTTACGTTATTCATTTAACACTGGCACTACTTTAACCGCTGGTAAAGATGTATATCTAGTCGCTACATTATAGGCTGGCGGCTTAACTGCAAAATTACGTAACCCAGGAGCGACTGGTACTAATGCTGCGGCAACCGCCACAGGAGCAAACGCAGGACCTATTACACAAACATTGCCAACATCAGATGATGGATTTATTTATATTAAATTAGGTAATGCTTATAGCACAGCTGCAATTATTTTAACGCCAGAACATCCAATTTATTGGTATAAAGATGGAGGAGTTAAACCATTTTCTCCTAACGGTTCGTCACCAAGCGGAAGTGCGTCAAAATGTCTGACTGAAAAAGGCACTTGGGCATCATTTACTAATAATGCAGGAACAGTAACTTCTATTACATTATCCGCAGGTGCCGGTATCGCACTAGATGCTACCGGAGCAATTACTGGAAGCGGCACTCGCACAATTAGTATTAGCGGAATGAATACTTCCTCCGGTGATACAACTAAATTCTTAAATCAAAAAGGCGGTTGGTCTACTGTATCAACTTCTGATACTAAAGTTACTCAGGCTTATAGCACCACTAATAATTCATATCCATTACTTATGAGTGCTACTGCTGGTGTTACAGCTACTACCTCTCGCGGCGATACTACTTCTATTTTAAATAATAAAATATATGCTAATCCTAGTGAGGGCTCACTATCTGCCACAGGAGGAATTTATAGCGGAAGTGTTTATTTACGTGGAAGCAGTTATATTAGTAATACCGAAGGTGGAGAAATAGAATTATCTAAAGCTACAAACGGCTCAACATCAGGAATTATAGATATAATTTATGAAGATGGTGTAGATAAATTGCGTTTGCGTCCAGATGGTGCGGCGGCTGTATATGTAGATTTAACTAACAAAGTCCTGTACGGTGCTGCTTGGAATGACTATGCTGAATATCGTCGTGCGGCTGAACCCCTTAAACCTGGCAACGTCATCATAGATAACGATGACGGCACAGTATCATTGGCAACAAAGCGTCTTCTCCCCGGTGCCTAGATTGTTTCTGATACTTTTGGCTTTATTGAAGGCAAAACTAATGAGGCTAAAACGCCAGTAGCCGTCGCAGGAAGAGTATTAGTTTATACTTATCAAGACCGCACAAATTATCACGCTGGTATGGCAGTATGCTCAGCTCCAAATGGTACAGTGGATATTATGACAAGAGATGAAATAAGAGAATATCCAGATTGTATCATAGGATATGTCAGCGAAATACCCAATTATGAGACTTGGGGTAGTAGTAACGTAAAAGTAGATGGCCGCATTTGGGTAAGGGTGAAGTAATATGGCAGTATGTTATATATGTTATACTTGTGCTACTTTTGGACATATGGATACTTGTACAGTTTATTCGAGCGGTTCAGCATCAAACTCATGGACAACAGCTGTTGGCACATATGAATTTGATATTCCAACAACTCTAGTTGCAAGTCCTACTGCTTCAGATATTAAAATTTTAGGGAATCCTTGGGGAAGTTTTTCAACTGGATGTACCTGGACTCATACTTTTAGTGTTCAATTACTAAGAGGTAATACGAGTTTATATTCTGTGAGCATTAATTTAGGAAACACTACAGCAAACATAGATTCAAATGTAGCAGTAAATCCCGGTGACCATTTAACATTAAAAATTACTACAACTATAAAAGGTGCTATTAGATAGTCTGCTGGTACATATACTGGTTCATATGGAGTATCCAATTTACGAGTCCAATTTGGAGCAGTTATTCCTGAAGCAGAAGAATTAATTACTGCGAATAAGGTAAATGAATTTTCAACATTTTTTTAGCTTACTGATAATACAGCCACTCAAGGAAATCTTATTTCTAGAAATTCATGGCAAACTATTAGCGATCAATTATCAGAAATGAAAACAACATTTAATGACAATACAAGTGCCACAGTTGTTAATATGGATGCCACAAAACCAATGTTATCTGATTTACAAGAAATTATAACTCAAATGACAGATAAATACTTAATTCGTACTGTGCATGCGAATGGGTAATTTTGAGAATATATAATACTAATTGAAAATAGCCAAGTAGTTTTAGAACGTGTAAATGAAAATAGCACAGAACAAGTTTAAGTTACTTACATTTATGGGAAGGATATAGAAGTCCTTCCCATTTATTTTTTATGGAAGGACACGAAACACTTTATAAGGAAGTGATGAATAATGGCACATAAAATGACACGTCGCGGTTCATTAGACAATGTAATTACATTTGAACATTATTGCGATACAGTCGCAGATTTAGATAATATTGATCCATCTGAAATTAATCTTGGCACGATCGCCTTAGTAGTAGAAGGCACGACCGGCCTTGAAGTATATATGGCTAAAAGTGATAAAACTTGGGTCCGTATCTATGGCGGTGCAAGTTCTAGCGAAGAGGACGAAGGAGAGTGAGATAAATGGATATAATTGATGTTGTTTTAGGTGGCGGTTTTTCACCAAAAGGGCGTATTTCCACTTATGCTGCTCTCGCACAAAAAGCCGTAGCAGATGCGAATACTGCAATTAATAATATAGATACAATAACTGAGCAAACTAATGCTAATAATGAGGCCGCGGCAGAAGCGTTAGATAATGCTAATGCCGCATTAGCCGCAGTCAATGAAGCTCTTGAAAATATTGAAGAAGCTTCTTCAGGCGTTGATATTACCGCAGTTGATAATGAAATTGATAAATTAGCATTAAGTTTAACAACTTCAATGACCAATGAAGCAATTTCTAAAAACTTGGTAACAGCATATCCCGCAGGTGATACATCAACTATTAAAAATTTATTAATAATGTATCAGCAATCAGGCAATAATATTAATGGTACAATGACTCAAAAAGCTATTACTAATTATGTAAATAGCGTAAAGCAAGAATTACAAACAGCCATTAATAATATTACTATATCTGGTGGCGGCGGCAGCACTAATTTAGGCATAGACAATGCTGGAACTATTGTTGTAGTTGGACCAGATGGCAATATCACCGCTGGCAATGCTACTGAGGCAGATGTAATTGAAGCTCTAATTAAAGCCGGTGCTTATTCATTATCTGGTGTTGTTGGTATGGAATTAGACTATGAAAATAAAGTTTATACTCGCACACAAGATGGTAAAATTTTACAACCGGGTGCCGACTATAATAAATACGCTATGTTTGGCGGCCGCAAGCGTTGTAATGTAGCCGATAATGGCACAATTACTGCTTGGTATGGCGATGCTAATTATGCTGATGATGGTAGTAATGGACAAGTTATGGTATACCAACCCAAGTTCTATTATCAAAGAGTAGTAATTAATAGCCAAAATAGTCCTGTATTAGGAAAGATAGTTAAAAAAGAATCATTAATTTTAAGCGATACTCCAATTACTGGTTTTAAAATCCATCCATTATTCATTAATGCCGATGGAGAAGAAGTAGATTATGTATTACTTCCCGCATACGATGGCTCTATTTATGATACTTCTGAAAGCACATATTTAACTACTGACAAAAATGGTGTTGCTTTTGAAGCAGATAAATTAAGTTCTGTTGGTAGTGTAAAACCAGCTAGCGGCCAAAATAATATGTTTACCATTACTAATGCTGAGTAGCTAGCTCAAAATCGTGGTGAAGGTTGGCATATCACTAATATGCGGGCTGACAGTGCTAACCAAATGCTATTTATGACTGAATATGGCTCTCCAAATGGTCAGTTATCATTAGAATTAGGTGTTTGTGAAATTAATTCTACTAATACCAATTGTAGCAGCATTACTGGTTCAACAGCATCATTAGGCAACGCATCAGGTGCCGCGGCTGAGACCGTTAATGAAATTAATGGAGTTTATACTACTTATTCTGAAGCCGGTAAGCGTGCTATTAGCTATCGTGGAGTAGAAAATCCTTGGGGCAACATATGGCATATGGTCGGTGGGGCATTACTAGTAGGTAATAGAAGTTCTCAAGGTGGTATCCCATATGTTTGTACAGATTATAATTATAGTGTCTCTTTAACTGATAATTATGAAAGCATTGGTTTTATGCTACCAGTTTCTGAGTCATTTATTTCAGCCTTTGGATATGGCAATCCAAAATACGATTGGGTATACATGCCTATTGAATGCTCCGATACAGCTAATAATATTCTACCAATTGGAGATTGTTTATGGACAATAAATAATCTTAATGGCACACATATGATACTAAATGGCGGCCACTATGCCTTTAAAGAAAAAGATGGTCTATTCTGCTATGCTGGTGACGCAAATCCAACACAATATGACCGTGCTTATGGTGCAAAATTAATGTTCATTCCTAAAAAGAATGCTGTATATAATAATAATATTGCTGCTTGGACAGCAAAAATGGGAGGCTGATACTTATGATTAATTATGGTCGTGTTAAAAGTAAGAAATCACCCCCTAATATTGAAATTACTCCAGATTATGTATATGTTGCTTTAAATGTATAGACTTTAGAAGAAGAAGTAGATGGAGTAACAGAAACTATTTATACTTATGATTATGTAAGCTATACTAAAGATGAATATATATCTACCATTACAGCTGAAAATGCTCGTGCTATTGATGAACTTAATGATGAACTTGCGGCCACAAAGATACTATTGGGAGTTGATTGATATGAAACTATATGAATTAGCAATGAAATTACGCCCATACATTGAAAAAGCCGCTGTATCTTTAAGTGATGAAGATGCTCTTGAAGCTAAGGAGCTTTATCCGCTATGGTCTGGAGAGGGAGTATAGTATGTACCAGATATGAGAGTACGTTATGATGGAGTACTTTATAAAGTATTACAAACTCACACTTCATAGTCAGCTTGGACGCCAATCGCTGCTCCAAGTCTATTTGCGAAAGTTCTAATACCCGACCCCGATGTTATTCCTGATTGGGAACAACCCGATAGCACGAATGCTTATTCTATTGGTGATAAAGTACGCTTTGACGGTAAGGTATATGAAAGCCTTATTAATGGCAATGTTTGGTCGCCAGCAGATTATCCAGCTGGATGGAAAGAAGTACCTTAATATTTGACTTTTTTAAAAAATAGTGTATAATATATATAGTAGATGAGGGAGAGATCCCTCACTACTATATAAAAATGTGGGATAGGAACCACTAATATAAGGAGAGGAACTTGTATGAAGATTTATTCTGAAAAGCTTAACAAACTTTTTGACACTGTAGAAGCCTGCGAAAAGGCCGAATTTGAAGCCAAAGAGGCAGAGAATCGTGAAAAGATCCGTAAGGAACGTGCCGAGACAGAAGCTAAAGCAAAGAAAGAGAAGGAAGCCGCAGAGCGTAAGGCCGCAGCTGCTGAACTTGATGAAGCCCGCAAGGAAATGGTCGCAGCCCAGAAGCATTATGCGGAACTACTTGACAATTTTATTAAGAAGTATAAGTCTTACCACTATACAACTAATTCAATTGCCGATATTCCAACCCTCTTTGAATCCCTAAATCTTTTTAATCTTCTATAATGTAGGTTGGCGGCTTAAGGTTGAGCCGTAATCAACCTATTTGTGGTAATAGCTCAGTTGGTAGAGCGTCACGTTGCCAACGTGAATGCCGTGAGTTCAAGTCTCATTTACCACTCCAAGGTTTCTAGTCCTGACCTGCCCGCGGCAAAAAGACTAGCGTGTATGTAACTGTCGAGATCAGTGCCAGTGATGGCGTTTGTGCTGAAAAGGGATTCCGGATTACCAAAGCGTCAGGTGATGTTAGCCAGCCTAGATAAAATGACACCATGGAGAACACGGCATGACAAAACCGCTCGGCTCATCTTCGACATAGATGTAACGCCTGCCGCGGCGTGATTCAAAGTGGCGGCCGCCAGCGTCATTACGCGAATGGCGAAGGCACTTACCTGTAATTTTGAACCTATATTTTATACCCCAATATAAATTATACTAGTAAAAATTACAGGTATTTCTTTCTTGACAATTTTCAAAATTATGATATAATATAATTGTAGAAAGGGAGGAGATAGACATTATGCCTAATGAACTTGATGACTTTGTACGTGATTACACCGCAGAGGAATTTTATGATGACTATCGTTATGATTACGATTTTCATGAGACTTGGTATGATGTGGAATCTGCTTTCTGCGAACAGATGGAAATTGAACCGGAAGTTTATGAAGATTAACAATTGACTTTTCTCGAAATTATTGTATAATATATATACAAGGTAAGGGAAAAGCCTTGAACTCAAACTACGGCAATGAGTATAAAAAATAGTTTAAGCCGAATATGGCTTCGTAGCGTAGTGGTTATCGCACCAGTCTGTCACACTGGAAATCGTGGGTTCAATTCCCGTCGAAGTCGTCATCGCTCCTTTGGTACGCATTTCAGAGCGATTAATAAATAGTTAAATGGTACAACCGAGAGCAGTGACCGCCGGTATAAAAATTAGGTTCACCGCGTAGGAGAGATTGCTTGATGTGTTCCTCACTCCTTGCCCGGAAGCTAAATAAAGAAGTCTCACATTGCCGATGTAGTTGAGTTCCTACAGCCGGCGACCCAGTGAAATTCTGGGCCGAGTACAACAAAAAAGCTCACAATGCATTGGGGTTGTAGGTATCCCTCTCTGCGGAGGAAAACCTTCTATGATGCGGTGAGGACAAACGGAAAGTCGTCTGGCTCATAACCAGAAAATAGTGGGTTCAACTCCCATCGCCGCTACCAAAGCCTTAACCAACCGGCTGAGAATAGGTTGGTCGTGGATAAGCACCGAATCGTAATTGGTGCTAGGGCGAAAAGGTATATGATACTTATCGGGTTCGACTCCCGAATACGGTGCGGGCACTTGGGTATCATAAACCCTGATGCACTTAGAGTCTAGCCTCGCTCAAAGGCGGCCACCGGAGAGCGTAACCGCACATCGTTCGCGGTATATAAATATGCGGTCTCGGCAAGCAGGGGCAAACTGCTGCAACTCTGGTAGGCAGGCAGAGTGATAGAGCAATGACAGGACTTTATGTGTGAAACTAAGCTCTTCGGCATCCTCACCAAATTGAGGGGAGAAATCCAAAAAATGGGATGGAACACATACGCTGAGGAAAACTGCGTAACAAAAAGAGAAAGTAAGACGCTCAATAATGGTCTACAAGGTGCCCAAATGCCGTAATTAGCGTGTAAGCTTTGAAAAGCTAAGGCCAAAGAGCTCTAGGTCGCATGCTAGGAAGAATGGGTTAAATGGAGTTTGAAGAACAGCCAATACGCAAACTATATGGTTTCGAGTGCATATACCAGATTGCTCGGCGTGTAATAAAAGAAGAGCAAAGTAAGCACATGGGATGGAAGGAAACGAGCCACGTCCTTACCGGCCCCGAGTAGTAGTTACACGAAAAGGGCGGGAGAAGCAGAAGTAGTAACTGCACCCATAAATAGGTGAAAAACGAGAAGGCAGGGAAAATGGATTGGTAGTCCCGGGCAGCTCTTAGGGTAGCTCCCTAAACTGGCAAAGGAAGCGGCTTCATCTACCGCTCTCGTCACACAGTGTAGCCTACTCAGTTGCGGCTGAGTTATCAAACCGCTAGTTATGCCTCATGGGACGGTCAGTTAAGTCGCGTGCCCTTCAAGCACGAGGGTCCGGAGCATCCCCGGAATGAGGTACTTATTTTTATTATTTAGGTGATTAAATGAGAGCAGCAGCTTATAGTGGAACTCGTAATATATATTAGGATATGATGACGGCGGCGAAATCATTATTAGAACATTCTAATGTTGAAAAAATATATTTTCTAATTGAAGATGATATTTTTCCATATGAATTGCCGCCAGAAATTGAATGTATTAATGTTAGTAATTAGACTTATTTTCCTAAAAATGGGCCTAATTATAAAAACGTTTGTACATATATGGTTCTTTTACGAGCCGCTTATACTAAAATTTTCCCGCAGTTAGATCGTATATTATCAATTGATATGGATACAATTATTAATGAAAATATATCTAATTTATGGGAATTAGATTTAACTGAATATTATATTGCTGCTGTTGAAGAAGCTTAGTTGACAAAAGCCGAAGGTTCATATTTTAATATGGGCGTAGCAATGTTAAATCTTAAAAAAATACGCGAAGACCATATAGATGATGCTTTGATTGAAGCTTTAAATACCTATTGGTATAGATATAAAGAACAAGATTGCTTCAATGAATTTTTTAGAGGACATAGTTTAATTTTGCCTAGCGATTATAATGTATGTATTTAGGCAAATGAACCAAAGCACGAAAAAATTACTCACTTTGCTGGCATTTATAAAATGGATCTTTTTCCTCATTTTAATCATTATAAGAATCTTTCTTGGAATGACGTTCAGTATAATTAGCCAGATAATATTACATTAGATATTATTATTCCAACTTATAAAAATAAAAATGCTTTACGGCGTACATTAAATTCATTTTAGCCAAATAATTTAGTCAATGTTATTGTAGTTGATGATTGTTCTAATATGGATTATAGTGATATTTTAAATGAATATCCATACATTCATTTTTATACATTACTAGAAAATAGCGGGCCTGGTGTAGCCCGTCAATATGGTATAGAACATAGCAATGGTACATATATTTGTTTTTTAGACAGCGGCGACTATTTCTATAATGATGGTATAAATACAATATTAACAGCAATATAGGAAAACACTTATATTAAATTATATACTTTTTCATATATTTATGATGATAAAAATATTTTAATGGATAGAACAGACGATAAAACAATTGGCTCTGTATATAAACGCTCTTTTATCGAAATGTATGATATTCATTTTAGTAAAGAAGGTTCATATGCTAATGAAGATTATGGTTTTAGCCGTGCATGTAAAATAATTATTGATTTTTTAGAAGAAGAATGGCATTTTCATCCTATGATAAAACATATTTATATGCCAACTTTTTATGAGCATATAGATAAAAATTCTCTTACTAAAAGTAATAATAATGAATTTTTTTATAAAAAATTACCTGCTGGTATTATTATTAATGGCGTTCACGCAATTAATATAGCCGAAAAAGCTAATGTTTCTGTACAATATATTATTAAAGAATTATGCCATATAATGGCTCAAGAATATTTTTTCTTTTTAAGTATTGTCCAAGAAAGGCCAGAATTAGCCGATGAAGTTTGGGAATTAATTCGTAACTTCTATTTTAACTATTATAGAACATATAGTAAATTTTCATATAATACATTAAAAATTTACTTTAAATCTACTTCTTTACCAAAAATTTATGGTAGAGTGAATAGTTGGCAGAAAAAAATTACATTTAATATAGATAGGTTTATTAAAGAATTAGAAACTGAATATTATACACCACTTCGATATTTGACTTAAATCAAATTTATGATATAATATATATGAAAAGAGGGTAAGCTTTGCGGAGCTTACAGAGGATGAAAACCACTCTCGCCAAGATGTTGGTAGCAGCAAACACTTATGCGTAAGTAAAGGCAAACATCATATTTGGGGGATTCGCTAATCGGATTAGCACGCGGCTGTTAACCGCGCTAGAGAGGTTCAACTCCTCTATCCCCCGCCATTCAACCACATAAAGCCTGAATTGACAGGATATGACTGGCCGGTTGAAGTCCGGCGGTATAAGGGGAGGAGTGTCTGTAGATGAACTTCTCAGACTATACTCCATAATCCTTATACGTCTCGTGAGCGACGACAGCTGTGGTGAGGCAGCTATGCCAAAAAAGTGATACTAAAATAGCATCACATAACTAGAGTATGTGATAGATGATGACGCTTATGCTTTGCCAGAATGAAGTGTAAAGTCGAGTCTTGGGGGGTTATGTGGGAACCACAAACTGGCGATAAAAACACTTAGTGTGCGGTAAGGATGGATTCTCACTAAACTACCACCGGCACGATGAATCATTATTGAGGACGTGATATGTGGCTTAGTCATTTAGCAGCACGCTATAATAAAAAGACAACGAAAGTAAGTGATTATTGCGGTTTCGGCCGCACTTTGATGGCCCTTAGCTCATCAGGTTAGAGCAGCAGTCTTATAAACTGCAGGTGCTGGGTTCGACTCCCAGAGGGCCTACTTATCAAATATTTAGTGGCGGAATATGTAGACGCTTATAAGGTAAGAGCCACTTGATCCGATACTTGTGAAGGACGTAAGGTGCCTTTAGCTCATGTTTGGTGAAAATCCAGACCTAAATATTTGACTTTTTCTCAAAAATCTGCTATAATATATATGTAAACAAGGAAAGGAGATATTAGGTTAGTAAATTTTGAACCAAGTGAAGATGTGCTAACCACACAGCTTGGGCTATCCGTATAGTAGCTGTCACTGCCCGAAGGATACTTTTGGTTAAACAGCCGCCGAAACAGTAATGTTAGGTGATAAAGGAGAAACTCCAAATACTAAGGATAGGCGCTTGGGTGTTCGCAATTAAAAGCACTCTTCCTCTCGGCTACATAATAGAAAGCTTGTTGAATAGACGAGCCGAATCCAGATAAGGTATTGGGGTGGTAGCCAATACAAACTCTGGAAATACCATAAGTAGCTATCGACGTTGATGAAAGCCAGAAATGGCATATAAGAGAGGTTTAAGGTGGGAGTAGGCCAATTCGACGGGCAAGTAATATGTTAAAAGAATTAGTTCATTCTTATATATTATTGCTGAATGGTTTGGCTGAAACTTGAAGGTAGTCAATCCTTCCTACACATGGCGAAAGCGGACTAAAGAAGTTATAGGGTCGCTACCTATGGCTCAGCCTTTAGTTCTGTAGTGGCTGAATATGATTGAAGAATTACTTGAGTACGGCGAAGGTCGCAAGAGTTTACTAACCTAATATCTCCTTATTCTTTTTTAGGAGGAAAGTATGAAGAAAATTTGGGCGACTATTTTCGTATTAATGTATATTTTTATCCCATTTTCTGCTTTTGCGGAATATACGGAGCCAGATTCACCAACTGAAGTATGGTATTCAACACCTAATTTAAAATTTTGGTTTATGGATACCGATGAATTTAATGAGTATCTCGCTTTAATTTCAGAATATTATGATTTAGAAAGTTTTACTGAAATGGTACTTGGAACTGATGATTATGAGTTGCTAGATATGATTTTAGTAGAACTAGATAAACCATATAATCAAGTAGCATGGTATACGCCTTATAATTTTTATAAAGTTGATAGTTGCGTGTTCATGATTTCTACTGACCTATGGCAAGGCTATGTAATGAATGGTAATTATGATAAACATGGTTCTTTGCTAGTAAATTATAGCGATATTACTCCTGGAAAATACTTCATGGTTATTTATGTGGCTCCATAAGAGCCACTTTTTCTTTTATATTTGACTTTTTTAAAAATTGTAGTATAATATATATGTAAGGTAAGGAAAAAGACTCGCAATCGTCCTTTACAGTTTGCTGCCATCCCAGTTAGGACGTTAAACTGAACTGTTGTAAGACCAGGTAGAGTTAGCGCACTCTTCTAAAATAAAAAGCGCATCATGCCGATATAGCTCAGCAGGTAGAGCACGAACTTGGTAAGTTCGGGGTCCCCAGTTCAAATCTGGGTATCGGCTTGTAGAGAACGGACAAGGCTTGGGCGCATGAAAGATTGATGCATATGGTGCAAAAGTTCCTTTGGGCCACCATTGGTAGGAGCATAAGCGTTATTACTACTAAATCAATCTTAACAAGACGGTGGGATGCGTGTGGTTCTCTTCTTTGTACGGGGCCATAGTGATAATGGTTAGCACTACTGCCTTGCAAGCAGTGAGTCCGAGTTCGATTCTCGGTGGCTCCATTCGTCTGGGTGCGGACCGACGTTAATCAGAGCCGCACGTTACGGGATGTAGCACAGTTGGTTAGTGCAGCGCTCTGATAAGGCGAAGACCGATGGTTCAAGTCCATCCATCCCGACTTTATGCGAGGTTAGCTCAGTTGGGAGAGCATTACGTTTACACCGTAAGGGCCGGCGGTTCAAGCCCGTCACTTCGCACTATATGCTCCCTTGGCGCAATTGGCAGACGCGCTTGATTTAGGATCAAGTATTTGCGGGTTCAAATCCCGTGGGGAGTACCAGGCCATAGTAGCACAAAAAGGCTCCGGAGATGTTCAGTAGGTTGAGCTCCAGAAATCAAACCTGCAGCCACAATAACCGTTGCTACGCGGGAAAATTGGACGCAGAGTTAAAGTTCCCTCGGTAGTTTGGGAAACCTTCGCCACGGCGAAGTAAAATAGCCGTGGGAATGCGCCATTAGTCTAACTGGATAAAACGCTAGGCTACGGACTTAGTGTTGCGGGTCCGAGTCCTGCATGGCGCATTAGGCTCCATTGGCCTATCGGTGGGGCACGACACTTTTAATGTCGGGAGACAGGTTCAATTCCTGTATGGGGCACTTAGGGACGCTTCATCTTGTCAAAGCCGTAATACGTGGCTAAAGTAACGAATGGTGTGAAGCATAGCATAGTTGTTGGGAGAAGGCTTGACTATGCTATTATATGCGTACGATGCTCGTCGGCCGGGCGGCAGCCTGCAAAGCCGCTGTTAGTAGGTTCAACTCCTACCGTATGCTTTCCTGTCATTTCAAAAAGTTTTCCAACAGGAGTCGTTATGGAAAGCCTGTCGCCACGGTTAATGGTTCAAATTCTGCCGGTAATAGCTGACAATAGAAGTCCCGCGTGGTGCAAGCGTTCCAATAGGATGTTCGGCGGCAAGCTTATTCGCCCCATTAGCTCAGCAGTATAGAAGCAACCGCCTTCTAAGCGGTAGGTCACAAGTTAGAATCTTGTATGGGGTGCCACTGAGGTAGCACTGGAGTAATTAACCAGTGAGATAAAGATGCTCCTACATCGGCTCTTATTATTTTATCATAGGAGTGATAGGATGACACGCGAAGAATATAATCAAAATCCCAATTTATGTTTAAACTGCAAACAACCAATTTTCTGTCAAGCGAATGAATCAGTTAGCAGTGTTAAAAGGAAAAAATTTTGTAATCATAGCTGCGCTGCTACATACAATAATCGTCAGCGTCCTAAAAAATAGGTATTCTGTCAGAAATGCGGGAAACTAATTGGTGAAGGATATGCTCTATTTTATAGAAGAAAATACTGCGAAGAATGTAATCCAACCAATGTTGATTGGAAAAATAAAACATATGGTGAACTAAAAGAATTGCGTTCTTATCAGGTTAATAGTCGAATACGAGAATTATCTAGATTACAATATTTAAAGAATCATCCAAATGCAGCTTGTGCAGTCTGTGGATACAATAAACATATAGAAGTTCATCATATAAAAGGAATTTCTACTTTTCCTGACAGCGCAACTATTGATGAAATTAATAATGATAACAATTTAATTGGTTTATGCCCAAATCATCATTGGGAAATTGAAAATGGTATGATTGACATTTCTAATTATTTAGAAAAATAAAATAAAAGAGGTATAAAATTATGAGCAATGCTAGACTAAAGATTCTACCGCCTTGGACTATTGCTATTAGAAAGCTAGAAGCCCTATTTGATGGAGACCCCCAGATCGCTTTTAATTGTGATTTCTCTGGTTCTCATCCTACTGTTGTTCTATCCTGTAATAATGGCGATAAGGTAGCAGCACTACTTCAGATTCTTCCAGAAGAAATTAACTTTGGCAATGTTGGCCTAAAGGTTGTTGTTGATGGCACGCCAAGCAATCGTGCTTTCACCAGCAAGGTCGAGCTATTTGATGTAGCTTTCAAGGGCAATCCCGCTTATGCTTATTCTGTATGCCCTGTTGAAGAAGGTTATCAATGGTTCGACACTACTTATGTAGTATTCAACAACTGCGTAGTACAGTTCGCGGCTGACAACCTAAACGATTGCCACGGCATTATCAGCACTTTATATGAGACTATTGCTGATGAGCTTTTAACTGGTCCTGCTACTGCTGGCGTATTCTTCAACACTAATGTTGAACGTGCTGGCCTTGGTATGCCGCTTGGAGAGTGGCCGTAATTAATTAAATGCGGTGGCGGAATAGGTAAACGCTGCGTCGTGAGACTACGCTAAAAACTTAATTCATGGCCGAGATTAAAAATCGCTGACAGCCACTAATAGGTAGGAATATTAGTAAAGTGAAGAGCGAAAAGACGTATGTCATATGAGGTGCAAATCCTCATCCGCATTGCCTCTTTAGTTTATAGGCAGAACAACGCTTTCGTAAGGCGTGAAGATTGGTTCGATTCCAATAGGAGGCTTTTACGCCGTCGTGGCTCAATGGTAGAGCAGCGCACTTGCTGAGTTAGTTTAAGGTAAAACACCCGAATCACAGGGAAAAGACCGCATGAGAACTAATTAATTGACGAATTAATTAGGCGAAGATATGTGAGTTCGTTACTCACACTCAGCTCCAGTAATGCGCAGGTTGTAGGTTCAAGTCCTATCGGCGGCTCTTTTAAGGAGGATATACTAATGGAAATTAATCGTGAAGAAAACAAGCGTTTATGCGATACTTATCCATTTCTAATTCCATTTAATCGCTTCAGCGGCAAACGCATCAATTGCGGTGAAAAAGGCTTTTGGCCCGATAGCCCAGATGAAATGCCGCCAGAATGGGATTATGAATATACTGAACTTGATGATATGCCAGATGGATGGCGTATTGCGTTTGGCGAACAAATGTGCGCTGAAATTAAGCAAGCTTTACTTGATGAAGGCGGCGAAAAATTACTTGATGAATATCGTGTTGATCAAATTAAGGAAAAGTATGGCTATCTAAGATGGTATGATAATTTCAGTACTGAAAGAACTCGTGCTATTGTAGATAAGTATGAAGTTATAAGTTCTCGTACTTGTATTAAATGTGGCAAACCCGCTACTAAATTAAGTCGTGGATGGATTGCTCCTTGGTGTGATGAATGCGGCAATGGTAATCCAGAAGAATATATGAATTTAGATAAGGCTTTTATTTGACTTTCTATAAAAAATTTGATATAATATATATAGAAAGTGAGGGAAACCTCACTTTAATGGGGCGTAGTTCAATGGCAGAACACCGGTCTCTTAAAATAATTGGACACCTAGATACGAAAGTTCTAGTGTGAATTGTCCCTAATTCGGCGAATATCCTACTAGGACAACGCCGAGCTAAATTAAATAATTGGTGCTACGACAGACTGTGGAAGCCAATTTGATAGTGGCGAGTTCGTATAACGCTGTAGCTAAGTGGAGTTTGATAAACAGCCAATTATTTATAAACGTGTAGAGACTATATAGGACATACCTAAACCATTATGGCAAGGTAAAAACATAGTCCAGACTACAACGCATTATGGCGGCCATAGTAATATGGAGTAGTAAGAAAACCGTTATATCCCTCTGAAGGAGGTAGTCTGGGTTCGAGTCCCAGCGCCCTAGCTCGCGACACTGTAGGCTTGAAAGTAGCCATAAGCTAAAGAGTTTACATGCCTCCATTCGTGCGAAATGTATTATGGGCTACAGGAATTGTCCTATAAGTATGATGTGCGGTGGATAAAAGGTAAGAGTAATTTGGTGTAATAACACAGTCGTATTTAGAAGCGTAAATACGCTTCTTGTATCTGGGTGTAGCGCAGTTGGCAGCGCGGGTGCCTTGGGAGCATCAGGTCGTCAGTTCGAGTCTGACCACCCAGACCATTTAGCGCCGTTGGGAACCTTTTAGGTGGAAGAGCCCTTTCAGAAAGAGGCCGAGTAATATCCGCAACTCTTCCGGCGCATTTTTTCATTGGAGGCTATATGAATAAATTTTATCGAGTAATCACATTCTGTAATTTACCAAAAGAAGATGACAGTTTTCCGCCAAATCATGACACACCAGCCTACTATGAAAATAAGGATGACGCTATTAAGTGCGTGAAAGAAAACTGGTGTGATATTTATGAAGGTAGTTATCCAGCCGCTATGGTAATTGAAACTTCATTTGGCACATTTCCTTATTGTCCAAATAGGTGGTATTTTGAATGGGAAGGCGATTGGAAAACTGGTGGCTATGTTGAAAAGGAAGAACCTAAATCATTGGAGCTTTGGAATATATGAAATTATATACATCATATTGGGCCATGGTTAAGAACTTTCCTAATAATCTTGTAGCACTTTCAACAGTAGTTTGGGAACCGAAATGGTACTCTGTCGGCGGTGTAGATAAAAATGGCGTAATTAGTTTACGTTGCCCGCCTCTACGGCCAGGAAAATCTTGCGATGGACTATGTAACGGAAAATGTAATCCGAAGCATCCACATAATTGTTTATTTTTACAAGAATATCGAAAACAATTAGATCAAATAGATTTTTCTTCATTTTTAGAACATTTACTTGATTTGCGGGCACGTTTACTTGAAGATTTCCCTGACAGAAAAGATTTTGATTTTGCTTTTATTTTCTTTGAAAAATATGACAATCCTTGTAGCGAACGATGGGCGGTACAAGAATGGTTAAGAAGTCATGATGTAAAAATTGAAGAATGGCATATTTGACTTTTTCAAAAATTATAGTATAATATATATGAAAGGAGAGAGGAAGAGATGGATTACTTCCTGTATGTGGATGATATTCGTACTGACGATAAATTTTACCGTAGCTTAACTGTCCAAAGTCAATATGAGCCTCATATTGTCCGCAGTTATGCGGAAGCAATTGATTTCTTTCAAAACCATCCAGACAGCATATTTATTCTTGACCTTGACCACGACCTCGGCTTTGATGAGGAAAGTGACATTGAGCGTACCGGCTATGATATTTGCCGCTATGTGATTGAGAATAATATTCATGTTATCGCCTTTCATATTCATTCTATGAACCCTGTAGGAGCCGCAAATATGCGGCAACTGCTGACACATTATGGAGTAAAGGAGATTTAATTTATGAAAATTATTGACTTCGCACGCAAAGGTAATGTCATCCGTTTCTATCTTGGTGATGATAATCTTAAAGATTGGTGTGGCGATGATTGGAATGATTGCCCTTATGAGCATAATGCGGGTACTGTATACGCCGAATATATTACTGATATTTGGGATGTAGCTATTTCATTTGACTCACTCGTACTTGAACCGCAAGATGACTGGCATAATTATGGAAATAGCGAATATAGCAAGGATGATATGAAGGCACGAAAAGTACCATGTATCATCATCGTGCCGGCGGCTCTTGTAGATTATGGAGAGTGTTTCAGTCATTATGTGGCTATGGACGGCATTAAACGAATCTACCTCGGTGATGATTTTTTTAAAATTAAAGATTTGACTTTTGCTAAAACTGTAGTATAATATAAATATAGAAAAGGAAAGGAGCTTCAATATGGCACCGCAAGCTATTAAGAATCGTATTGAATTTAATCTGTATCCTGATGAGAGGAGCTATCGTAACGCTATTAGCCTAAGTTTTGAGGCAGACCAAGATATGAGCCTTGAGGCTCTTCAGCGAATGTGCCGAGCTTTTGCGCTTTGCCTTGGTTACACTGAAAGTAGCGTTGATAAAGTATTTGGCGAGGATAATTATGACGACTGCTATTGATGTAGAACGATTATTTAAAGACCTAGTAAATTACTGTGGTACTGCTCCGTTTGGCTTCATTATTGCCGCTATGGCTGACGTAGAACAAGCCTGGGAGCAAGAAAATTATGATCGTATCATAGAATGGGCAGTTCAAGAGGGATTTAATTTGGAGGATTATTATGTTTAAGTATAAGGTTCATTATTGGGATGATGTTGAAGATAAAGTGCTAGATGAAACTGGTCTTGTTGCCGCAAAGTCTTGGGGTAAAGCAGTAAATAAAGTACGCGATTATTACGGCGCAAAGAACGTATATGAAGTCACCATTGAAAAGTGGGAAGATGTTGTATGGGCTGAGGCAGCTATTGAAGGACTGACTGAAGAGTAATTGCGGCGAAAGCCGTATATGCGGGTATGGCGGAATAGGCAGACGCCACAGACTTTTGTAAAACAAAGAGCACCAGAATAGGAAACTTTCTGAGTGAATGCTGGCTAATTCGGTGAAAGTCCTTATGGGATAACGCCGAGCTAAATTAAATATGGCGTGTCTAGTATAAGATAGCAGATAATAACTTATCTCTGAAAACATATAAACTGCAGATAGGTATATGTAAGTAAGTAATACAAAAATAGAGGGGCAGTACCTCGGCACGTCGCATATTTATAAATGTGTAGAGACTATATACCAGCCACCTAAGTCGTAAGATAAGGTGAAGACATAGCCCAGACTACAACGCGAAAGCGGCTATGGTAACATAGAGTAGTAAGAAAATCTGTTGCCCTCTGGGCGTGCCGGTTCAAGTCCGGCTACCCGCACCACTATTTTTCTTTTTTCTACGCGGCGTCTCCTTTCCGCCGCATTATGCCCTTGTGCCGCAGCTAGTGAGACGGGGTAGTCTCAAAAACTACTACAATGATACAACGTGAGTGCAAATCTCACCGAGGGCACCAGTGGCTTTTAGAACAAAAGAGGTTAGCCAGCGCAAGAACCCATGTGTCGTTGTGGTGACGTGAAGCCACGCCGGCGCCATTGGTGTAATGGTAGCACGGCTGCCTTCCAAGCAGTCGGTGACAGTTCAAGTCTGTTATGGCGCTCCATTAGGGTTGTGTTTAATGAGCACAGTCTTGGCGCGACAGAGGGCGATCGGCCGTCAGTACCTCGGTAAGCCATGACCAGCGAGTCTAAAAACCGTCTATGGGCTGGGTGAAATGCCCCGGGTCCACCAGAAGGAGAATCAACAGCACGCCGTAAGGGTACTGTCTTCTAGATTATGATTCTCCATCTATGGTTTCTCTTGACCATGGGATGTTCCCTAAACAAGATTATAATCCTTGCCTACCTGAAAGCACGGGTTCAAGGCAGAAAACATGTGGTCCAGCTGGACGCGATGATGGCTAGTTAGGGGTTTTACGCCACAATATATGAGCTGCCGACGCCTCTGCTGACGAGCAAGCGTACCTTCGGGGCATACAAAGGCTCGCCTAATGGCCTCTTCACGAACGAAGAAGTAAGTACTTTGAGCCTTTATTAAAAATCAATAGGAGTCTTGAGCGGCTATTAGACTTAATACTCGGCCAGCCGATCGTACGCGGCAAAACAAATCCTATTGATATTATAATGAGTAGATGTTTATCTACCTAGGACTATTGAGGACGCGAGCGGTGGGAATGTTTGAGCGGCAAGGCCGAAGGTAAATAGTCTAAGTACAGACCACCCGAGTGTGGCCTGAGTATGCAGATGTGGCTGAGTGGTTTAAAGCGGCTTCCTGCTAAGAAGTTGTACGTGATGAGCGTACCGAAGGTTCAAATCCTTCCATCTGCGCTTTAAGGAGACGATTAATTTGGATAACGAAAAGAAAGAAATTGTAAACATGCTTGAAGGCTGGCGTTGCCCATAGTGTGGGGCTGTAATGGCTCCGTTTGTGCGTAGCTGTGTAAATTGTACTGGTAAAACGGTGCCAGTTATTGTATCACCAGATACTACTGCACCAACTCCACTAACAGTACCATATCCGCCAACTACTACACCTATACACGAAGAAGTACCGTGGTGGGTAGAATACAATAGACCGATTACTATTACTTGCGAGACAAAGCCGTATAAATGTTGGCTATAAAGGAGAATTACGATGAATAGAATGCGCATTCGTATTTTAAATCAGAATGACGTTGTACAGCTTGTAAATGCTCTCAATACTTGGACTGATAAGTTTATTCTTGAGAGTGAAGATGGTATGTATAGAGTTAATGCTAAAAGTGTACTTGGAGTATTTTATTTTACTACTGAACACCCACTTGATACATATCTTGTGAATCTAACTAGCGGCGGATACTATCCAGATGGAGCTAAACGCTTTCAGTTTTAAGAAAGTGTATTAATGGGGATTAGCGTAACGGCAAGCGCATTGGACTTTGACTCCAAATGTGATGGTTCGATTCCATCATCCCCAGCCAAAATGGACATGTGGCCGAGTGGCTTAAGGCGGCGGTCCTGAAAACCGTTGATGTGATGAGCATCCGTGGGTTCAAATCCTACCATGTCCGTATTTTTATAAGGTGGTGATAACTATGCGTGAAACTGCCGAAAAGCGTCATAATGATTGGGTAAAAGCTATTCGTAAGCGTAACTTATATCCAGATTATTATGATAATTTACATCAGTATAGCAAGAATAAAATTCACTGTTCTTGCCCTATGTGCGCCCGCAAGCGTAATAATAAAGGTGCTTACGCTTTTTATAATGGGGCACAGAATTTATCTATCGCCGATAGACGGCGACAAGAAGAAATGGATTATGAACTTGAAGATTTGACTTCTGACGAAATTGATGTATAATATAATTGTAGAAAAGAAAGGAGAGCAAAAATGGATCTGAATAAATATACTCAAGAAATGGCAAAATCAATGTGAGACAAAGCGTTTTTCATGGATAAGATTATTGGCGCGAAATGTGTAATTGATTTTGGCTGCGCAGATGGAGCAATGATCCGAACACTCTCTGTTATGTTTCCTGAAATTGAATTTTGGGGTTTTGATATTAACGATGAATTAATTGATATGGCGTGGAAAGCTCATAATGAAAATTTGCTTAAACATAACAATATTAAATTTTTCCGCACACATCGTACCTCTGAATTTACTGAAGATTCATTCACTGATATGCTTCGTATGGCTAAGTATACATTTTGTAATTATGAGATTTGTATTAATTTTTCTTGCGTACTGCATGAAGTATTTTCTTCTTCACCTGAAGGAAAGGAAACAATTAAGCAACTCATTACTGAGCTTAAACCTAAATACATTACCATTCGTGATATGTATTTTGATGGCCCAGACTGTAAGTTTACTTATAAAAGTATGACTGACATTATTAAAAAATTCAATATTGATGAACAATATATTGAAGAATTTGAAACAGCCAATGATACTTCAATTCTCACGAAAAAAGGATTTCTTCATTTTTTAATGAAATATCAATGGAAAGATAATGATTGGGAGCGAGAGTTGAAAGAAGATTATTTCTCATGGACTTTGTTTGATTTGTTCCAATTAACTGGTCCTTATTATCAAATTTTATTTGAAACTCATTATCTATTACCATATTACGCGGAAAAGTGGAAAGATATTATCTTACCTACCACAGACCATACCCATGCTCAATTTATTTTAAGGAGAATATAATGTCTACTCTATATATCATGTGCGGTATTCCTGGCTCTGGAAAAACTTATTTTGCTCATAATTTTCTTCATGCCGATGTCACTGTATCCCGTGATAATATTCGCTTTATGATGCTTGATGATGATGATAATTATTTTGACCATGAACCGGAGGTATTTAAAGAATTTGTAAATACTTTGGTGCATCATTTACGTTATTTTGATACGGTAGTAGCAGATGCTACTCATCTTAATACATGGTCACGTAAGAAGCTTACAAATGCTATTGATAAGTATATTACTGATTATCGCATTGTTTATGTAGTATGTTCTCCTTCTCTTCAGACGTGCCTCTATCGTAATAATAAACGCACTGGCCGCGCTCGTGTGCCAGAAAAAATTGTGAAAGAAATGTATGATAAATTTTGTCCGCCAGTAAATGATGCGTATAAACTGGAAGATCCCCGAGCCGTTGGTGTTTGGTGGATTAATGGTGAACCAAAATGAATATTTTCTTCACTAGTGATACACATTTCTTTCATGAACAATCATTCCTTTACGAACCTCGCAGTTTTACTTCCGCAGACGAAATGAATGAAGCGCTAGTAGAACGATGGAATGAAGTGGTTAAAGAAAATGACATTGTTTATCATCTGGGCGACGTATTAATGGGAAATTATGATGTTAATATTCTCAAACGACTTAATGGGACTATCCATTTAATTCAAGGCAATCACGATACAGATAACAAACTTAGCGACATCTACGCAACTGGGAAGGTAACTAATATTAAACAAACCAGCGAACTTATAAAGTTCGGCAAACTAAAATTTTTTTGTTGCCACTACCCAGTTCTTACTGCTAATTTTGATGATAAACATTTTTCTCAACATATCATTTCATTACATGGGCACACTCATCAAACCTCCAATTGGTTATTTCCAGACAATCCCTTTATTTATCATGTTGGTTTAGATTCACATAATTGTTATCCTGTAAATATAGATACAATTATTGTAGATATTCATAATCGTTGGAACCAATTAGGTCAATTACCGGTTATGTTAAATAATGACCATCATAAAAATTTCACCTCCTAAAAAGTCAAGAAGAAATTCTTGACTTTTTTTAAATTTATAGTATAATATATATGTAAAGAGGAAAGGGGAGATTATAAAATGGCGGTCGCTAAATCTTATGAGAATATGGAAATTATGGGTGAGCCTTACACTCACGAGGGCGATGCTAAAAAGCTTTATGTGCGGGTTAAAGGTCTGTGTCCTCGATGCGGCGGCTCCGGTCATTACTCCTATAACCCAATGGACGGTACTCGTTGCTTTGCTTGCGGCGGCCGCGGCTATGAAATCAAGGAAGTCCGTTGGTATACCGACAAGCAGCGTGAAGCTCTTGATCGTGCGGCTGAAAAACGTGCTGCGGCCAAAGCAGTAAAAGTTGAAGAACGGCGTGTAAAGTTTGCCGCTCGCAACGCCTTTGGTTTTGGTGAGGCTGGTTTCATCACTCTTTTCAAGGGTGATAGCACCATTCTTAATGATTGGGCTCACGAAACCAATCCCTGCCGTGCTCGGTTCAACCTTCTGTTCGGCTGGTTCTGCCCTTCTAAGCTTGAAATTGTTAATCTTCCCGCTGAAATTACTCCTATTGTCCTCAAGTGGGAAGATATTCACAATTCCGACGACCCAGAAGACCTTACTATGCGGGATGAAGCTGAGGTTCGCAAAATCGTTCATGAACTGCTTGATGATCTGAGTAAGAGTGAATATCAGGGCGAAGTAGGTGATTGGCTTGAACGTGAAGTAACCATTAAAAAGAACGTTCCTGTTGATGGTCGCTTCGGCGAAAGTCGCGTCCATATTATGGAGGACAGCGATGGTAATGAATATGTTTGGATTACTGCTTCCAAGAATCTTGAAGTTGGCTTTAAGTGTGTAATGCGTATGAAAGTCAAAGAACACAAAGAATACAACGATGTAAAACAGACTGTTGTTTATTACTGTAAGATGAAAGGATGATGAATATGACTCTGTATTTTGAGAATAGTCGTGGTATATGGCGTCCTATCGCTGATTGTGCCAACAAGATTGATGTTGCTATTGTTATCAAGAAGTTTCTTGATGAACATAATTACAAGAGTTATTATACTCGCACTTGGGATAGTGATGGTTGGCGGCATTATGATGTTGGAAGTCATACTGAGTTCTTTCATTATCAAATGAGTTCGGAGGCTAAGATTCCAGATGGTAACAAAAGCAGCGGTTAAAATCTTTGATAATAAACAGCAAAAAGAAATTATTATCCCATGCCATCGACATTGTGATGCTTTTCAAATTTTACATGATTTTGGATACACTATCAAAGATTTTAAAGAATTAGGACAAGGTTTCTTAAATGAGCATGATGAATATATGAGTCGTTTAGACGCCATGAAAGAAGCTAAACGATGCCGTCAAGTATCAGATTTTAAATTAGTAACTAGTGAATTATATAGTGAGGATTTGTGGTAATGAGTAACGAATATAAGGATTATCTAAGAGATAAAGCCGCAGATTATTTACTAGATTGTCATCTACTTAAACGTATTGAATATTGTGAACCGATGCAGAGTGGTTACATCGTTATCGGCGAAGGATTAGATTGGAAACGGCATATTTTCTTCGTATGGGATGATGATATAGAAGGTTGGAGTTATAAAAGAATATATGTTTGACTTATTATAAAAATTAAAGTATAATATAACAAGAAAGGGTGATATAAATGCTTGATAAAGATGGTATTCGGCAGCTCGCTTACGTGGTAATTATTGACGGTATTGAACCTATCCCCGGATATGATCGGGTTGAGCATGCTATTGTTGGTGGATGGCGAGTTATTGTACAGAAAGGCCAATTTAAAGTTGGCGATCCCGCGATTTATTTTGAAATTGACTCTCGCGTACCCTCTGATAAGGAGTGCTTTGCATTTCTTGAAAAGCGTAATTACAAGGTTAAAACCTTGAAGATGTGCAAAACGATTTCACAGGGTTTGCTTATGCACGCTGAAGATTTTGGTTGGCACATTGCTCCTGCACTTCATATTGAAGGATATAATACTCCTTATATCGTAGATAATGAAGGGCACAATCATAATATAGAAAATGAATCTCGTTTTCTAACCAAGCAGCTTGGTATTACTTACGCTGATGAAGAGGATAACCAGCGTAAAGCTCCTACTGTAGATAAGTATAAAAAAATGGCCGCTCGTCATCCTGAAATCTTCAAGAAATCTTGGGCTAAGTGGATAATGAAACGTAATTTTGGCCGCAAAGTAATGTTCTTCTTCTTCGGTAAAAAGAAGGATAAGAAAAATGGCTGGCCGGCTTGGGTAAAAAAGACTGATGAGGAACGAGTGCAAAATATGCCTTGGATTCTAAATGATGATGGTGACTGGATTGCCACCGAGAAGATTGATGGAACTAGCACTACTTTCTCTATGAAGCGTGGCAAATTTGGGCGCAAATCTTTCTATGTTTGTTCCCGTAATGTATGCTTTGGAGAAGAAAGCAAAGAATGCTATTATGATACCAATGTATATTGGGAAATGGCTAAGCAATATGACATGTTCAAAGTGCTATCTAATTTGATGGCGGCTTATCCTAATGAAGAATGGATTACTATTCAAGGCGAAACTTTTGGCGACGGCATTCAGCAGCGAGATTACTCTCTCTGCGGTGAGCATGATTTTCTAGCATTTAACCTAATTTTCTCATCTCGCGGTCGTGTAGGAACTCTTGAAATGATTGATATTCTAGATCCATATGGAATTGAATGCGTACCTGTACTTAATCGTAAAATGAAAATTAATCAATTTGAAAATGTAGATGCTATTCTTGCTTATGCAGAAGGCAAATCTTGTTTGGATAATTTGCCTCGTGAAGGTATTGTATTCCGCTCTATTGATGGTTCTAAGTCTTTTAAAGCTGTAAGCAATAGTTTTCTTCTAAAGTATCACGTTTAATTTGTAAGTCAAGGATAAAACCTTGACTTTTTTCTAATTTATGATATAATAATTATAGAATAAAGGAGGAAATATGTTTGACGAAGCATTATGGGATGAAGCTTATGAATTAGCAATTCAACGAGGCCATGAAGAAGGTACTTATGGAATTGATTATGGAGAAGAAGATATAGAATATTGGGCAGACGACTATTACAATTATTTAAAGGAGCTTCAAGATGTTACCAAAAATTCATCTAACAATTGAACGCTGGCGAAAAAATAAAGAATATGGTGTATACGTGTCAACTTGCGGGCGAGTTAAATTAATTAAAAATAAAGAAATACTTAATCCGCGTATTAATGAACGAGGTTATTGTACTGTCTTTACAGACAAAGGCGCTGTGATGGTACATAGACTCGTCGCATATACATGGCTGGGCGGCAAACGTAATGCTATGTATAATGTTGACCATATTAATAGTAATAAGCGTGATAATTCAATTAAAAATCTACGCTGGGTCACTATTGAAGTAAATAATCAATATGCACAATATACACAAACTAATATTGTGCCAGCGGCGACTGAAGTAGTAGAAGAAACACCTATTGAAAAAATTGAAGATGAGTTTGCGATTCTTTATTCAAAAGAAGTAGATATTAATGATAAGCTAAAGATATTTGAACAACTGTATAAAGATAAGCGTCTTTATTTAAAATATAATGGACGAGCAATCGTAGAATATTTACAGCTATTTGATATTAAGTTTCCTGGTAATAAGCCAAGAAAAAATGTTTTTCTAGAAAAAGTTATTAATGCTTGTATCAATGGGCAAGAATATGGTGGCTATAAATGGGAACTAATTAAGAAATGAGGTATTAAAATATGAATACAAAATTACTACAATTAAAGTATGAATATAGAATTAAATTACTAATGGCTCGCGATGAAATTGGTAATATAGGAATTATCAATAAGTTGAAGAGAAAATTGAGAAATCTTGAAGCCCGCTGAAAAGCGGGTTTCTTTTTGTTTTGGGGGTGAGAGAATGGCTAAACCCAATCCAAATAATTTTAAAGATTATATTTATTTAAAAGATAGCACATCTTCTTTATATGCAGATGATTTATGGAGTAATATGTGGAAAAATGCGAATGCATCTGTTCAAAGCATTAGCACTCAATTTACTGATATTTCAAATGAATAGGAATCATAGCGTTTAACAAATGCTCTAGCTTTTTTAGAAGCAGCAATTACTATTGAACGAGGAAAAGAGGCTCGTTTTATGGTTATGTTACAAGAACAATTAAATAAAGATTTAACAAAAAATGAACAAGCACGACTTAAAACATATATACAAGAAGAAAATTGGAAAATTTTTATGCAGCAATTTCAACTAGTTATAGGAGAGCGAAAAGATCAATTACAAAATATGCAAAATATAGTAGGTTCTATAGAAGACGTAAGCCAAGCATTACATGTTTAGCGTGATAAACAACAACAATTATCGTCACGAATAATGAAAGATACACTAGAATAGGTGGATTTTAACGAATTGGAGTAGAAAATTATAGACGCTTTAAATGGACCAGAAGTTAATGAAACAATTAAATAGAAGATAGAAGATTTAAGAAATAATAATTTAGAATTAACAGAGTATATTTAGTCTATAATATTTAATGCGATACAAGAATGGATACTGCATACTGATGTTACAGAACGTAATTCTAAAAATCTTATAGCCAATTTATCAAATTATATAGAAGATGTAAATTCTTTTCATTCAATTAATACTTTAGCTTAGCTAGAAAAAGAATTATAGGATGTAGTAGAATAGTTAAATATTACTTAGCTAAGATTTCCTTGGAAAGCACATGATATTGAAGTATTAAAAGAACAAGAATAGAATTTAAAAAATAAATTATCGCACGCAAAAGAAAAAATTGAGTAGTATTCTTTAAGTAGCGACGATCAAATTACTAATATTATTACAACTAGTGTTGCATTAATAAAAGCAGAAGCAGATTTTTCTAGACAAGATGTATTTTCTGAAATATAGGGCGCATTAATGCATAGTAAATTAGCTAGTGCGGCCGCGGCAAAAGTTCTTGGTTCTAAAGGTGGAAAACCAGACGTTTTAATTGGGCATGTCTTTTTAAAAGCACAAAAAACAGTTTAGCGGTTACAAACATAGATTCCTAAAAGATACCAAAATAAAATGAAAGAATTTTTAGAAGAATATAGTAATACATTAGATAAAACTAATACATATGACTACTATAAAAATAGAGCGAGTGAATTACGTGGCTTAGAAAAAAAAATATCTCAATATTTCAATAATCACCAATAGGATGTTAAACAATGGTTTGTTATTGAAGAATCTACAAAAGCATATGAAAGGGTATAGAGTGGCAGTTCATCTGCATTTGGTGGTGGATCTTTAGGCCCTAATTTAATAGACTAGTTAAAGAAAATTAGTACTATTGTTACGGCTTTAGATACTAATACATTAACACCTAATTCTACTAGTATGACAAGTAATATGAATGATTTAGCTTGGTTCTTGGCAAATACACTTGATACGTTAATAGCACAAGGTTTAGAAGATAATTTATTAATTTATTTAAGTGCATTTTTATCAATTTTTTTATTTGATGATTAGGTCTTAATTTGGGAAAGTGCAATTAAAATGAAAATTAATCGAATGACAAGTAGAACAAATGATACACACCGTCTTCATTTATTTGCTCTAAATCAAGAATATTATCCTTTATCATTTATATTATAGATGACTAAAGAACATATAACACAAGCATTACAAAATCATGTAGAAAAAGAAAGTGGAATTGCTAGCAGTGCCGCTTCAGTACGTTTAGAAAAAAATGCTAACATACCAAATGATCCTAAATAGTTTCGTAGAAAAGGCTACCCAACCACTATCGCAAGAAAAATGAAATTACATATTGAATTTGTAACTAGTTTTGCTACTTTAATAAAATCTTTATATAATGTATAAAATAATATATTTATAATTATTATATTACATATATATCGGGGATATGCCCCACGGAGGTGAAATTCAATGAACGAGAATGAAATTCTCAATTGGCTATCTTCCAACATAGTACAAATAATTATTATTCTATCCATTTTCATCCAAATATCCCCGATAAAATGGAATCCAATTACTTCTCTCTTCAACTGGCTAGGAAGGACTATTACTGAAGGGGTTTCAAAGCAAGTTGAAGAAATGAATAAAACAATTGATAACATTCAAAAACAAATCTATACAAACGAAAAAGATCGCATTCGTTGGGAAGTCTTAGACTTTGCACGCTCTTGTCGTAATGGATAGGATCATACTTATGATGAATATAAACATATAATTAAATTAAATGATAAATATCAGGATTTATTAGCTAAAACCGCAGATAAAAATGGCGTGTTTGATAATGAATTTACTTATATTAAAGAACTATTTGCCAAATATAAAGCAGCTAATAAAATCCACGAAGAATAACAAAGGAGTGATTTATATGGAATTTAAAAAATGGTTAGCCGCCGCAGGTATTCGTGCGATTAAAACTATTGCTCAAACCGCTATCGCCACTATTGGTTCTAGCGCTATTATAGCTGATGTAAATTGGGGTATTGTTGCTTCTGCTTCTGCCCTAGCTGGCATTCTCAGTATTCTAACAAGTGTTGCTGGACTACCAGAAGTAAAATTACAAAAGCAGCTTGAAGAAGTAACTGAAGAAAAAGAGTGACCTAAATATTTGCCTTTTCTACTATTTTATGATATAATAAAGTATAAAAGAAAAGGAGAAAATTATGGATAGACGAAGTAAAGAGCGAGTAATTCCATTAGAAATTTATACTGACGGTTCTTGTAAGAAACTTGGAAAAAAGAATTTTGGTGGATGGGCTTACATCGCAGTAGAAGATAGCCAACAAGTCTATTATAAAACTGGCGGAGAACTTGATACGACCAATCAACGAATGGAACTTCAAGCTATCCGCCAGGCCCTCATGTATGCAAAAGAATGCCGTAAGGAAAGTCAAGCTGTAATTATTTATAGCGATTCTGCATACGCCATTAATTGCTATTCTCAACGTTGGTATGAAAACTGGCGACGAAATGGATGGACAAATGCCGCTAAAAAAGAAGTCGCTAATCAAGATTTATGGATTGATATTATTCCATATTTTGAAAATGTATGGTTCTATTTTAAAAAAGTAGAAGGACATAATGGTGTATTCTGGAATGAGAAATGTGATGAACTGGCTCAAAATGAGGCACAAGAATTAAAAATAAATTGGCGAGGATAAGATATGAGAGAAGAATTATATAGTGTAACCCGGGATGAGTATGTAGGCTTTGTCAAATAGCTTATCCCGCAAAATATGCACACAGAGCATATTGAAAATGACGATGAAACCGCAAGTCTCAAAATTTATGCTAATCGTGATGATACGTTACTTGCTGAACAATATTTAAATTCAGATGGTATTTATGAATATTATGTCTATAATATGCCAGCGAATGAAGATAGATGTGCGGCAAAACCGGTTCAAAAAATTGTTCTTGAAACTAAAGAAGAAGTTCAAGCATTTTTTGATATTTTACAAAAGGTAATAGGTAAAAAAAAATGACTGAATTATTCACTAATTTAACAGAATCAGAAAAAGAAATAACAAAACTTGCGGTGAATAGAGCTTTTAATTTCCACGATGTACCAAAAACAATTAAATTCATTGAGGAATATAGAGCAAATTGTACTCCTGCTGTATAGGAGTTTGTAGATTTTTATGTACAGCTTAAATTGGAGGAAATGAAGAATGAAGAAGATAATTCTAATTAGCGGTAAAAGTGGCTCTGGCAAAGATACTTTTGCTAAATTTTTAAAAGATGAATTAGAAAATCGTAATGAACGAGTATTAGTAATTCATTTTGCAGATATGGTTAAAGAATATGCCAAGTTATATTATAAATGGAATGGCGAAAAGGATATTAGCGGCCGCCAGCTACTTCAACAAATGGGTACAAATGAAGTGCGCTCTGTGTTTAAAAATTATTGGGCTGATTTGGTGGCACAGTTCATTAAAGCCACAGAGAATGATTGGGATTATGCGCTTATTCCTGACCTTCGCTTCTTAAATGAATTAAAAAGAGTTAAGAAGTTTAATAAAAATAAATGCGTATCCGTAGGTATTCGTCGCTATACTGATGAAGGCGATATATGGGAAAATCCTCTTTTAACTGAAGAACAACGTAATCATCCATCGGAAGTTGATTTAGATGATTATTGTCTTGACTGGTATGTTGATAATGTAGGAGCTTTTGAAGGTATGAAGACTTCTGCAATTGAGTTTTTAGAAAAAATAGGAGAATAATATGACAGATTTTTTCTCTCTAGGTGTGATGAAATATTGGAGTCCAACTAGTGCTATGTCAACAGAAACCCGGCGCCAGCATTTAGAAGATATGGCGGCCAGCGGCCAGTATATTTGGAGTGAAAAGTTCGATGGCAATTTTAGCCGTGCAGTTATTACTCCAGATAGAAATGCACTACAAACTCGTGGCATCAGTAAAGTAACTGGTACTTATTCTGAATTACAAGATAAAGTATTTTTCTGGGATGATGTACTTAAAGCTTTTCAAAAGACTACAGTAATTTTAGGAGAATTATATTTGCCTGGCGGCATAGACAAAGATGTAGGCAGTATAGCAAGATGCCTAGTTGATAAGGCACGTGCTCGTCAAAAAGATGTTAAACTTGAATGGCGTATTTTTGATATTCTAGCACTTGATGGTGAAGAATTTCTTGATAAACCAATTGAGTATAGAGTACAATTTATTCCAAAGGTTGTTAAACGTATTAATTCTCCATTAGTAAAAGGTATTCCATTTCATCAAATGGATGAAACTTTCTTTGATGAAATTCTAAAAATCTTTGAGCGTAATGGTGAAGGAGCAGTCTGCTATAAAAAAGGCATTCTTTATACTCCCGATAAACGTTCAAGCGCTTGGACAACTTGTAAAGTAAAGCAAGAAATTTCCTCTGATATTGACTGCTTTATCACTGGCGTTGAAAATCCAACAAAGCTTTATACTGGCAAAGAATTAGCTTCTTGGCCCTTTTGGGAAGAAGCTAGAACTGGCAAGCTTGTATATGGTGAATATTTTGGTGAATATCAAACTGGTGGTGCTTACACACCAGTCACTAAAAATTATTATTATAATTATCCGGGTGCAATTTATGTAAGTGTATTTAATCGTAAAGGTGAACCAGTACAGCTTTGTAAAGTAGCTGGTTTAACTGACGAACTTAAAACAGAACTAAGAGATAATTTTGAAGAATGGTATCTGTGCCCGCTAACTATTGGTGGCATGATGGTTTCTACCGCAAATGCAGCCAAAGATGGTACAGGTATTTCAATTCGGCATCCTTATATTAAACGTATTCGTAAAGACGATATTAATCCAGAGGATTGTACACTAGAAAAAATTATCTCATAAATATTATAAGTAACTGTCTCATTGAGAGATAGAAGGAGGGTAATTATGGACCCAGATTTTGGTTTCCTAATCTCAGACGATACGCCTGGATTAGACCCTGTAATGTATCAGTATTATCATCAAATGAATGATAATAGAACGCTTATTTTAAATACTGATATTGATGAGCGTATTGTAGAAATGATTTATTTACCTATGAGAGATTGGGAGAATGATAGCGATACACGCCCCGTAACACTCATACTTAATTCACAGGGTGGGTGCGTATCAGATGGATTCTTTCTTGCTCACTATATTAGCCAATATAAAAAGCCATTGCATATCATTGTTCCTGGATATGCAGCTTCTATGGCAGCTGTAATTTTAGCTGGCAGCGGCAAGAATGAAAATGTAACTCGTTTTTGTTTTCCTAGCACATATGCCCTTATTCATGACGGATATGTAGCTTTAAGCGCCAGTGAAGCTAAGACAGCAAATGATATTATGGCTTTTAACAATAAGGTAGATGAAAGTATCCGACAATTCATTATTGATAATACGAATATTACTGCAGAAGAATATGACGCTCAAGCTAGACATCAATGGTTTTTATCCGCGGATGAAATGAAGAAATATAATCTTGTAGACAAAATTTATGGTGTTGATGCTTAATGAATATTAATTTTTTAGATACTTCTGCAGTACTCAATGGGGCTTATAAAAGATTCCAGAATATATATATTAGTCCTATTGTATTAATGGAACTTGAAAATATAAAAACTTCATAGCAAAAAGATGATAAAACAAAATATCTCGCACGATAGGCTGTGCGAGATATTATTACATCTAGAGATATACATTTTATTACCGCTAATAATCATACTAGAAAAAAATTTAGAAAATATCCAATACTATAGGATATTCATGACCACTGGCTAATTGCTGAAGCTGCCGCATTAAAAAATCATTCAAATGATGTATTTTTTATAACTGCTGATGGCGCTTAGTTTTTAATTGCTAAATAGATTAAGGAATTATAGGCAATATATTTAGATGACAAAGAAGAAAGCCGTATTGAATAGATAGAGTATTGCGGCTGGGGTAAATATTATCCTAATAATTCACAGATGGCCCAATTATATCAGTGCCCAACAATGAATACATTAAAATGTCCCACTAATTCATTCGCTGAAATATTTACAGGTGATGAATTAAAAGATGTATTATTCTGGGATGGACATGAATATAAACCTTTAAATTATAAAGATATTAAAAATATATATACTGGTGAAGTAATTAAACCTCGTAATTTAGAGCAAAAAATGGCTATGCACTTACTTCAAGACTAGGATATCAAGGTTAAATTATTAACTTCTGCCTGGGGCAGTGGAAAAACATTATTAGCTCTAAATTATGCACTAGAACAAGTAGCTCGCGGCCGCCAGCCTAAAATTACTTTTATTCGTAATAATATTATAGTTGCAGACACTAAAGATATTGGTTTTGTGCCAGGTGATGTGCGGCAAAAAATGAGTTTGTGGGGAGGAGTAATTGCCGATCATTTAGGCGGTCAAATGATGCTTGACCAGCTTATTGATGAAGGTGTTATTGAAATATTCCCTATTTCTCATATCAGAGGACGTTCTATAAAAGGTATTATCTTTTGTGATGAATGTGAAAACTTAAATGATAAATTAGTTACATTATTACTTAGCCGCGTAGAAGATGGCGGCGAAATTATATTTTGTGGGGATGTAGCATAGATTGATAACCCTAAATTTGAAAAAAATAATGGCATTAAAGCTATGCTTGATAATTTAGTAGGTGATCCATTATTTGGCACTGTTAAATTACTAAAGTCAGAACGTGGACCAATTCCACAACTCTGTGATAAAATAATTCCTCCAAGATAATTACATGGGGTAAGTCTAATGACTTACCCCACATATTTTTGTTTATAATAATATTTGACATAAATATAAAATTATGATATAATAAAAGAAAAAAGAGGTATTTTTATATGGAACAAAATAAGATTTTTTCACCAATATATGATACTATGATAGAAGAATATTTTAATCGTCATCCAGATGCTGGATTAGCTTGGTGGATGCTTCCAGTTGAGCAACAGCCAGAAGGATTTAAACTAGAAATGTATGATATTCTGTGGGATTTGACACATAAGGAGAATAAGAATGAGTTACTTTGATATATTTGAACGATTATATCACAATCCAGAAACAGCCTGCGGAAAATATGAATAGGGAATCGTCGAAGGAATGACTTATATGGCTGATAAATTAATTTGGGGTGAATAGTATTATATAGATGCTTTTGAAGCCGCTGGTGGTAAAATAACTAAAGAGAATTGGATTACTAGAGCATCTGATATGTATACAATTATTAATGACATTATTCAAAATTTTTGTAGTAAAAATTTAAACGTTAAAAAATTATGGAATAATGATGCCTGGCATTATTATGAACAAAATAAATTTGGAGGAAAATAAATGAATAAAGAACCGCTTGGATACTTAGGCGGCGACATTATGACTTTTGGTTCTAATTTAGCGCGCCAGTATGAGTATGATAAATTTAAAGAAGCGGGTATTCCCGGTTCTGTATATAGTCCCGTAATGAACAAGTCTATTAATGACAAATCTAATATGACAGAAGAAGAAAATAATCATCTAGCAGAAAAAATTTGTGAAGCCGATATTGAGCGACTTTGGAATAGCGATTATACCGTGCTCTGTCCAGAACAAAGTGCCATTGGTACTATGTGCGAAATGGGTGTTTTGTATGGATGGAAGTATATGGCAACCAAATTAATGGAAATTTGGGATAAAGCTTTTAGAGAAGAATTTGTAGATAAAAATAATAAAATAATTCCTATGGATTATGAAGTATTAGCACATAAATTATATGATAAAATTACAGAAATCTATCATAAAAAGAACTATGCTCATTACTTCGACATCCGCACAAATCATCTTAATGAGAAAGACTGGCGGCGAAGTTTCTCAATTAATCAGATGTTATATGGAATGTGCTTGTATGCAACAGCAGATCATGAACTTCACAATTCATTTGATGAAATTATTCCTCTCTTAAAAGAACAATATGGAAGTGAGGCGAATGAATCATCCAGTTCTAATTAATCACAACACTCATATATTAATTGCTACAAAAATAGAACCAATATTAGATCAATATAATAAACCATCGCCATATCATATCCGTCAATTAACATGGAGATATTGGACAAAAGATTAGACTCAGCATTACGATAAAATTGAAATTCAAATTCTTTCAGAAAGAAAAGAATATTTTACTTTCGCCCGCAATTGTCCAGATACCCCTCCATTATTATATGTAAAACAATATAATGAAGAATTTATTATTTCTTCTGGCGATTATCAATGTATATCAATTTATAATTTAACACGAAATGAATTTAAAGAATATGTATATCCACGAGACGAAGAATTAATTCATTATAGAGGATTTTGTCCAAAAGAATATGAATGGCGTGACTTTGATAATACTTTAACAATCGTTGGTCAAGTGCCATATGGTCCAATGGAAATAATGTTAATACATAATATAGATTTAAATAATATAACATTTCAAGAAGTTGATTGGGATGATTATTATGAAGATAAAGGAGAATAAATAATATGCTTTATAATATTAATGATAGACTTCCATTTAAGCGGCTAATTGTTGCCGCATTCCAGCAGGTTATTGCTTGTTTCGTTGCTACTGTTCTTATCCCTTCAATTTGCGGCGTTCCTATTGCCCCGGCAATGGTGGGCGCAGCAATTGGTACTTTGATTTATCAGCTATGTACTCGCGGCCAAAGCCCTATGTTTATCAGTTCTTCAGGTGGATTTGTTGCCGCAGTAATTGGCGCCTTGACACTTGGAACAGCACCTAACTTTACAGCGGTTCTAATCGGTGGCGTTATTGTATGCCTTATCTATTGTATCGTTGGTCTAGTAATTAACAAGTGTGGAACAGCTTGGATTAATAAGCTTCTGCCGCCATATGTTATTGGTCCAGTTGTTATGGTAATTGGTCTAAACCTAGCCACTTTCCTACCAACCTATTTCCAAGTAAATGGCGAATACAGTCTAATTGGATTTGGGCTTGGTATGCTAACTCTAATTATCACTGCACTAATTTCTCACTATGGAAAAGGATTTGTTAAAAATCTACCATTCCTATTTTCAATTTTCATTGTATATGGGCTATCCGTAATTCTTACACTCTGCGGTATTCCAATTGTTAATTTTGAACCTTTCCGTAATCTCCAGATTTTCCAGATGCCAGACTTCGCATTCTTCCATCTTGACTTTGCGAACTTTGATTGGGGATTAATGCCACAGATTCTACTACTATTTGCGCCTCTATCTCTCGTATGCCTATGTGAGCATATTTCAGACCATAAGGCTTTAAGCGCAGTTATTGGTACTGATCTAACTCAAAATCCAGGCGTAGGTCATACTCTAATTGGTGACGGTATTGCTACTGCTTTCGGCACTCTAATTGGCTCTATTCCTAATACTTCTTATGGCGAAAGTGTAGGCACAACTGGCTTCAGTAAAATTTGCTCTAAGTATGTAATTACACTAGCGGCAATTATTATGGGTGTAGCAGCTTTCTTCGGCCCGCTACAGGCTTTGCTTGTATCATTACCTTCAGCTATTTTTGGCGGCTGTGCGGCTATTCTTTATGGATACATCACTCTTTCTGGTATAAGGACTATTAAAGATAGTAATCTTGATCTTAACGATAATAAGGTTGTAACTATTATCGCCTCAATTTTAACCATTGGTGTTTCTGGTGTTGTATGTAATTTTGGGATTATCAGTATCGGTACTACTGCTCTCGCTATGTTTGTAGGTATTATTCTAAATCTAATTCTAAAGAATAAAAAGGAGACTAATCTATGAAATTTTTAGATAAGCATTTTCATATCACTGAACGTGGTTCTACATTTGGCCGCGAGGTTATTGGCGGCCTAGTAACCTTTATGGCAATGGCCTATATTATCTTTGTTAATCCATCCATTCTAGGCGTAACCGGAATGGATTATACTGCTCTAACTCTAGCTACTTGTATTAGTGCGGCAGTAGGTACATTGCTAACTGCCTTTATGGCTAATGTACCATTCGCACAGGCTCCTGGCCTTGGTATTAATGCTTTATTCACTTATACTCTATGTATGAAGATTGGCTATACATGGCAGCAGTGTCTAGCTATTACATTTATCAGCGGCTGCGTTTTCCTTCTTATTACTCTTTCACCACTTCGTCATAAGATTATTGAAGCTATTCCAGCCCAGTTAAAGCGTGCTATTAGTGTAGGCATTGGTCTCTTTATTGCCTTAATTGGTCTTATCAATGCTGGCATTGTTACCGCAAACAACAATCTACTTGACCTTGGCTCAATTACATCGGGAGCACCATTACTCACCCTAATTGGCCTAGCTATTACTGCTATCCTACTTGTATTTAAAGTGCGGGGTGCAATTCTCTATTCTATCATTGCCACTACCCTAATTGGTATTCCTCTTGGTGTAACTAATACAGCTGTATCTTTAAATTTTGAAAATCTCTCACTTGCACCAACATTCTTCCAGCTTTCATTTACTGGACTAACCGCCCTCGGTATTTTCCCGCTAATTACATCTATTTTAACCCTATGTATGTGTGATTGCTTTGATACTGTTGGCACTCTTACTGGATGTGCGGCCGGCTGTGATATGTTAGATGAAAACGGTAATATGAAGAGCAAGGATATGTCTCGTGCTCTTACTGCTGATGCTCTGGCTACCGTTGGTGGATCACTACTTGGTACAAGTACCGTTACTACATTTGTTGAAAGTTCTACTGGTGTTGCCGCTGGTGCTCGTACTGGTCTTGCTTCTGTAGTAACTGGATTACTATTTGCACTAGCTTGTTTATTTGCTCCTATTGCTGGTATTGTTCCATCCGCAGCAACTGCTCCTGCTCTAATTATTGTTGGTATCTTTATGATGAAGAATGTCAAGTATATTGATTGGAACGATATGGAAATTGCTATTCCAGCATTCTTAACAATCGCAATGATGCCGTTCTCTTATTCAATTAGTGATGGTATTGGATTTGGACTAATTTCTTATGTTCTCTTAAAAGCTGTTCGCGGCAAGTTTAAGGAAATTCCAGTTCTAATGTATTTCTTGGCGGCATTATTTGTAGTAATGTATATTGTGGCTTAAAATTGAGGAGTTGAAATTTCAACTCCTCTTATTTGACTTTTTTTAAATTTCAAGTATAATATATATAGAAAGAAAAGAAAGGAGCTTATTATGACAGAACACCAAACATTAATTTATAATTTTCTTAAATATCATCATCTAAAAGAACCCAACTTTTGCCCAATTGGTATGGACAGATTAGAAAATGGTGTATTTCCACATTATAATTGTAAACAGATAGAACTATTTGGAAATATTCATACTACTAAAAGAGAAATGTCCGAAATGGAAAAGCTTGGACTCGTAAAACATTACTGGTTTAAAGACCATGGAAATTGTTACTATGCTATATAAAAAGGAGAAATAAATTATGGGTTTGGATGTACATATCGTAATGGCTAAAAATCGACAGCAGGTTCAGGATGAAAACTTTTGGAATGAGTGCCATACTGGTTGGGTAAAGGATGAAGACGGTTATATTGATTTTACTGTGCCAAGTGAAGTGTACTACGCACGTAAATTCTGGAGTCTTTATACCCCAATGTGTCGGCGGTTTAACCTTGAAAATGGTGATTGGAGTGCCCCGCTAACTAAGGATGATATTGAAGAAATGATTTATATTGCCACTCACGAAAAGGATTATTTCTACTCTTTTGATACTGTTGCAGATTTGTGCGAAATTTTGTATAACTATGATCGAGCAACCGAAGCAGGAATGGTCTTCTTGTTTGGTGGAGATTATTAAAGTTTGACGCTAATGAAATTACCTATCTGTTGAAGATAAGTAATTTCTTTATACAGGAGATGTGTGATTGAATGACACAAACATATAACAATATAAAAGAAATATGTGATAATTTTATTAATTGGATGCGAATTAAAGGATATACGCAGCAAGAAGTCGCAGAGATATTAAATATTTCTCGTTCGCATCTTAATAAAGTTATTAATGGAAAAACCAATCCATCTATTTATTTATTGGAAAAAATAGAAAAACTAATGGAGGAGTAATTATGGCGCTTTATGCTGTATTTAATATGAAAGTAGCAAACGAATTAGAAAAGCAAGGATTTAAAGTTGTGAAAATGGATAAAAACCATAAAGACCCACGATACATGGTATATTACTTTGAAGATAGCGTAGAATTTAGAGAAGCATTACACCCATTAATTACAAAAAAGAAATAATCTAAACATATAAACAAATAAACGAGGTGTATAATATGAATTATGCCAATCAATTAAAATTGGTTTTAACCAATTTAGAACAAATACTTCATAAGGCGGGAAGTAAAAATAGATTTATTCAGCCTATTGATTTTAAATATGAAGCCGCAGCAATGCGTAATCTTAATGGTAATACTTTTAAAGTATGGAGATATTTGCTTCGTTGGTATGGTAAACCCGCTCAGTTCTATTATTCTCCTGCGGCAATTCGTAAAGAGTTAGGCTTGGGAGAAAATGGTGCTACTTCCGCACGAAAAGAATTAGAATCAAAAGGATATATTCAGCCAGTAGAAGGTAAACCTAATGTATATACCTTTACTCCGGTTCTTCCTATTGATTATGAAACATTAAAAAATAAGAACGATTGGGACGAAGGTGAGGATGAATGATGCCACGAAAAAAGTGGCATTGATAGACACGAAAATCGTGGTAGCATGCCACGAAAATCGTGCCATTCGTATAGACAAAAATCGTGGATATGCCACGAAAATCGTGAGATACTCCACGAAAATCGTGTAAGTAATATAAATATAATATAAATATAAATAATAATATAAAATATAAATATTAAATAAAAATATGGTTGGCGGCCGCCAACATAGATAAAAACTTGACAATATAATAGAATTATGATATAATAAAAGAAAAAGGAGTCTATGTATGTTAGAAGGAATTACGATACTTGAAACTTAGCCTATAACAGAGACGAGTATTTGGGGTTTAATTATTGTTTTATTTGCTATAATATGTGTTGTTATAGGAATTACTATTGCAAATGATTATACTATAGGCTGTTATATATTAATTATTGGATGTATAGCATTTATAGTTGCAATTGTTGGAATATTTACATTTTTAGATATACCAACTGGCCACAATAAATACACAGTTCAATTTGATAAATCATATACAGCAACTGAATTATATGATGCTGGTTATCAAATTGAAGAACATTTACCATATAGTGAAGTTTATATTATAAAGGAGATTGAAACAAAATGATTAAAATTATTGGCGCCCGCAATACAGGCAAAACAAAACTATTACTTGAAGCCGCAAATAAAGTTCAAGGAACTGTTCTTGCGGAAAATAAAGAAGCACTTAAAGTGAAGGCAAATGCTTATGGCTTCTATGATGTTAATATTATTGATTATCAAGACCTAATTGATGGCAATTATTATTTTGGGCAGCCATTTTATATTCAAAAAGCTGAGCTGTTTCTTGAAACTTTTTCCAAAAGACAAGGTTTAGATTTACAAGGTATAACATTTACGGAGGATTAATATGATTATTCCTACTCAATATACACCTCAAACATTTGCTCAACAAGTTCAGGAAATTATGGAGCACTATCAGGCTCGTGCAGAACAAGCTGAAAAATTCGCGGCCAAAACGCGAGCAGAAATTGATGCCGCCGCAGAACAAAAAAATCAGGAAGAAATTAAACGATTAAAGAATAATTTTTCACTAGTTTATGGCATGTTTGATTTTCCACAAGAAAAAGAACGATGGCTAGCATTTTGCAAGAAACATGAAAAATGTCGCTTATTAGCAAACGTAGACGGCGGAAAAATGCCATATATAATTCCTTATGGTACAGGCATTGGTTGTTGTTATACTGCTGTATGTCAAGCTTGCGGCGAAAAAGAAAATATTACGTATAGTGAAGGATGGTAATTTATGGGAAAATATGATTATTATACTGCCATGTATGATGATATTGCTGATTATGTAAAAGATAATAATATTGATTTGTCTGAATATGGTGATGATATTGAGGATATTACAGAAAAATTAGAAGAAGAATTATGGAGCGAAGATTCTATAACCGGCAATGGCGGTTTCGGTTATGATACTAATTCTAATTGTGAAGAATATTTGTGTCATAATTTAGATATATTATTTGAAGCAATTTATGACTTTGATTTTGATACTAATTATCATCATTTAGACAAAGAAAATCTACCTAAAACATTAGATAGCTTAATCCGCTGCTATATACTAAATAGCGTATTATATACTTATGTAAAAGATAATTGGAGGAATGAGGAATGAATAAATATCCATATATAAAAATTAATTATACACTCGAAACAGATGTAGAAGCAATTGAGAAAGATGTTGATGAACTAAACAATATTTTAGAACGCTTCTCTGCTGCTATGAATCAAGAAATTATTCTTATTATTGGTAATGAAGTTTATAGAATTGATGAAAGTAAAAAGTCAAGTAATTAAAACTTGACTTTTTTCTAACTTATGGTATAATATAATTATAAGGAAAAGGAGGCTGATAAAGTGGCTTATGATATTAATTCAATTGAAAGTCTTACTTTTAAAGAAGGGGTAAGACAGCGTATTCAGATGTATTTGGGATCAGATGATATTGAAGGCACGTATCAGGCCCTTAAAGAAATCATCAACAATAGTACTGATGAAGCTCTCGCCGGATACGGTAAGAAAATTGAAATTACTCTTGATGAGAGCATGAATAGAGTAGCAGTTCGTGACTATGGCCGCGGCTGCCCGTTTGGTATCCGTGAAAATGGTGAGAATGTACTTGTTTCTATTTATACTCAATCTCATACTGGCGGCAAGTTTTCTCACGATGCTTACAAAAATGCTTCGGGTCTTAATGGCATCGGAGGTAGCTGCGTATGCCTTTCAGCCGCAGAATTTACTGTAAAAAGCTATCGTGACGGAAAGTGCGCGATTGCCTATTTTCAAAAGGGAGACCTTAAAGATTATAAAGAAGTTCGCACTACGGTAAAAACTACCGGAACTTTTATTGAATTTATTCCAGACCCGGAAGTATTTTCTAACGGACCTATTGGTTATTCTTATAGTCGTATTTGCCGTGATATTCAGGATATTTCTTATCTATATCCAGGAATTGAATTTGTAGTTTCTAATGGAAATGATACAAAGACATATTGTGCTAAAAATGGTATTGTAGACTTCGTAGCTGAACAAGTAACGAAGCCTCTTCAAAAGCATATTATCACCAGTTCAGCAACCGATGGTACTGACCAAGTAGAAATTGCTTTTCAATGGGGCAGCCGTCGTGAAATGCCATATGTTTTTGTAAATGGTCTTCGTTGTCCAGAACTTGGAACTCCAGTAACCGGCGCACGTAGTGCTATTACAAAGACATTTAATTCACTATCTGGTCAAGATTTTGATGGTGAATATATTCGTAATAATTTATTTTACGTAATTAATTGTAAAGTAGAAAATCCTTCATTTGCTAACCAAACCAAGACTAAAATTAACAACTCATCACTTCGTACTCTTGCAACTACTGCTTTCACTAACGCTCTAAAGGATATGTATGTAAAATATCCTTCAGAATTTACTACTATTGTAGAAATGCTGAAAAAGGTAGAGAAAGCAGAAGCCGCAGCAGAACGCGCACGTAATGCGGTTCTTAATCTTGAGAAGAAAGAAACTGAGCAGAAGAAACAAAAGATTACTTCTTCTGATAAGTTTAAAGATTGCGAAAAGCACGGCCAAGACTCAATGCTAATTATCTGCGAGGGTAATTCAGCACTTGGCGGCTTAATGCCCGCGCGCGATGTTAATAAGGAAGCACTCTATGCCGTGCGCGGTAAAGTAAAGAATCTTCTAAAACATCCACTTGATGAATGTCTTGAGAACCAAGAAATCAGTGACATCATTATGGCGCTTGGCTGTGGTATTCAAGATAAGTACAATAGCCGAAAGCTTAATTATGGAAAAGTAGCTATCGCAACTGATGGTGATGTTGATGGCTATTCTATTATGTGCCTGATCTCTACAATGTTCTATGTCCTTATGCCAAAATTTATTCTTGAAAATAGACTTTGTTGGCTTCGAGCTCCTCTTTATAAGATTGAGAAGGGTAATAATAAACTATTTGCTTATAATGATGAAGAGCTTGCGAAAATAAGGCAGGGACGAGAGAGTTGGGAGATCACGCGCGCAAAGGGCTTGGGAGAACTCTCCGCGGATGATATGGAACATTCAATGCTTCATCCAACTGAACGGCGTCTTGAAATTCTTTCAATTTACGATGTTGAACTCGCGGCTAAAAGTATTCAAATGCTTATGGGCCCAGAAGTTGAAGGAAGAAGACAGTTCTTGTTTGATAATGTGGACTTTAGTGTTATAAATAGGTAAAATTATGAAACTTATAATTTTAAAAATTACAGAACCACATGGCTGGGTAATAGCTAACACTATTTGTGAAAAATATCCTTCATTTATAAAAGTCAATTATAGTGATGAAATATTTATTAATTCATTAATGATTCCACAAACCACTTCATTAGAAGAGCTAAGTCGGGCCATAGAATATTGGTTTACTATAAGATTTAAAGAAAATAAACATTTATTAATATTAACTAATAAAACAGAAGAAGAGAATACTAAGTTAATTGAAATGTTAGATAATATTAATTTAGATAATTATTGTATATTAATTTGTAATGATTTTATGAAAAAAATTTTTAATAACAATTGACTTATTTCAAAATTTATAATATAATATTTTTATAAAAGGAGAGAAATAAGATGAATAAAAATAATTCTACTAGTGGCGGCATTGGTTTTACTGGCCTACTTACAATAGTTTTTATTGTATTGAAGCTCTGCCATGTTATAGAATGGTCATGGCTTTGGGTGCTTTCACCTATATGGATTTCTCTTGTAATTAGTATTGGTATAATTATTTGGTTTATACATAAATATTGACAATAATTATATTGATTTTAGTATTATAAATAGGTGATATGAAAGGATAAAATTTATGGCTAATAAAAAAACAGATAATCAGTGGTATGGTAAGGGATTTGAACAGGCGATCGTAATGGTTAAAAAACATTTACCAAAGGATAATCCTTATCCAGAACATATTACCGATCTGGATTGGCGTCAAATTTTAACAAATGCGGCTATCTTTATTGAACAATATGAAAAGCGTTATGGTGAAATTATTACTATTACTTGGATTGGTAATAAAACTAATAACGCTGATGGCGACCTTATTATTAATAATGAAATTATTGAAGTAAAATATATAGAAAGTAGCGGAAAAGGGACTTGGTTCAATACAACTTTATTTAATACTAGAGATAGGTATGGATTTGCTAAAACACATAAAGAGTATATGATTGAATATCATTTATATGACATTTTAGTAGAACATTTAGGAGATAAAGTTAGTTATGAAAATGAATCGCCAGTCAGTCAAAAAATAGCTAAATCTATTAACAGTAATGATGCCAAATGGTATAAAGATTATAGTAAGCTTGAAGCAAAAGTACGAATGAAATTCACTAAAGATTTTTTTGAATATTTAAAAAATAATCCTCAAATTGAAAAACAATTTGTTATGGATACTGTTACTAAAGGTATTTGTAATAAACAAATTCCTGATAAATTAATTGTTTTTTGTTATGGCAAAAGTACAATTCAGGATGTTTATACAAAACAAGATTTAATGAATCTTTATGGTGACGGAAAAGTATCAATGACTAAGAGACAAAAATTAGGTATGTACGCAGGAAAGATTAGAATTTCTATTGGATGGCAGAATTGTGGCGGATTAAACAATCCTACTATTCGTGGTTTTATAAAATAAAGGTGATTTTATATGGTGAATTTAGACAAATTTTACACAAAGCCAACTATCGCATATCAATGTTATAATTTTCTCAAACAATATTATCCAGAAATAGATAAAGAATATTTTTTGGAGCCTTCCGCTGGTTCTGGAAATTTTTTGCCCTTTTTGATAAAATATGATGCTTTTGATATTAAACCAGAAGGAGACAATATTAAGTAGGCAGACTTTTTAACATTAGAATTACCTCGTAATGATTATATTACTATTGGCAATCCACCTTTTGGGAAACGATCAAAATTAGCTATTGAATTTTTTAATCATGCAGCAAAATATAGTAAAATTATTGCTTTTATAGTCCCAGTATCATTTATGAAATGGGGTGTACATAAAGAATTAGATTCTAACTTTAATTTACAAGCATATATGTATTTACCCGAAAATAGTTTTACAGATAATGGTAAAGATTTTTCTGTACGATGTGTATTTCAAATTTGGACAAGAGAAAATATTTCAAATAATTTACGTATTTTAAAAGCACCACCCATTAAACATAAAGATTTTAATATTTGGTAGTATAATGCTACGCCTGAAGCCATGAAATATGTAGATGAAAATTGGAAATATGCTTTATATCGACAAGGATATAAAGATTATCATCATTTATTTTTAAAAGATAAAGAATATAGTATAGTAAAAGAACAAATGAAAAATAATATACAATTTTTCTTTGTTGAACCTTTATGTGAACAAGCAGATAGATTTATGCTTGAAGCTGATTTTGAAGGATTGGCAGCAAGAAATACTTCTACACCTGGTTTTGGAAAAGCGGATTTCGTCTCATATTATATTCAATGGCTAAACGAATAATTGACAATAATTAAATTTTATGATATAATAAATATATAAAAAGGAGGATGATAAGCCTTGATTTATGAAACCGATTTTCAAAAATCAATTGAGGATGCTTTTCTTGCTTATGGCGCATCCGTAGCGCAGGAAAGAGCTATTCCCGATGTGCGCGATATGATAAAAATTGGCTTGCGGCAGGGATTGTATGCGCAGTACAGCAATAAGCTAACTTATAAGGATAAATACCAGAAGGCACAAAAGTCTGTAGCCGCCGCAATGAGCCAGTCATACGTTCACGGTGATGCCGCAATGTATGATACTTTTATCCGTGCTGCACGTCCTTGGTCTTATCGTTATCCTCTTGAGGCAGTTCAAGGTAACTTTGGCAATCCTACATCTCCAGATAGTCATGCGGCCGCACGTTATGTAGAAATGAAGGCGGCTGAAATTAGTAATGTGCTATTTGATGGATTAAAGAAGAACGCAATTGGAGACCAGTATTATAATAACTACGATGATACCGAATTAATTCCTTCTGTATTCCCATCTATTGGCTTTTGGAATATTGTAAATGGATGCTCTGGTATCGCAGTTGCGTTAGCAACAAGCGTACCAACATTCAATCTAAAAGAAGTTAATAATGCTCTTGTTACTCTTATTAGGAATCCAGACGCAACATTTGATGAAATTTATTGTGCTCCGGACTTCCCATGCGGCGGAACCATTACAAATGCGGCCGCAGTTAAGGAATCATTAAGGGTTGGAAAAGGTGAGTCAGCTCGTATTCGTGCTCATCTCGAATATATTCCAGACCAGAATATGATTAGAGCAACCGAACTGCCATACAGTGTCTTCACAAATACAGTAATTGATCAACTCGCTGAAATTACTTCTGAACATCCAGACTATGGAATTGAACGTGTAGTAGACCACACCAAAAAGGAAGCAGACATTAGGATTTATCTTACGAAAGGAGTAAATCCTAATCGTATGATGGAGAAGTTATATAAAGACACTTCTCTTGAAAATTGGTTTTCGATTAATATGGTTCTACTAGACCAAGGCCGTTTTCCAAAGGTATTTGGATGGAGAGCAGCGTGTGAAGCGTATATTGCTCATATTAGACAGTGTAAGCGCAATATTATTCAATATGATTTGGATAAAGCTCTCGCACGGAAAAATATTGTAGATGGTCTAATTAAGGCATACTCAATTATTGATGAGATTGTAGCACTCATTAGAGCTTCTTCTAATCCAGCTGAGGCTTCAGAAAAACTTATTTCTATATATGAATTTAATGAAGAGCAAGCAAAAGCAATTCTAGCAATGAAGCTTTCATCTTTAACAAAGCTAGATATTGTAAAATTAACTAATGAGCAGGCACAACTTATACAAGATATTGAGAAGTATCAGCACTTATTAAATACCCCATCTGCGCTGGATGAAGAACTAATTAAAGCACTAGAAGAAGTCGTCAATAAATATGGTGATGCTAGACGTACTCAATTATCAAATACTATTGCCACTGATGAGGAAGTAGAACTTCCAGAAGAAAAAGAAGTAGGCATTATGCTGTTTGATAATGATATTATTAGAATTGTAGAAAAAGACGAGCTTCAGGGTGGTAAACGTGGACGTAAAGGCGTAAATATCAAACCGCCTAAAAACGCTAATCTTATGAATACACTTTACACCACCAATCTTGGTAATGTATTAGCATTTACAACTAGCGGCCGAATGTATAATTTCTCAATTAGTGATTTAAATCTAAATAAAGATTATTCTATTTACGAAATGATTACGCCGCAAGACAATGAAAAAGTTATTCTTCTAATTGATGGCACTTCATTCTATGCTTATCATCATCTAGTGACAGTAAGCAAGAATGGATATATTAAGAAAAGCCATACAGAAGAATATCGTGTTCGCGCAAAGAAAGGCACTTCCGCAGTCAAACTTGAAGACGGTGATAAACTAATTGGCGCTTATTTATCTATGGACGACAGCGACAGAATGTTTATTGTGTCTAGTAGCGGTAATTATAACTTCTATGGTCTAACTGAAATTAGTGCTACTGGCCGCACAACCAAGGGTGTCCGCGCCATCAAGTTGGATAAAAATGAAAGTATTCAAACAGCAACTATTATTAGAAATGGTATTACTTATAAAGGTATTCTTTCCATTACTACTAATGGTAAAGGCAAAATTACTTCAATAGAAGACTTCCCAATGACCTCGAAAGGCATCAAAGGTAATCAAGTTATGTCTCTCAAAAATGAAGTAATTGCGCTAGTATATGCTGTTCCCGATGCGCAAGAACGACTCTTCATTTCCGCAAACAACAAAGCAGTAATGATTGAAGTTAGCTCAATTCCAACTCAAAATAGAATGACTAGCGGCTCACTAATTATTGATGCTCGCAATTCTAATACAACAATTGAAATTATGTGAGGAATAGTTATGAATAAGGAATATTAGAACCTATTTAAAGAGCTTGCTCACGCAGTTGAATTACTCGCTGAGCAGGTTATGGAATATGACCATAATCACAATGATGATAAGGGCGAAAAGACCGCACAGATTATGCGAGATGATTTTGCCGCCCTCACTGATAAATTAAGTGCCGAAGAATTTGTACTAGAACGTAATGATTATATTAAATTGCTTACAGGCACTTATATTATCATTAATAATCTAGAAGATAAAATCACTAATATTAGAAATACTATTAATGGTTATAAGACAAATGTTAATGCGAAATTACAACGCATTATGAATGAAACCAAAACAAATGAAGAGGCAAATATTTTAGCAAACGAACTGTTTAATATTTGACTTTTCTTAAAATTATGTTATAATATAATTGTCAAAAGGAAAAGAGGCTCTAAAAAATTATTGAGCATTTGATGAAGATAAATATTTGACAAATAAAATAAAGTTTGATATAATATATATATAAGATAGGGAACAAAGAATTAGCTACTCTTTGAGATAATGTCGCTCCGAAGGCAAGCTATCCTATAATTACAATCCACGGAGGGATTAGTATGGGATATATTTATAAAATTGTAAATGATGTAAATGATAAAATTTACATTGGATAGACCCGAAATGAAATAAAGTATAGATGGCAACATCATTTATGGAAAGGTCATCATCCAGAAAAATTAGATACCGATTATCCGCTCTATCGTTCGATGCGAAAATATGGATTTGAACATTTCCATATAGAAGTAATAGAAAAGATTGAAAATGATAATTTAAATGAGCGAGAAAAATATTGGATACAGTATTTTGATTGTGTTACTCCAAAAGGATATAATTGTTCTTTTGGCGGAGATGGAGTAGAAAAATTTAATTCAAATGAAATCTTAGCATTCTTTAATTCTACTGGTAAGAAGAATGCTTCTGAAACGGCACGACAATTTGGGTGCTCAATTTAGACAGTATTGAAAATTTTAGAAGCTAATGATTTATCTGGCCAAGGACAATATCAACCAGTCTATCAAATTGATAGAAATACAGGTGAAATTATTGAAGAATTTTCTTCATTAAAGGAAGCTCAAGAAGCAGTACATATTGGTAGAACCCAACTATGGAGTGCTGTTAATGGCGAAGCAAAGACGGCTGGCGGGTATATCTGGTGTAAGATTTAGGATTATGATAATTTCAATATAGATAATTATATTGATAATAAAAATTTAGCTATTCGTTGTATTGAAGAAAATAAAACTTTTCCAACAATATCAGCGGCAGTAAAATGGCTAAAAGAGACCGGTCGAGCGGCAAAAGCATATAATGCTAATATTAGTAAAGTATGTGATATACCAAATCGGACCGCCTATAAATTTCATTGGTCAAGCATTTGACAAAAATAAAAAATTTTGATATAATAAATATATAAAGAGGAAAAGGAGAAAAACCTTACCGCTTATAAATTATATAATATATATAAATAAAAGGAGATTGATAATTATGACCGCAAATAGTGAGTTAGTATTGAATTTTTTGAAGAAGAATTATGGTAAGGAATTTAGCAAGGCTGAAATTGCTGAGGCTCTAGGCATTTCTATCCCCGCCGTAACCGGCACTATGAATGCTCTAGTTAAGAATAAGCTAGCTGAGAATACCCGTGAGGAAACCGTTGAGGTAACCCCTGCTACTGAGACTCGTAAGGCCGTAACCAAGGTTGTAAAGTATCATACGCTAACTGAAGCTGGTCTAGCTTATGATCCTGTTGCTGCTGAGGCTGAAAAGCTAGCCGCTAAGGAAGCCGCAAAGGCTGAACGTGCTGCTGCTCGTGCTGCTGCTACGGCCGCAAAGGAAGCCGCTGGCGAGTAATTTTGAAATAAAGCGGCGGTTCCTAAATTGGAACCGTCGTTTTTATATCTTGACTTTTTGTCAAATTTATAATATAATAAAATTGTAAAGAAAAAATACACATTAAAAAGAAAGAGGTAAAAGTTTATGAGTAAAAATATTATGACAGAAGCTAATAACAAGGTAAATATCGTCGGTAAGCTAATGGACGTTACGCTAGGTAGCGGAACTCTTAGTGATGGTCGCAAGTATGAGCGTGCATCTCTAACTGTTCGTGTAAATCAGACTTTTGGTGGACGTGAAGAGATTAGCGAAATTCCGCTAAGTATGTTTGCGACTCAGTATACAAAGACTAATAAGGTAAATCCTGCGTATGAGCAGATTCAGAATCTTAAGAAGATGAAGACCGCGCAGAATGTAGGCATTGATGAGGCTGATACAGTCCGTGTAAGTGGCGCAACCCTTCGTGAGAACAACTTCGTATCTAAGAGCGGCCAGCTAATTAATGGTTGGCAGATTAATACTTCTTTCATTGGAACTACTAATGCAAGTGATGTTGCAACTTTCCAGGAAGAACTTTTCATTATGGATATGCACGATGAGGTTGATCGTGAAGGCGATCCTACCGGTCGTCTTGTAATTAAGGGTGGCATTGTTCAGTATGGCGGCAAGCTTGATGTCCTTGAATTTATTGTAGAGCAGCCCGAAGCGGTTGAATTTATTAGCCGTAATTGGAACGTCAATGATACGATTGGCACCGTTGGTCGCATTCGTGTAACTTCTCAGGAAGAGAAGTCCAGCGGTAAGACTAGTTCTTGGGGTGAGGATATTCCCGAGACTACTACTCGTTTTGTCCGTGAGCTTATTATCACCAAGGGTGACGATGAGGGACATGAGGAAGAGTTCGCATATGATCCTACTGATATTAAGAAGGCATTCAATGTGCGTAAGGCTCTAATTGAGCAGATGCAGACTGAGGCAACTCAGACTAAGCCTGCGGCAACCACAGCATCCGCTTCTAAGTATAGTTGGGAGTAATCCTAACTATACTTTAAGAGGAGTGTGATGATTTATGGATTTAGATATTTTTTCTCTTGAACCATCTAAGATTTCTCGTGACTTAAAGGGTAAATATATTCTCATTTATGGCCAGCCTAAAACTGGTAAGTCTACATTTGGTAGTCAATTGCCGCGTGGGCTGTTCCTAAATTTTGAACAAGGCACTAATGCATTAGCTGGTATCCGTAGTGTGCCGATCTTGCGGTGGTCAGATTTTAAGAAGGTTCTTTCCCAGTTACGTAAGCCGCAGGCTCGTGAAATGTATGATACAATTGTAGTTGATACTGCCTCTATTGCTTGGCAGCTATGTGAAAAGTATGTTTGCCAGCGAGAGGGCGTCGAAAGTATCCGTGAAATACCTTGGGGACAAGGTTGGGGTATGCTTCGTAATGAGTTTGCTGAGTGTTGGCGTGAAATTACTCTTCTTGGATTTGGTATCCTCTTTATCGCTCATAGTAAAGAAAAGCCTACAGAAATGCAAGATGAAGATGGTAATACCATTACCGCGGTCGCACCTGATCTTCCCAATCAGTGTTATACAATTATCAACTCTATCGTTGATATTATTGGTTATCTTCAGGTTCAAATGAATAACGATGGTACTTCTGAACGATTCCTATATACACGTTCAACTCCTACAGTATTTGCTGGTAGCCGTTATCAGTATCTTGCACCAAAAATAAAGTTTGGTTATCAAGAACTCGTAGATGCAATTGGCAATGCCATTGATATGGCAGTTGAGCGTGATGGAGCACAGGTAACAGACCATACAGAAATTGCTCAGATTAAAGACCGTCCCTTCCCAGAAATTATGGATGAAGCTAAAAATATTTGGATGACATATCTTAATAATACTACTACTGATGAAGAAAAAGATCAGCATCTTAATATTATGCGTGATATTATTCGCAAAGTGTTCGGTACAGAAGACTTCAAGTTAAGTCAGGCAGTGCCTTCACAAGCAGACTTGTTAGAACTCTTCATCTCAGAAATGAAAGACTTGTTATAAAAACTAGGCCCGTAAGGGCCTTTTTATTTGACAATTTTTCAAAATTATGATATAATAATTATAGACTATTAGAAGGAGATGTTTATATGGCAAAACTTACAAAGAAATGCTTCGGGTGTAAGCAAGAGTTTAGAAACGAAGAGTTGGTGTATTATGCCTCTCCAACTGCAAATACTGGCTATAATTATTGTCCAAAATGTTTAGCTGAAAAGCAAGCACGAGAACGTTTTAGTTATAAAGTATGTAATATTTTTGGATTAAAAGCACCAGGACCGCGCATTTGGACTGAACGTAAGCGGCTACAAGAAAAATATGGATACACAGATGATATAATTGTAGATTGTTTAGATTATATTTATAATGTAGAGCATAAAAAGAAAATAGCAGAATCTCTTTGTTTAGTAAATCCAATGACAGTAGAAAAAATGAAAAGATATAAATCAGCGGAAGAATATAATGCACAAAAGATTATTGATGCTATGAGCCAAAAAATTCAAAAATATGTAGTGCCGATAAAAGAAAATAAAAAAGAAAATAAAAACGCTATTAATCTTGATGAATGGCTAGAAGATTAAGGCGGTGGTATAATTGGTTTTATCAGATAAAAGAGCATATCAAAATGTAATAGGCTGTTTGATGCTAAATCCATCTCTACTATTAGAATATACTGATATTAATGCACGAGATTTTGATGTGAAATGCGCAAGATACAGTTTTGCGATTATTAAGTTATTGTATGAGTCTGGCGCACAAGTGCTTACTCCAATGGATGTAGATATGGAAATGGAGAAGCATAGCGCAAGTTATATTACATATCAGAAAGAGCATGGATTAGAGTTCCTTAAAGAGAGTTATGAAAATGCTCAGCCTGGTAATTTTCAATCATCATATAATAATCTAAAAAAATATTCATTATTGCGGCGGCTTCGTGAAGAAAAATATGATATTAGTGAGTATTATTTAGAGGATAAGGATATACAAAATCCTATTCAAGAAATTGAAGTTCAGCAGCATTTTGATGAATCAAGTTTGGAAGATATTTTAAACACAATTGAAAGTAAATATAATGTCATTAGGAATGATTATCTTAATGGCGGGCATTTAAAAGGAGACCCAGCAGAAGGATTGGCAGAATTAATTGATGAATTAAAAACAAGTCCCAGTATTGGACCCAGTTTGGAGGGTTCAATTTTTAGTACTGTTTGCCGCGGAGCTCGTGAAGGATGCTTTTATTTGAAGTCAAGTTCAAGTGGTTCTGGTAAAACGAGAACATCAGTATTTGATGCATGTCATATCGCATTTCCAGAACGATGGTCTGTTGAAGATGAATGTTTTGTTGAAGAAGTAGATTATAATGGCGAGTTTAGACAGCCGCGAAAGACATTATTCATCGTAACCGAGATGGATAAGGAAGAACTTCAAACAATTATGTTGGCATATTTATCTGGCGTAAATGAAGATCATATTCTCACTGGTAGATATGAATGGGATGAAGAAAGAAGAGTACGATACGCGGCAAAAATTATTAATAAGTATCGTGAATATTTTATCATTGAAGAGATAAGTGAACCAAACTTGGTTAATGTGCAAGCAACAATTAAAAAATATGCAACGCTGGAACATGTAAAATATGTATTCTTTGATTATATTCATTCTACTGCAAGTATGATTAGTCAATTCGCACATAATAATTTAAGAGAAGACGTGGTACTAATGCTATTAGCAAATGAATTAAAACAACTTGCAAAGGATTATCATCTTTTTATTTTTTCTGCAACTCAGGTAAACATGAATGCGATGGATGATGATGGTAGTTTTAAAAACGAAATGAGTATTCGTGCATCCAAAGCTATTGTTGATAAGGCAGATATGGGATATGTAATGACTAAAATCGGCCCAAAAACTTGGAATAGTTTAGTTCCAACTTTAAAAGTTGCTGCACGTCAAGGACTTATTCCAGCAGAATATATAGATGATGAAACTCAACAGCCAACTCATATTCTTGATATTTATAAAATGCGACGTGGCCGTTATAAGAATGTTCGTATTTGGATTAATCTTAATTTGGGAACTGGACAAAGAAAAGATTTATTTATTACAACCGCAGATAATCAGCCGTTAATGAACGTAATTGATATATTTGAAGATTGTAAATTTATTAAAGTAGAAGATTGGCGGGGAAAATAAATGATTACAACATTACGCAATTTGGATACAGAATTAGATAAAATAAATCTAACTACATATGATATTATTAATTCTCTTACATTAAAAGATGTAGAGTATTTTTTAACAAGTCTAGGTGTAGATCAAATTGTTGTTAATCAAGAACGTGAATATATTATTTGTCCAACTATTTGTCATAATCCATTACACGAAACCGCAAGTATGAAGTTGTATTGGTATCACGATCATAAGATTTTTAGATGTTATACTGAGTGTAATGAAGCAATGTCCATCTTTAGGCTCTATCAAAAGTTCTGTGCGTTGAACTTTAATAGAGAAGTAAATGATATAGAGGCAAAAGAATATGTATTATCGTGTATTAAACATGATATAGTCCATATTGATTATGATGAAAGCGAATATACATTAGATTTAGATAAATATAAATATACAAATAATATTCCAGAGCTGCCAGAGTATCCAGCGGAAACAATTAATTATTTTACAAAGTATTATCATCCCAGCTGGCTGGCAGATGGTATTTTGCCGCAAGCTATGGATAAGTTCAATATTCGTTTCTCAATTGGACAAAATAAAATTATTATCCCCCATTATGATATAAATGGACGATTAATTGGTATTCGCGGCCGAGCTCTAGAACAAGCTGAAATAGATAATTATGGTAAATATCGTCCAGTTCAAATTGGTAAAACAATGTACTCTCATCAGCTTCAATTTAACTTATATGGTATTTATGAACATAAAGAAGCGATAAAGAAGCGGCGAGTAGCCGTCATTGCGGAAGCAGAAAAATCTGTATTATTAGATGATGGTTATTATGGTGAATGGAGCAATTGTGTTGCGTGTTGTGGCTCCAATATAAATAAATATCATATTAGTTTATTAACAAATCAATTAGGAGTAAATGAAATTATTATCGCTCTTGATAAAGAATATACAGAAAGCTATGATGAAAAAGGTAAGGCTTATCGCCGCAAGTTAGAAGAAATTTGTAAGAAATATAACACGCAAGCATCATTTTCATATATATGGGATTATGAAAATTTATTAGAGGAGAAAGATTCTCCGTTTGATAAGGGCCGAGATATATATGAATATTTATTAAAGAATAGAGTAAAGGTAAGGTAATGCGTATGAGATATAAGTTAAGAAATCATTTTACAACAGACCCAAATCATGCCCTAGAAGAAATTCTTCGTAATAGAGGAGTAGAGGATATTGATAACTTTGTGGCACCAACTTTTTCCTGTGAATTAAACCCATATGATTTAGAAAATATTGAAGCAGGTGCCGATATGTTATTAAAGCATCTGCTAGCATATCATAATATTCTCTTCATTGTAGATCAAGACGCTGATGGTTTTACGAGTTCTAGCATTTTATGGCTCTATATTAAGAAAGTTTTTCCAGATGCTAAACTTAGCTTTATGATTCATGAACATAAACAACACGGTTTAAGTGATGTAATTGATAAGATTGAAATTAATCCTATTTATGATTTAGTTATTTGCCCTGATTCAGCGAGCTATGATGTGGAAGAACATCGTCGTTTAAAAGAACTAAATATGGATTGTCTTGTGTTAGACCATCACGAACAACTTTATAATGATAACGGCGAACCTATTATCAGCAATGAGCCGAATACAATTATAATTAATAATCAGTTATCTCCTAGGTATAAGAATAAATCATTATGCGGAGCTGGTGTTGTATATAAATTCTGTGAAGTATTAGATGATACATTAGAATTGGTAGAACCGCTAGCTACTAATTATTTGGATTTAGTAGCACTTGGCGAAATTGCGGATGTAATGGATAGAACTAATGTAGAAACTAATTATCTAATGCTTACTGGTTTAGCTAATATTAAAAACAAGGGTATTAGCACATTAGTAGAATCACAGTCGTTCTCATTAAAAGATAAAGCAGTATATCCATATGTAGGCTTAACTCCTATTGATATTGCTTTCTATATTGCTCCACTAATTAACGCTATTACTCGCGTAGGCAGTATGACAGAAAAAGAAACAATGTTCTATTGTTTTATTGAGCCAGATAGGCCCTGCCAGAGTACAAAACGTGGTGCGAAGGCTGGTGAAATTGAGACAGCCGCAGAACAGACCGCCCGCGTTGGAAAAAACGCTAAGTCACGGCAAGATAAGTTAAAGGAGAAAGCAATTGAGTTAATTGATTTTAAGATTCAAAAGAATGATTTACTTTCTAATAACATTATTATCGTGGAAGTTGATGAAGAAGATAACATTCCGCAAGAACTAACTGGTTTAATTGCGATGGCAATTGTATCTAAGTATCACAAACCTTGTATGATTGGTCGTCGCAATGAATTAAATAAAGTCCAGGGAAGCATTAGAAGCGATAGCAATTTTAATGGTTTACCAAGTTTTAAGGCATTCCTAGAACAGAGCAGCCTAATTGATTACGCGGCCGGCCATGATAATGCTTGTGGCTTTGGCATTAGCGGTAATAAAATTGATCAATTAGTTCAATATGCTAATTCTACATTAAAAGCTGAGGACTTTGAAAATTGCTATGTAGTTGATTATATTTTAAATGCTAATGATAATAATGTTGATTTAATGGCTACATTAGCCTCGCACCCTGAGTTCTTTGGAAACCATATTGATGAGATTAAGTTTGTGGTAGAAAATATTCCGATTTCATCAGTATTCCTAATGGGTGCTAATAAAGATAGCGTAAAGATTTCATACAATGGAATTGATTATGTGCGTTTTAAAGATCCGGACTTTGCTATGGAAGTATTAGAAGATAAAACTAAACTACTTACAGCATATGGCCGTGCTAATCTTAATAGTTGGGGCGGCCGCACTACAGTTCAATTATTCATTGATGATTATGAATTAAAGGATGATGAGCATAAATATGACTTTTGATGATGTTATATTAATATTAGATTTAAGTTTATTTTTCATCATACTAAAGCTGTATTTATACATCGAGGCAAATAATATTGACAAAAAATAAAAATTATATTATAATATAATTAGAAGGAGGAGTGGTAAAGTGAGTTTATATCCTATGAGCTTGCATAATCATACTGATTATAGTAATGAAACTTTACGTGATTGTATTAATACTGTTCAAAGTCTTATGGACTTAGCGGTAGAATTAGGTCATGAAGGTGTGGCAATTACAGACCATGAAACTATTTCTAGTTATATTAAAGCTGAACAATATTATAAGAAAATTAAAGAAAAGCATCCAGATTTTAAACTTATTCGCGGCAATGAGATTTATCTTACACGAAATGGTTTAAATGCGAAGAATTTTGATAGAACAAAAGATAGATATTTTCACTTTATTCTTCTTTGTAAAGATTTAGTTGGTTATCATCAAATCTGCGAACTATCAACTCGTGCATGGATGCGTTCATATATGAGCCGCAGACTTCGCAGACGGCCAACTTATTATCAAGATTTAAAAGAAATCGTAAAGCCGAATCAAGGGCATTTAATTGCATCAAGTGCCTGTCTTGGTTCTCAACTTGATAGATTTCTACTTCAATATATGGATACTGGCGATGAAGAGTTTTATAATACAGCTAAACGTTGGTGTTTATATATTGAAGATATTTTTGGGCATGGTAATTTCTATCTTGAAATGCAACCTTCCAATAACAAAGAACAAATCTTTGTTAATAAACATCTTCTCAAAATTGCTGAAGAATTAAATCTTCCATATATTATTACAACAGATAGTCATTATGGTAGGCCAGAGGATGCTCCAATCCACGAAGCTTTTCTTAATGCGCAGGAAGGCGAACGTGAGGTAAGAAGTTTCTATGCGACCACTTATATGATGAAGGATGAAGAAATTAGAAGTTTCTTCCCATATTTAAGTGCAGAAGAAATTGAAACGGCATATTATTGGATTCGTCATATTAAAGATGAATGTGAAGATTTTAGTATCTTGCGGCCGCTAGAGATTCCTCAACTTCCTTGGAGAAAATTTGCACAGCGGCAACCTGATGAAGTATTTGCATTTACGAGATTAATGCCAGCATTGGAAAAGTTCGTCAAATCTCCGCATTATGCTGATAATCAATTAGTGATTGCTCTAATTGAAGGCATTCATAAGCATGAAGATTTACAAAATGAACAAGCTTATAATGCTTTAAATGAATGCCTTGAAATGACTTGGGAATCTAGTGAAGTAAATAATGCTAGATGGTCAGCATACTTTTTGAACCTTCAAAAGATTATAGATGAATGCTGGAATGCAGGAAGTATTGTTCTTCCAGCCCGAGGCTCAGGTATGGGATTTGTTCTTCTATATGCATTAGACATTATTCAAATTAATTGTTTAAGAGAGAATACGAAAACTTATCCTTGGAGGTTCTTGAATCCAGCTCGTGTATCTGTCCTTGATATTGATGTAGACATTGAGGGTTCAAAACGTGGGCAGGTATTAGCACATTTAAGAAAAGTATATGGTGCCAATCGTGTATCAAATGTAGCGACATTTAGAGTTGAAAAATCTAAGTCGGCTGTTCAAACTGCGGCACGTGGCTTAGGTATTGATGTCGATGAAGCACAATATGTATCAAATCTTATTAGTGCAGAACGTGGAGCAACTTATACATTATCTCAAATGTATTATGGAGATCCAGAAAATGGAATTGAACCAAATCAGACATTTATTAATGAAATTAATAAGTATGATAGATGGTGGGAAGTTGCTAGTAAAATTGAAGGATTAATTTGTGGTGTCGGCATTCACGCTGGTGGAGTAGTATTTAAAGATAAAGACTTTACAGAAGCTAGTGCATTAATGAGAGCGCCTGACGGAACTGTTATTACACAGTTTGAGCTTCATAATTTGGAAGCAGTTAGTGAGATTAAAATGGACTTGCTTTCAGTTGAAGCAGCGGATAAAATTCATACTTGTTTGGATTTGCTAGTAGAACAAGGATATATACCAGCCGGTAGGAACTTGCGCGAAACATACATGAATGCACTTAATGTGTATAAAATTGAACGAACTGATAATAAGATGTGGGACATGGTTCAGAATCACGAAATTGTATCATTGTTCCAGATGGAACAGCAAAGCGGTGTTCGTGGTATTGCTCTTACTCATCCAAGAACAGTTGATGAATTAGCTATCTTAAATTCAGTTATTCGTCTAATGGCAACTGAAAAAGGAGCTGAGTCCCCGCTAGATAAATATACTCGTTTCAGGAATATTCCTGATGCATGGGATAGAGAAATGAAGATGTATGGTTTAACTGATGAAGAACGAGCAATTCTTCATAGAGAACTAGACATTTCAAATGGTTTATCTATTACACAGGAACAGTTTATGCAACTGGTCCAATTGCCAGAATGCGGCGGCTGGGACTTACAGTTCGCTGATAAATTGAGAAAATCAATTGCCAAAAAGAATCCAAAAGAATATGAAGAACTTGAAGTAAAGTTTTTTGAACGAGTTAAAGAGCAGCATTTAAGTGAAAAGTTTTGTAATTACGTATGGAAGGTAGAAATCGCGTTGAGCCGCGGATATGGGTTCAATGCGGCGCATACATTTTCATATTCAATGGTTGCCTTACAAGAAATGAATCTAGCATATGAATATCCAATAATTTTCTGGAATACCGCAAATTTAATTGTTGATAGCGGCGGAACTGCAGAAATTGAATATGATGAAGATGGAGAAGCTTCATTAATTGTTGAAAATGAAAAAGATGAAGATGAAGATGAAGAAGATCTTGAAGAATGGGAAGAAGAAAACGATATTGATGAAGATGTAAAAGAAGAAAAGAAAAAAGAAAAAACAAAAACAGTTGATTATGGTAAGGTCGCGGCAGCTATTGGTAAATTTGGAAACTATGGTATTAAAGTAGCCGCGCCAAATATCAATTCTTCTTCATTTACTTTTACACCAGTTGTAAAGGATAACACTATTCTTTATGGATTACGCGGCATTACAAGATTATCCGCATCAACAATTAAGGATATAATGGCTGGCCGTCCATATAGTTCAATGGAAGATTTTCTTTCAAGGGTAAAAATTAATAAGGTACAAATGATAAACCTTATTAAGTGTGGAGCATTTGATACATTGGAGAATCTTCCAAGAGAAGAAATTATGAAAAAGTATCTTATAAACATTGCTGACAAGAAGCAGCGGCTAACGCTTCAAAATATGCAGATGTTGATTACAAAAGAACTTATTCCAGATGAAATGAGTTATTATGCGAAATTATTCTTATTTAATAAGTTCTTAAAGTCTCAAAAAGCAAAAGTTGAATATCAATTAAATGAAAGTGCAATTAATTTTATCTCTAATCATTTCTCCGCAGATTACATTGATAATGGTGTGAGTATTGGAGTAAAGACTTGGGATAATCTGTATAGTCGTGGGATGGAGCCAATGAGAGCATATTTGAAAGAGCATAAAGATGAAATGTTAAAGGCTCTTAATGATTCTTTGTATAAAGAAGTAGAAGACAAGTATGCACAAGGCAATATTAGTCATTGGGAAATGGAATCAGTTTCGTTCTATTCTCATGAGCATGAGCTTGCGGCCGCCAGTAAATATTATGATGATTTCTTTGAACTTCCAGAGGAACCAGAGATTGATAATATTTTCACAAGCAAAACTGGTGATGAAATTAAAACTTATAAATTAGCATGTATTATTGGAACTGTAATTGATAAGAGTAAGATGAAGAATACAGTAACGCTTTTAACTCCAACTGGTGTTGTTAGTGTTAAAGTATATAAAAATCAATTTGCTTTATATGACAAGCAAATTTCTCAAATTGGAGAAGATGGTAAAAAACACGTTATTGAAAAAAGTTGGTTTTCACGCGGTACATTATTAATGATTCAAGGCATTAGACGTGGAGCAGACTTTATTCCGAAAAAATATCGTTCATCTTCATTTCCAGTAATCTCAAAGATTACAGAAGTTTCTAAAGATGGGCAATTAAAATTCCAGTTTGACCGTAAGGAGGGATGATATGATAGGTTTGGTAGATTTAGATTTATAGACCACAAAATCTACAAGTCTATGCCCTCCTAATGTAGAAATAATGAAATTGGCAAGTTATTACAGAACAGAAGAAAATCTGTTCTGTAATCTTGTCTCTTTAAAAGATACAATAATGGAAGGTTATGATATAATATATTGTTTTAGTGAAACATTTGATCCAGTAATTCCTGATATATTAAAACGTCAATCTAATATTATTTATGGTGGCACAGGATTTACAAATGGTGAATATATTCCATTTCAAAATTCAATTATTGACTTTACATTACCTAAAACTTGGATTTATAAAAACTTCTTAAAAGAAAAATATGATGAAGGCATTAAAACAAATATTATAAATCAATTATTAGATAATACATATTATCGCCGATATGCAGGTGAAGAAAAATTACCGATGCCTTCTATCAAATCAAATAAACTTTTATATCTATATGATACTGATTTTTTTTCTTATGATTGGGAAGATACAATACAAGAGGCAATAGATAGAAAAGTAAGAGGTATTCATAGTATTCATCCTATTGTTTGTAAAACACTATCACAATATTTTAAATTAAGAACCTACCCTAAAATTACTCGTTCTAATGATATTTTATTAGATACCGAAGTACCATTAAACGAAGTGAACTATATGCTAAAAAAATATCAAAATATGTTTTTAGCAGATATTACTAAAAATACTGCGGTTTATATTCCTATTGGTGGAACTTTTCAAACTAATTTACAGTATTATAAGGATCTAATTTATAAATTAAATATTTTATATTCATTCTGGTCTTATAAAATACCGATTAAATTAAAATACATACCTTCTAAAATTGGAATAACAAGTAATATTATAAATTTATTAAAACTTATAGCTACTTGGAGTCAACTAAATAATCCCGGAATTAGCATAAACGATAGATTACTACGTAAAATGGCGGTAATAGAAGAAAAGAAAATACTACTGAAATTTCACCCTTCTGCCGCTGATTTATTTACACAAACTTATAATGATTTATCAAAAAGAGGAGTGTGGAGAGCATGACGATGGATGAAATTATTTTAAAACACGAGAACCTAAACTAGCGGCTAAAAATTGCTGCTGCTAATATGGTTTTAAATGAAGATGTAAAAAATATCTTCAATGAATTAAAAGAATTACAAGAGCAATGCCCGCATTTTAGTGCTAAACATAATTTTGTAATGGTAGATAGTAAATGTCCATATTGTGGAAAGAATTTGGAGTGATATTATATGATACAATTATATACGAGCCCTACTTGTGGTATCTGTAAAATGATTAAAATGAAGCTTAATAAAAAGAATATTAAGTTTAGTGAAACACATGACATTCAGCCGCTAATTGAAAAAAATATTCAACGTCTTCCAGTAATGCAATTAGAAGATGGCACAATGTTCACTTCTCCGACTGAAATGAATGAATGGATTAAAGCACAGCCGGAGGGATAAATATGGATATTAAGGTTAGATTAAATAAGAATTTCCAGACTGCTTATAACCGAATGAGCGAAAAGTATGGAGAAGAAATGGCTTATCTAAATGGTTTTGGTGATAAGCAGTTATCATATACTGACTTTATTGATAACTTTATTGATAAAGATACAGTCGCTGATGTTTCTGTTGATGGTAACTCAAATGTTGGCAATAAAGACATGCGGACGCTGATGAATGAAATGCCAAAACCACATCGTAAGCTACTAGCTTTCAATAAAATTTATTATGAAATGAATAAACGCTATGGTTTCCAAGCCGCGAATGAATGGCTTGAGAAGGAGTGGACTAAAGCTTTATATATGCACGATGCTGATACTTCGACATATATTCATTATTGCTTTGCTTATGATTTAAAGGATGTGGCAGAGAAGGGCCTATTCTTCCTAAATAATTTCAACGCCGAGCCTCCAAAGCACTTATCTACCTTTGTAGATTTTGTAAAAGAATTTATTAGCTTTGCGGCCAATCGTAGCTCCGGTGCTGTCGGCTTGCCCAATCTTATTCCATATATGTATTATTTCTGGAAGAAAGATTGTGAGAATGGATACGCCACAAAGTCTCCTGAATATTACGCTCGCCAGCAAATCCAGCGTTTTGTATATGCTGTTAATCAACCATATGTAAGGGATGGTATGCAAAGTGCTTTCACAAACTGTTCTGTATTTGATATGGCTTATCTTGAAGCTTTATTTGGAGGTTCAATGTTCCCAGATGAAACCTTTATGATTGATGAATTACAAGGTATTCAAGATTTCCAAAAGGTCTTTATGGAAACAATTGCTGAAATTAGACAACATAATATGTTTACTTTCCCTGTATTAACAATTAGCCTTCTTCGCAAGAATGGTAAATTCGCGGATGAAGCTTTCGCCCGCTGGGGAATTGAGCATAATCGTATATGGAGTGATAGTAATCTCTTTATTGATGATAGTGTTAATTCATTAAGTAATTGTTGCCGCTTAAAAAGTAATATTGAAGACTTGGGGTATTTTAATAGTATAGGCGGAACGGCTCTCAAAGTAGGCTCTGTGAAAGTTTCTACCGTTAATCTCGCACGAATCGCATTAGAAGCAGAAAATGAAGAAGATTATTTAATTAGATTGCGAGACCTTGTAGAACTAGATTGTAAAGCTTTGGATTGTGTTCGCCATATCATTCGTCGTAATGTAGAGAAAGGCTTACTGCCAAATTTCTCGAAGGGCATAGTTGATTTTGAACATCTATATAATACAGTAGGTATTATTGGTATTTATGAAACTATGAAAACTTTTGGCTATACACGCGAAGATGAATTAGGCAATGTCTATTATACTGAGCGCGCTGATGCTTTCGGAAAAAGAATCTTCCAAACCTTACATAGAGTAAAGGATGAGTTTGCTGCTGATAAAGATTATAAAATTAATGTAGAGCAAATTCCGGGAGAATCTGCGGCCGCTAAGATGCAATTAGCTGATGAGTTTTTATTCCCTGAAACAGTAGTAAAAGACTTGCCGCTATATGGCAATCAGTTTATCCCACTTGGTATTAAAACTACAATGGCTGAACGCATTCGTATTGCTTCTCTATTTGATAGCTATTGCAATGGTGGCAGCATTGCCCATTTAAATATTGATGCACCATTTGATAGTTTTGAAAAAGCTTGGGAAGCAGTAAATTATATAGCTGACCAAGGGCTTACTTATTTTGCTTTTAATACAAAGATTCAAGCTTGCGAGCATAACCATGCTTTTTATGGAACTAAGTGCCCGATTTGTGGTGGCGATGTAGTAACTGAATATACGCGAATTGTAGGCTTTTATACGCCGATTAAGACCTGGAGTAAAGAACGCAAGGCTGAATTTAAAATGAGACAATGGGAGCATTTGAATGATAAGAATTGAATACAATATAGGATTACCTAAAGATTGCTATGCTTGCCCATTAATTGATGATGAGTTCGATTATTGCCATGGGCATTTAGAAGCAAAAGCTTGGGAATTAAGTGACACTATTAATGACCATAAACGTCCAGATTGGTGTCCTTTAATAGAAGTAAGAAAAAGTTGTAACGAATGCATGTTGGGTGCACCTTTTGAAACTTGCTGGAGGACTTAGTGTTCTAATTATCCAATAAAAAAAGAAAAAGAAGAGCAATGGAAAAATCAAGTAAAAATATGTCTTGAACATATGGAGAAAAAATATGAAACTTAAAGGTATTATAGATTGTGATTTCACTAACTACAAAGAGCCAGTAATGACACTAGAATTTCCCACTTGCGATTTTAAATGTGATAAACTTAATGGTTGCCAAGTTTGCTAGAACAGCAAACTAGCGGCCGAACCTGATATTGATGTTAGTGAATATACTATTTGGGATATGTATAAAGCTAATCCATTAACCAAGGGTTTTTGCCTACAAGGATTAGAACCATTTGATTCAGAGCCGACACTTCTTAATTTTATTGATTTTATTCGTGCTGGCATGAACTGCGATGATGTGATAGTTATTTATACTGGTTATAATAAAGATGAAATCGAATGTTTGGATATTATTCAAGAATATAAAAATATCATAATTAAATATGGTCGCTATATTATGGGGCAAGAGCCACATTATGATGAAGTATTAGGAGTTAATTTAGCTTCTGATAATCAATACGCTGAATGGGTAGGATAAGAAATTATCCTACCCAACATTTGACTTTTCTGAAACTTTATGTTATAATAAAGTATAAAAGAAAAGAGGTGGCGAATGTGTAGTGCTGTATGGTATAATTGGAGCACTGTGTGTTATCATAATTGTTTTAATTATTAAGCTTAGCCGCAAGGTTAAGAGTGATAGATTTAATATAGAACAAGAACGCAAAGAATTAGAAGAATTAAATACACATTTATATAGTGCTAAACTATAGTGTAATAAATTAGAGTAGGAAGAAGTTTCGCGGCGAAACGCATTACAAAAACTTCAAACTGATACTGCCGCCGCATAGGATGCGTATCGTGAAGCTCTATATCAAAGCACAATTGAAATATCTAATTATATTGAAGAATAGCGTACTACACGGCTAGATGCTTTAGAACATGAAATGAATAATAAAAAAGAAGTCTATGAGAAAACTTTACAAGAGATATTAAAGAATTGTGAAGAACAAACAGAGTAGGCTAAAAATGCTACCGCAGAAGTTGTAAAAGAATTACAAGATAAAATAAAATCTTGTGAAAATGCGGCCGCATATGAGTAGCAAAAATATGAAGCATTGTTAGAACCACTAAAATAGTATGAAAAAGATAAATAGTAGAAACTATTCTATACAATTTATCTTCCAGAAGAATTTAGAGAGGATATTGATTTCTTGCTTAATACAGTTGCTAAAAAGGTTTAGCATCCAGACATTATTAGCAAATTAGTTTGGGCTGAATATGTTAAGCCATATTTAGATGAAACAATTAAGCGAGTTGGTATCAAGGCTGAACCTGGCATCTATAAATTGACAAATATAGATAGCGGAAAAGCATATATAGGAAAAAGCACAGATATTAAGAAACGTATTCAAGACCACTTCAAATCAAGTGTTGGCATCAAATCAATAGCTGATTAGTATGTTCATCACGAAATATTACGCACTGGTTTCTGGAATTGGTCTATTGAATATATTACATATTGCGATAAAGATGATTTGAGTGATTTAGAGAAATATTATATAGACTTCTTTAAGACACAAGAATTTGGATATAATCGCAAGGAAGGTGGTTAAAATGGCAGAAGAAAATGAACTACTAATGGATGAAGCAATAGTAGATGATAAAAACGCCATTGATAATTTAAAAGATTTTCTTGGAGAAAAAATTGGCATTAAACTAAATAGAGCCTCGCGGCGAAAGCTAGCTAAAAAGGGCGGTAAGAAAGGCCGCCAGCAACTTGATTCAATAACAGATACAGCAAAGAAACTAAATTATATTGATTTAATTGAAAAGTTAAGAATATTAAATGAGAAAAAGGAGAAAGAAAATTATGAAGATGCTGATGAAGACAACTGATGTTTATAGAGTAAATGATGAAGATGAAGCTATGCGGCTGATTGATGATTTCAAGAGCAGCCAGAATGCTGAAGGTTACACGCTTACAAAGTCTGGATACGTTCTAAAAACTAAGAAACAGAAGGGCGAAATCATTGACAGCTGGGCCGTTGTAACTGTAGAAAAAACTTTTGAGTGAGGCGATAAAAATGAGTGAAGTAAGAAATCCACCATTTGATATTGACAGTCCTATTTCTGACCTATTCACTTAGGTAATGGAATTACCTGATGATGGTTTAACAGAGGATATCGTTGAATCATTAAGTGGTATGATTGAAGGTTCAATTACTAATAATATAAGAGCAAAGTCAATTAAAGATATAATTGACACATTTGAGGCCCAAAATTATACTCGCGATTTTGTTCAATCAATTGTTGAAAAAAATCGTGAAGATTTGGAAGCATATGTAGAAGATTTACAGCCTAGTGCTGGAAAGAAATTATTGCTAGATAAATTAATAGAAATCTTCTGTGGTATCTTTGAAGAAGCACTAGATAAATATCATAGCTATGATTTTGAATTACCGATCAAGCTTGATGAAGATGCTAAAGAGCCATCATATGCTCATGATACAGATGCGGCTGCGGATGTTTATGCTCTAGAAGATACGACATTACCGCCCCATTCACTATCAAACGTTGTTCGCACAGGTTTGAGAATTGCTTTACCTGAACGCTGGGTAGCTTATATTCTACCTCGTTCTAGTATAGGAATGAAGACTGGTTTGCGACTAAGCAATAGTGTTGGCGTAATTGATAGTGGCTATCGCGGCGAAATTGGCGTAATGTATGATAATCATTCTGATTCTGAATATGTCATTCATAAGGGCGATCGTATCGCACAAATGATTATTGCTCCTGTACATCAATTTAAACCTGTTCAGGTTGATATTCTTGGCCCATCTGACCGCGGAGAAGGCGGCTTTGGGAGCACTGGTAAGTAATGCCAATAAATATTTATACAGTAAAAAATCATTTAGAATCAGAACATTGGGTTTTAGTATCGAATACATACAAGAATCTTAATACAGAACTTGAAATGATTTGCCCGCAAGGTCATCGTTAGTTTCAAACCTACGCTAACTGGCGAAAGCATATGCTATGCGAATAGTGCCTTGCGGGAGATCCCTTCAAGGGTAAAAAAAATAAAGTGCCCGCTAAACAAGCGAACACGCAAAGAATATTAGCATTAGACGCCGCAACTAATATTACTGGCTATGCTATCTATGATAATAAAGTGTTAGTAAGTTATGGTACTTTTAAAACCGAAGCCGAAGATAATGCCACAAGTCGTATTAACGAAGTAAAACATTGGCTTTTAGCCGCTATCGACTAGTGGGAACCAGACTTCGTTGGCGTTGAACACATTTAGCTTCAATCTTATGGCGGTAATTCTGCATTTCAAGTTGAAACTTATCGCGTGCTTGCTAATTTACAAGGCGTGATAATGGATACATTATTTGAAAAAAGTATTGATGGCGATTTAGTCTATCCCAGCGAATGGCGTAAATATTGCGGCATTAGTGGCGGCGATTCACATCGTGAAAATAAGAAAAAAGCCGCATAGGATAAAGTTATGTTATGGTATGGTGAAAAATGTACACAAGATGAGGCTGATGCGATATGCATTGGGAAATACTGGTGTGGTAAAATAAAAAATAATAAGTTAAAATGGGGAGAAGATATATGATTGAATTAACTGTTCAGGAAATGATTGATAGCATTCCTACTTTGAGAGAATTATCTAATAAGCAGCTAAAGAGTAAGGTAGCTTTTAGAGTCGCAAGACTACTTCGTGAAGTTCAAGCTGAAAGCGAGACTTTTGAGACTGCACGTATTAATCTAGTGAAGCTTTATGGTGCCAAGGATGAAAATGGCGAACTAAAGGCTGATGAAAATGGAAATACTTATATTGAACAGGAGCATGTTGCTGAGTTCAATAGTGAGCTAACTGATTTACTTAATAACAAAATTACAATTAATGGCGATAAGCTAAACCTAGATGATTTAGGCGATGAAACATTCACACCTCAGCAAATGCTTAGCTTTAGTGCTTTCCTAGAGGAATAAAAATAAGGCCCCTCCCGTAATGGGAGGGGCTTATTTTTTTATGACCAAGAAATTGTAGTACTACCGCTAATTGATTTACCATTTTCAAGATTAACCGTATAAGTTAGAATACCAGAATTACTACCATTGCGTAAAATTGAAAAAGACGTGCTGCTCGCAGAGTCAACGCTACTTCGTCCAACATTATATCCATTGGTATAAATGTCAGTTACGTCACACGACAATGTAGTATCAGCTAAATTACCATTTGTAGGAGTTATGGTAAAAAGATATTGAGTATTACTATTTTTACTTTTAACAGTAAGACTAGCTGGCTTTTCTTCATTAATTCCATTTGTATGCCCATCAGTATAAATTGTACCTACACCACAAGAAAGTGTGGTCGTTAAATTATCATTTGAAGTGATAGTAAAATTATAATTAGTATTAGTATTCTTACTACCAACACTTATTGATTTTGGTGTTGCATCATCATAACCTTCCTCATACCAAGTCTGATAAGCATCCGTACATCCAATAGGTACATTTTCCATTTTAGTCCAATCAGAATAAACACCTTTAATATACTACGCTACATATACGGTCGCGGTTACTCCACTAACAGAATCTCCACCATTTCCCTGCGGAACAGGAGTTTCAATAACAGCTCGTTCTAGACTAATAGAAGTATTTAATGATAGAGTTTTACTAGTCTATTTTCCAAATAAAGATAATGTGGCGACAAATGTATTGCCGTTCCAACGGCCACTTGTGCATGAAACGGCATTAGAAAAAGAATCTGAAAAATCTACATCTACATAAGCAGTTTGTGTTAAACCATCATTAGATGTAATAATATCCGAATGTGTTCCAGTAATAGGCCAACTAGGCCAGTTTTCTGTAGTACTATTTCTTGAACGACTATCTAGTACCATTAAAGAATTTAAATAAACACTACCATTACGTTTAACTCTAAATGGAGCACTATTACTAGCTGAATTACCTGCCCAAATAGCATAATTTTCATTATTAGTACCGCTATCTAAAACAACTGAATTAGTACTATTACCACTAGAAAGCTAATGTTCTGTTAATAACCATCCAGATATCTAAGCAAATAATTCATTATTTGTATTTTTAGCAATATTAATATAATTAATTGGATTAACTGCGGCTCCATCAGTTAATTTAAAAATAGATTGTTCGCTATCGGCATTAGTATTAATTATCACATTATTAGTATTTACATTTAAAGCTCCAGTAGATGAAATTTCTACACTACTATCAGTTAATTTAATACTAGTAGCATTTGTATTAGTATAATTTTTTACTCCTAACCAAATTGCTTCATCGTTAATACTAGCATTGAGCCAATCATCAGCAGACTAATTACCAATAGTTAAACTAGTAGCAGTAATTGCACCGCTAATAATTGCGTCACTGGCTCTTAATTGGCCTGCTTTACTAACGCTAAAAGGAGCATATGTAGTATTGTTATTATCAGTTGTTTCAGCATTAGTAGCTCCTGCCCAAATAGCATACGTATTTGTACTATCACTATTTAAGGCTACATAGCTATTATTATCCCCAGAATATAGCTAGTTTGTTCCAATGGTCCAGCCGCCAATATTGCCATTAGTAGCATTTACAGTGCCATTAAACGTACCATTATTAGCGGTAATATCGCCTATAAGCACTAAATCGCCAGTGTCTGGATTGGCATAAAATACTCGTTGGCCCGCCCAATTTCTTAAAGTCAAGCCATCCCAACTAATGGCAACACGCTCTAATGAGCCATCTTTATGATTATGTAATCCTACATTACCCGCATAAGTTGTTGGCTTCTCTTCCTCATCTATTTCGGCGGTGTTCAAAAATTCATTATCTTTATATTGAGCACCATTTTCAGCAATTAAGAATAAACCGCTAGCATCATGTACCACATATTGCTTATAATCCACTATATCATCAGTTTTAACTTCGCCGTCCCATCCTGTCTTATAAGCAAACAATCCATCTGCATTGAGCTATAATCTTAACTCATCGCCAGCATATACTTTAATTCTATTAGTATCTAATTGTCCAGTAGTAATCAAGTCAGCATTAATTCCTTCAGGAGTAAAACCGGTATTCCAATGCCAACTTCCATCCGGATTTTTCTGGGTCGCGGAAAAAATACCGCCGCCGCGAATAGCTACAACACCACTATCACTACTAGCCCACAAGCCTTCTGCGTCATTCCAAGTAAGCGTGCCTTTATTGAACGCCTCACTTAAATCTAATTTATTAATTCCTTTCTCAATTGAGCTAGGGATTAAATCACCTTTGGCATCAAATAATGCTCCAACATTACCAATCGTAGTAGAATTTTTCTACATTTGTTCAGTTTGAGCAACAATAGAAGTAAATAAATCTTCAAATTTGGTTTTATAATTTTTAATTGTTACTTCATCTTCCCAAGCCTTATCTAACTTTAAATGAAGTTCAGACACATAGCCCTATACATTTTCAAACTTTAAATCAGTATCATTAATATGAGCTATATATCCTAAATAATTATAATCCTCTTCAATGAAATCTTTATTTATAGCATTTACTGTAACACTATATTCAACTTTTGGCTAAGAATTTTCTTTACTGACTTGAAGGGCATCTAAGTATATCATAGTATTAGCATTAGATACAATATACTAAATCTAGCCGCTCCCAGAAAAACCATAACGAGCAAAAATTTCTGACTTTAAATTGATATAATAGCTATTATCACGAATTAATAATTGATAATCTTCATAATTCTCTAAATTATGCCCATTATACTTTACTAATATTTCATCATTATCTGTTCTAATATTAAGACTAGTGATTTGAATACGAGGGTAAGCCATAACGGTTTCTCCAAACTAATCATAATTAGGCTCAGTTCCAGGATTTAACCAGTCATTTTCTGTAACAGCCTATGTTGCCCCTGTTATTTCAGCTGTAATAGGATCAATTATAGCTAAACATGGTTCAGCATCATCATTGCCTTCCGGCCGGCCAATCATAGCTTTTAATATGCGGCTAGTTAAATAATCATTAATAGCCCCAGTAATCATAATAACAGGAATTATAGTGCCATTATTCTTCATAAAAGCGTACTAGCATTGTGAGCCAATATGATATATTTTTCTATATTTATTTGTTCTATGATTAGGATCTAAATCTGTTACATCATAAAATATAAAGCTAAAATCATCTGGATGCTCCTAAATAAAAGTGGCTATCTCGTTTTCTATTTTTATACAAGGATAATTAATAGTAGTATCCTAATTATCAATGGTAAATGAATCCATGTAGCCTTTTTGTTCCTCATCAAAAGGAACAGTATCATAGATAAATTTAGATTCTACTTTAGCATCTTTTAAATCATTTAAATATCCATGTTTATTATTATTAGCGTCAATATAAGCAATAGCAGTATTACTAATAGTATATTGATCTAAATGCTTATCGCCATAATCATTATAATCTTCTGGCTGCCAGTAACCTTCACGTAAAGCAGCACCCATAACTCTCTCTAAGCGAGAAATAGCTAAATTTTTTTCTTCAATTAAAGCATCTCGTTTTTCATAATATCCTTTATGATATACTTCTTCATCATCTTTATAACCATTTAATAAATGATCAATTTCTTTCAAACGATCCTCAGCATTCTATAACTCTATAGTATCATTTTTCATTCGTTGCTGCCATATTTGTATTACTCTTTCATAATACAAATCTGGTGTATATTGATAAGTCATATAAATACGAGGCGAATCATTTTCTTCTAATGGTAGGTTAGAGTCCTTTAATTTAAAGTCCTTTAATTGGACTAGGTTCTAAAATTCATCAAATACAGGAGTAAATGAATAATCATCGCTTAATTCATGAGTGCCAGAATTATAATTTTTATATACTTTTAAAGTTTTAATATCAATGCCCAATTCAGTAATATTAGCATAAGTTTCTTTAGAACCATCCGTCTTTTTAGAAGTAATAATTATTCCTGTTTTAGGGTTCAAATTAGTAACTTCTAATATACCAGTATTATCTGTTAAGGCATTTAGCAAATCATCCGCCGCGGACATACGTTCCTAATCTAATGTAATGGAATTTTTACGAATTGTTACTTTTGCTTCTAATTCGGGTTTTTCCGCTTCTAAAGCAATAATCTAATTCTAAATTGGAATCAACTCATTATTAATACGATATATATCAATTTCAAACTACCTTGCGGCCGCATACTACTCTTGTGTAATAGCACCAGTACGCCATAAATAATCAAAATTTAATATATAATCTTCTCTTGTTTTATTAGCGGAAGAATTAGTGATAGTAATAGGCTCACCATCATTATTGCTGCCATCAGTTTGAACATATAATTTAGTAACTAAATCAGTACTATCACTAGTGCGGCTAATAACACTAGTATCATATGGATAAGTGATGTCTAATGCTCCGAGTGATTCAAGCAAGAAATTATTATAATATATTACCTTGCGACCGCATATATGATAATTTTCATCATGCTCATATTCATAACGGCAAAATACGCCGAACGTCTTTGCTAAATCTTGTGTTAAATTATAAACATTACTTTCTTTTAAATCTACAACACGCTCTTTTTCGGCATTATCAACATATGCTTGTGCTACTACCATCTCACTCTTAGAATCATAATCCCAAGATGAAACATAAGCATCTTCATATACTTTACTACTATCTAAATTTTTACCAGGATTATTATTATAATCCATCTAAACTTCATATGTCCAATTCCATTTCCAATCGCCGCTAGCTAATTTAAATACCTTATCATTCCAATATTGTAAAGTGCCACGAGGCTGATCAATTGGATATAATTTACCATCTTCTCCATGAACACCAATAGGTAAAAATTGATATTCATAATTTTTATCATAATTAATAAAAATAGCCTCTGCCGCTTTAGCCGCTAAATTCTCATCACCAGTTTCAATAAACTTCAATTTATAAAAATGCTTAGCTTCTTGTATAATATATAAATCTTGCTAATCATCTAATATATGTGCATTTTTAGCGGCAGTGTAATATGCCTTCCAAGCATTAGTTAAAGTTTCAGTTTCTTCTCCATCATTCGGCCATTCTAATTGACCTTTAAACCACTAATAATTTTCTTCAATCAAATCATCAGTTTCAAGAGCAATTTTATAACCAAGCTTCCCAAGCTCATGAAAGGCTAATCCTTCACAAGAAACTTCACACATAAGCTAATCTTTATCATGTGATTCAGTTACTTTAGTAATCATTAATTCAATTACTTTTTCACCTTGCTAATGCTTCTTAAAAATAATTTTGATCTTTCTCATATTGGCGACAATTATTCCATTGATTACATTATTCCATAATGGATTTTTTAGCCGCTCACCATTTAAAGTATAATACATTGGTAAATTGAAGGTAAATTCAATTGTGCCATCATCTACTATCTTTAAATCAGGCTCTTGCAACTAACCTTTTAGCTCTATACCATAGGGCTTCAGGACAGTTATAAAACTGTCCTGAAGCGTCCATATAGAGACTTCATAATCACGTATAATTCTCATTATTTAGTCTCCTCCTTTTACTCATTATAAATACATATGTTTATACTAAATATCAAAATTCTATAATGTAGTTGGATAATCAGTAGTGATTGGAGTACATTCATTCTCTGTTATTCTACCTTCATCATTATAGATATTTTTTTCGTCTAAATATAAGTATTTATTATATACCATATCTCCAACATTTTCTTTAACTAGGATTCCATCACTTAAACCTATCGTTATTGTGTCATTTTCTTTATTTTCAACATATTGATAAATTGTAAATGTTCCAATAGCCTCACCAGTTTTTGAATTAAAACTAAATGTTGCGGCGTTAGGAGTCTATTTATCTTCGCCAGTTAAAAACTTCTACATCTATGTCGCAAATGAAGTTGAAAAACCTTCTTGAATATTGGCATTACTATTTATATTTGTCGCTTGCTTCTATAAATAATTTAAAGTGCCTAAAGCAAAAGCTCTACTATAATATTCATTTACGCCTTCAATTAATTTAATTTTAATATCCACTAATGATTCCCCTAGCTCACAATGACTAATAATTTTTAATGCCTGATTATATCCAGTATAAATACTTGGAGTAGTAAATTTAAATTCTTGACGGCCAACAATTATTTTATTATAATTGTTGTTTCCAGTATTCTAAATCTCATTATAAATTTTATTTAATGGAGTGCTAATATAATGATCAGTAAGCTCGGGAGTTAAACTAAATGTTAATACTGTTGGAGCAGGAGCAGAACCAGTATAATACAAGTATGCCGATCCATTAGAACTAATAGAAAGACTCGCACTTCCAATCCGCATTCCTACTTTAGCATTACCTAAATTATCATCAACTGTGCCATAAACTCGTAATGTCTCACTATTATATTTTTCATTACCAGTAATAATATTACCATCAATCATTTCTCTTGTTGGCACGCCATCTTCTAAAATAATTTTAAGATAATCTTTATTTGACAATAATGAATTAGCGGCCGCGTCCTAGCTATCACTTCCATCTACACCAAGCGTTCTAAACCAATCTTCAGCACCATCTTGGCCATAGGAGGGTAGCACATTATAAATAGAATACCAGAATGGATCATCCATTATAAATTCAATATCAATATTGCCGCGATATACAGTAGTGCTTACTTCATAAGGCATTCCCGCAAACATTTTAGTGACACGTTTTTCAAAAGGCAGCATATGATATTGTGGCGTGCTGCCAATACGTGCCATAATAGCACGATTAGGATTTTCTGATAAAACCAATTCTTTAGCTGGCCCAGGTTTAAACCAAGCTTTAAAATCCTATAATTGCTATTCAGTCATCTCATCGGTAGATAACTATAAATTTAATTTATTATTAACAAAATGAGTCCCCCAATAAAATTGCCCATCTAATACATCATAAGTAGATGTATTATCACTAAATTCACCATACAATGAACGTTCCATCATATTACCACTTATGGTAGCTATTAAATTGAAATCTTCAATATTAACACGCTTTCCAGTATTATCTTTACCATAAGTAAAACTAATAAAAGAACGCTCACGGTGGGGCAGACGTTTGTCTGCCCCATCATGAGTTGCTAGGTAAACTTGAGTGCGAGGTTTGGCATTAGAAGGAACTTCTTGTCCCAATAATCTCTAATAATATTCACTCATACTCCATTACCTCCTTGCTTGTTGTGCGGTTGTTTTGCGTGCAATACGCACCATTTCATCCATTACGTTGTCCGCCGCACGACGAGCATCGTAGTCATTGGATATTGTAGCATTCATATTTACTACTGCGTTTTCAATATTAATTCCTTCACCAGTGCCAATGCTAGAATAGCTTTCAGAATTAACCATTCCAGAAACCATATTCTAGAAATCAAGTAGCATTGAAGTGAGAGAACCGCTATTGCCGCTAAGTATCTTATCACGCCACATATGAGTTTCTTCAGCATTTAAGAATGCTTCAGGATCTTGCTTTGATCCGTGAACCATTGCGAGACCAGTGTAATTAGCAAGACCGCCAGACGAATAACCAGCTACTATCTGTTTTGTTCTTAATAGATATTCAGCTTTTGTCTCTTGTTTAGGCTATTCATTAGTTATAATTACAGGTTTATTATATATTAAGAATAAATGAGTTGTTTTTCCAGCAATAATTTTTGCACCATCGTTTTCAGTTTTAGAATAGACATAACCAGAAATATTTTTAACATAATTACTGCCATATACTTTTTGTCCAGCTGGCAATTTAGTATAGGTATCGACTCTCGCAATTTCTGTATTTCCATATCTATAATGTACTTTTAAATTACCAGTAGCCTTTGTACCAACTCCTGCACCATTACTACCACCAGATTGATTATTTGATGTTGCAGGATTTGCTGTACTATCAAATGCCTATGTTCCAGGTCTTGGGCCTCTATATTTTTCAAATACTTCATCAGCCGCTCTCGCCGCATAATTTTCATCACCAGTTTCAGCATATTTAGCTTCATAAGCCTATTTAGCTTCACTAATTATTCCCGCATCTTTCTCTTCATCTAAATGATAAAGATTAGAAGCTGCTTCATAATAAGTATTCCAGTTATGCTATGGTTCATTTCCAACAACATCTTCGCTGTCATCTCTACGAGACACCCATTGTTCAATTTCAGACTTTACGGTTCTTAAATCTTCCGCTATCTAAAGTGTTGATTTACTTTCAAAATCTTTAGAATTTACTAATATAAAGTTTTCAATTTCTTCCGGAGTCATAGCCATTACTTCATAAACTTGATTCCATAATAAACCATGTTCTTTTTCATAAGCTAACTATTCTTCCATTATAGAAATCTAATGATCTAAACGTTCCATTTCAGCATCAGAAGCAGCTTGAATAGCATCAATTTGATTCTATTGAGCTTCAAAATAACTATCCTATTCTCGTGCGGCAATATCTTGTTGTAATGAACGAATCTATGAAGCAGAACCGCCAGAACGCTGTAATATTGCTAACTAACGACGCATTCTATTAAGCTCATTATCACCCTAACTAGTTTCATACATTTTACGTTCTTTATCAAGTGAATCATTCAACCCATCAAGGAATTTTTCAGCAGATTCTTGGATAACATCTTTTTCATCTTTAGCATTATCAATTTCACGCTAACGAGCATCTTCAATAGCTTTTTCTATACGATTTTCTAGAGAAATCTAATTATCTACCATCTATTGTAAGAGTTCATTATACTAAATCTCTAAATCAAGTATGTCTTTCTAATAATCTTGGAAACCGTCATACAAATCATCCAATTCTTCCTTCCATCCATCAACTTTATCCCAGAATGCTTGAACAGCACTAGCGTATCCTTCATCCTTTGACATATCAATTTCTTTACCAGAAGAATCATATTTTAAGTCTGCGGCAAAGCCCCAAGCTTTTAGCATTTCATACTATTCTTTTGCCGTATATACAGGTGATTTATCAGCATTTTGAGCATTAAGTTTAGCAAGACCACGTAAGCCGCCAGCTGATTCATATTTAGTTCCCTTACCTAAAATAGCTTCATCGTTATAAATCATAGTTCCTTTTTCATCAAAAGTAAAGAACTATGAATATTCAGAATCTTTTAAGTCTTGACGACGAGCATCATAATAACTCTTTTGAAGATTTACTAACTCATGCTTTTTAGATATTTCATCTTCCAATAATTTAATAGATTCTTTTTGACTATTATAATAAGCTCTACCATCAATGATGCGGTCGGCTTCCAATTTTTTACGTAAAGTTTCTTGATGTGTAATTTCTTTTTCAAGAGTACTTATCTAACGAAGTAATGTGTACCAACGTTCAAGATCAGCGATATAGCCGGCATTATTTTTATCGCCGCCGCCTCCGCCACCTCCAGCTTGCTGTGCAAGTTCTGACAATCCATTTTCTGCTAAGTTCTTCCACATATTACGTAATGCTTTAAGAGTAGATAAAGCATTAGAAGGACTTGCTAATGCTGGACCAGAAACATTACCTTTAGCAAATGAGGTAGCTTTTCGTTCATTAGTAATTGGAACTCCGCGGCCACCACGACCGCTATTTAATAAACGTTGAGTTTGTAAATGATTAAATACAATAGCATCAGGATCAAGATTAACAAATTCAGCACCATTTTGACCTGCTATGAAATACCGGCCGCCAGATACAACCATTTCTGGACCAAGTTCGCCCATAAGAGTTCCTTGACCCGCAGCTAAAGCATTACCTTTAGCCATACTCATTGTTAATTGACTATTACCAGTTACTTCTGCATTTTCAGAAGCTGATTCAAATCTAACATACACTGTTGTATTTTTAACTGAAGGAATAGAAATAAATTTTTTATTTAATTTTTCAAGAGCCTAGATCGCGACGGATGGATCTATATTAGCTAAAGCAGTATTAATTACTTTAGGTACTTCTTCTATATTTTCAAGAGACAATTCTTGAATTGCAGATTGTAAATTCATTAATGCTGTCAACTAACTTTCTGGAGTCTTTGCCGCAGCTAATTGTGATAAAGCATCCTTAACTTCAGTAATACTAGATATATTACTATCTAAATCTTCTTTCTATGGAGTAATATTAACTTCAGTTGCTGACTGCATTAATTTTAAATCTGTTAATGTATCACTAAACCACTGCTCATCAGGGAATGCTTCAGTTAAAGCTTCAAAAAATTCTACTGTACGGTCCGTATTCATAAAAGACAATGTATTCGTATCTAATGATGCAAACCACTGTCGTACCATATCCCGAGCAACATCGGGAGCATAATTACCAGCTTTAAATTCTTGAGCCTATTCTTTAATATCAATATCATCATTTTTTAAAAGCCATCTACTAAAAATAGCATCCCATGATTCTAATTCTGGCTCAAAAATTTCATCATTAAGACCAATACCTTCTGAATTATATCCAGTTTGAGTTAATAATGTATGTAATACATCACTATAATTTAAATTTCTACCAGCAGCATACTAAGCTAAAGTATAAGCATCATAAGTGGCCATATGACCTATATATTTATCTTCTAAATGATTACCATAAGGAACTTGGGTGCCCTTTTCGTTTTCGGTTGAGTCTGGAATTAAATCAATTTTACTTAAATCATCTATTTTTAAAATCTTTTCAGCTAATTTTTTTCTAGCTTCTACAGAATTAGGATCTAAACCCTCATCTTGTGCGATTTTATTGATAGAATTATTCATTTCAAATCCTATAGGACCAGTTAAACCAACTTTAGTTAAATCTAAAGATAGAATTGGAAACTTATTAATATTATTTGGCTCTTCCTGTAAATCTTCTACAGTTGACTAATTTTCTTCGATAGTATTTCTTGTATCAGTGTTCTCTTTATTTTTGAATTCCTGAGCCTATTTTTTAGTCATCCATTGACCATTATATTTAGTCCATGTGACTCCATTATATATAATATCTTTTTCATTTAAAATGTTCTATGCGTATTCACCAACATTACCGCCAGTATCCTAAATTAAGTCTAATAAATCATCATTTTCTGATGATAATATACCTTTATCTACAACTTCCTAATACTTTTTCTTTAATGCCTATTCCTTTTCAAATGCTATTTGTTTATTTTTAAGCTCTACTTCCGCAGCCTAACGTTCTGCCTCGGTAATTGCATCTTGAGTTTCCTAATCATCAAGATCAACAACTTCATTAATTGTATCAAAATCTATAGTAAGCGGGATTTCATCTTCTAATTCAGTATTGGTATTATCAGCATTATTATTACTACTATTATTATTAATAGTAGTAGGAGGAGTGTTTTTATTAATTGCAATAGTTAATTCCTATAATGCTGTAATTAATCCATCAACAGAAGGAACAACAGTAGCTGATACATCTATTGTTTTACTAGTATCACCAGATAAAATTGCTTCTAGATAAGATAATGCAGCCAAAACCTCTGGTGATAACCCATTAAGGTTTATTCCTAAATCTCCTTTATTAGGGTCGGTAGAATTTAAATACTATAAAACTTCTAAAAGATTTGATGGAGGATTTTCAGCGTCTGGTCCATAATTAATAGGAATACTATGCTCCTATCCATTTGGATAATCTTGAATAATTAAACTCTAACCATCTTCATTATATCTTACTCCAATGGTTGGATCTTCTGTTCCATTCTAATATAAAGTAAGTGTCAATGGTTTGCCTTCTTCATTATATCCTACCTCAACCATTCCGCCATCAGGCTACTATAACTTTACAATTGTTAATTTTTCTGCAGTTTCTTCATTATCTTTATATGAAACAGAAATTTCCTTATTTTCCATAGAGAAATTTAAAGCAACTGCAAGATCATTAAAATTAAAATCATCTGAAATTGTAAAATCATATTTTTTTAATTTGTCTTTAGCACTCTATAAAGCTTTGTCAGAACCGTCTATCCACAATTTATATAATTGTTCTCTTAAATTATTACTTGCCGCATTAACATTAGATTGATTTAATTCTACACTATATAATTCATCTATACCTAATTCCTATTGCCATGCACGATCAAATTTGAACGATTTAGCTGTAGGAGTCTTACTTAAAGACCATCCTTGTTCCCATTTTTTCTATAAAAGTTCATCTAATGATGATGCAGTTAAATTTCCAGAAGTATATTCAATATTATTATCTTTATCTAATCTAACTTGATATTGCCAATTGTTAGTTCCAACTTCAGCATTAACATAATAATCTTTACCATCAATCTAAATTTCATCTGTTGTTTTATTTTTAGTAAAATTAGTTAATAAACCGACCGCGGCCTAAGCTCTAATAAAATCACTATCAGGCTCCTTGCCTGTTTTAGGATTCCATTCAGCAACCTATTGACCATTAATCATAATGGCATATGTGCCATCATCTTTTAAATCAATTAATTTCTTTTCATGTAACCAATATGTATATTGAATAGGATCTTTAGAAACTTCTTCCTAAGTTTTAGTAAGAGCACTTAAAATTTCATCTACTTCTTTATCAGTAAGACGTGCAGCTTCTTCTACAGAATCCATATCTACAGTAGCAATACCATTACTATCCACAACATATGTAATTCCATCAACATTTAATTTAACTGCTAATCCTTCTATTTGATTATCTGCATATAATTGTAAAAGTTGCTATAGAGCTGACATTGGGTCTTCCCAATTTAATGATGATGACTTACTTAACCAATCTATAATAGCTAATGCTTCCTTCTATGTTATATCTTTTCCAAGAAGGTTCTGTAATTCAGTCCATTCACCGCCATCAGCAATACTTTTAATTATTTCAAATAAATTAGTTTTACCAATCTAAAATTCTTCTAAACCTTTTTTTAATTCTTTATCTTTTTCAGCAGCCTCTTGAGTTCCTTGCATAAGTTTTTGAATATCTTCATTATACTCATCAGTGGCTACATCGCCTTTCACCTTAAAGACTTCACTTAAATCTAAAGTTTCATTACCATTAACATCTAAATCAGCAAGTTTTTCCATCTATGCCATAACTTCTAAAACAGCAATAATAGAATCAAGCATATCCACTTGTTTCTAGGCATATTCTTTAATAGCAGCTTCATTATCCCCATATTGAGCTAATGCAGCAGAAACATCAAATTGAATTCCACTATTAGCAGAAATATCAACAATTGTTTTTCCATCTTCAGTAAATGAAATTGAAGCCTTTTCCATTAAATCAGCATATGTCTATCCAGCTTCATCAAATGTAATACCACAAGATACTATATCATGTCCTACTGATTTTGCCATCTCGGTCATACCACGAGCCCAAGTTTCAAAATCGGTCCATTCCATGTATCCATTTTTGCCAGCCTCATTTAAAGTTTTATTAAGAGGCCCAAACTAACTAATAAAATTAGTAAATCCTTGTACTCCACTATATGCATTACCCGACTCAAACATTTTATATGATTCAGGCTAATTTAATTGCATATAGCGAGCCATTTCTTTATATAATTCCGCTTGTTCTTTTATAGCTTCAACTTTACTATTTTCTAGTTCACGTATTTTTTGCAATACGCCAGCCATAGTTTTCATTTCACTATTAGCACTCTAAATATTCTTAGCCCATTCATCAAATATAGTTTTTGCCGCTAAAGCATTTACATTTTGTACTGTTTTATAAATCTAATATAATGATTGTTCAGTTAGCTATGCCCCTTCAGAAGTAGGCATAAACTATAATGTACCTTTAAAACCAAAAGATTTAGCAAACTCGGCTAAATTTAATTTATCTACATTAGATAAACTACCAGAAATACCTTTTTTAATTAAATCTGTATAATTGCTTAAAATAGATACTAATGCATCTTGCAATTCAGCTAACTGTTCTGGCAAAATACTTTCATATTGCTAAGCAGTGATAGTAATAGTCTAAATTATACCATAAATATTAGCATTGTCGGTAATATTTAATATACCGTCTTGTAAATATGCTCCATATTTTAATAATTCTTCTTCTAATAACTTAAAAGCTTTATTTTTAGTATTATCAGCCATAGCTTCAATTGCTTCTTCGCTAAAAGATGAATACCGTTCATATAAATCATTTTTTATTTTTTCTTCATTAATAATATTACTTAAAAGATATGTTAAATTTAACTATTTTCCAGGTTTAATTTCTATTAAATTTTTAAGTTCATTATCAACAGCATTTTTAGTCGCTTCATTCATCTAAATTAAAGCATCATTATAAGCACTCAATCCAGCAACATATTCAGATGATCCAAAATCATATCCAGCTATTTTTGCAAACTCTTTCCAATTAGTAATAGCAATTTTATTGCCACCTATAGCTTTCAATATACCCGCTTCTTTAAGAGTCTCCATAGTAGCTTCACTAAATTCCCATCCTATAGATGTAAAGAATTCAGCAAGTTCCTAATAAGTAATGCCAGTAGCTTTAGATAGTATATCAATCGCAGCCTGTTCTCCACGACCCCATTGATCACTATTTTCTAAAACTTTAACAGCAGCTTCATTAATTTCTTTTAATGTAGCTTCTCCAGAATTAATTAATTTTTCATAATATGCCTTATACGCATCGGCGACCTTGCCCATCTAAGTAATAAGATAAATGCCCTCATCGGCTAAAGTCTTATCAAATGAATATCCTTCAATATTTTTTAATATATTATAAGTCTATTCATCAACTAAATCATTAACAGTAGCAGTAAGCTATTCAGAAACTGATTCAGTAAGATGAGTTATGCCGGAACGATAAACCGCTTTCATGTCAGCAAGAGATAAATTTTTACCCGCAGTTTTATATAAATTTGAAACTAATAATACTGCCGCTGTATTACCATCTTCTATTAACGTTTTTAACTATTCAGCTGTATAATTAGGAATATTAATTAATTGTGACTCTAATTGTTGTATTTTTTGTAAATTATCTGCGACATTAATACGTTTATTTTCAACTTTAGCATAATAATCAACATTCGTTATTTCATCTTTTAAATCATTAATCTAATCATTAATTGCTGTATTTAAAGCTCCAATATATTCTATATAACTATCATAAGCAGTATTTAACTTTTCCCAATCTAATTCAGTTCTATCCGAAGATAAATATTCAATAATATCTACATTTTCAGCAAAGGTTTTTACACTATTCTATAATAGCTACTAAGCCGCAATTTTTTGATCTTCAGACATATTTTTCAAATTTTCATAAAAATAGCTAACCTATGCTAATAAACCAGTAGTAGAATATATATAAGCATTTAAACTTTCTGACCATTTAAATATTCCATTTTCACCAAACATGGTAAAAACCGTATTAAATAAGCCACTATCATTAAGCATATCTACATATCTCTACATATCAGTTGTTTTAGTAAAACCATTAGTAAAAGATCCTGGAAGATTAGTAACTTCTGAAATAATATTATCATAAAGTTCATTTAATTTTTTCTAAATAGATAGAGGTACTTCTTTTCTTATAGCATCATAACTAAATTTAATTAAATTTTGTAATTCTTTTAATGAAGCTTTAAATGTACCGTCATCATTTTTTTCAATATTAAAAGTTTCTGCTAATGCTTCATAGTTCTGTCCAGTCTATTCTCCTAACCTTGCCATTATTTCTGCGGTAATTGACTAATAATTTTTTATTATATCTCCAACTATATTAGTTAATGACAATTCTTGAGTATGTTCATCTAATTTAGCTAATTGCTTCTAGTATTTTAATGGATCTTTATTAGTAATCTAACTACGTAACCATTCAGCATTAACTTTATAAGTGCCAAGAGCAATATCATAAGTAATATTCCCCGCTTCTTCTAAAGCTTCAATAGTGGTATTAAAACCTTTTGCTAAAGAAACAACAACTTCATAAGTTAAAGATTCATAATTATCCACAACATTATTTAAAACATTGGCAAGACTTCTTTCACTAATAGCTTTCTAAACTGCTACAATAGTATCTATACGTTCTTTTCCTTTTAAATTAGAAGACTGTACTCTTTCTAAAAATTTTTGTAGCTCTTCTTCACTAGCTTCTGTTAAATCTAAATATGCTTCAGCGGTTGCTTCTGTAATATCTTCTCCTGACAAAGTTTTTGCAAAACCAGTTAAAATATCACGATTCCATTCATTAATTTTTATTTTCTGTTTTCCATCAGTAATCGCTGCGGCGAATAGAGAAGTAGATTCTTTAAGTAAATTCTAAGAATTTTCATAAAAATAGTCAACATATTTAAGTAATTCTTCATAAATTTCTTCATCACCAGAACTTTCTAACATCTCTTTTACTCTTTGGAAATCTCCTAAACGTAAAGCTTTTAGAATACCGGCTCTGGTATCTCCCATTTCTATATCTTTTAAGAATGTATTATTATCCCACCATTCTTCTAACTTATTTGCAGTAATAAACATTCCCGCAGTATATTTATCTATTTCATTCTAAATCCAATCCCACTATTCAGAATAACTTGCTAATGCTATTTTGGCATATTCAATAAATCCCTAATCATTAAAACCTTCTTTTGTTTTAGCATTAGTATATTCAACATATAAAGTATTTAAATCATCGCGTAATTGTGTCGCCTCATCTTTATTAGGTAAACCAAACATCGCGGCAACTGCATCAGTCTATGCATCTATATCAACATTAGAAAAAATGCTATTCCACATTTTTTCAGAATCATTAATCCAGGTATAAAAAGATCCAATATCACTTTTATCTTTAATATTATCATAAAAATTCTAAAGATAATCTAATGACTAACCAAGTTCTTCATTCTATGCTCCTAAAATATCTTTCCAACTATTACCTTCACTTATTTCTGGTGCATAATGTTTAATCGTTTCTTGTAAATTAAAGCCATTATACATAAAATCACTATTAAGTGATAATAATCCATTACCATTACTTTTTAATAATTCTAAAGCCTTATCAGCACCTTTAAAAATAAAATCAATATCTTTATATATAGAGTCTTGAATACTCTTTAATACAATATTATAATCTTTAAAATAGTATTTACCATCTTTAAACTCAATATTATCATTTGTAAAATCTATATCTAATTGCTATGCCTAAGACAATATTTCATTTAAATTCATACCATCTAAGGCTGTCTTTAAAGTACTTTCTAATGTTTTAATTTTTTCACTTAAAGTAGAAAAATAAGTGTTTACTTCTGATGGAATATTAATATTTAAATGACTTTGTATATATGATAAATCCTAAATTATTGGTAAAGCTTCAGGAGCACCTATTTTCTAAAGTTCTTCGATTGCATTAGTAATATCAGAAAAACTTGTTTTATCAGTTGAAGTTAAAATATTAGCAATCTATTCTTTCTATTTACTTGAAGCAAAATTAGTATTTATAAAATTATCATATAAAGTATTCCAAGCATTCAAATAATCTACTTTATCCTTAGCTGACAATGCTGCATTATTTTCTAAATCAGTATATTCAGCTGTAATATTATTAAGCTATTCAGGAGTAAAACCGTCTTTCCAAATATTAATCTAGTCTTTATTTAAAATTGCATTTTCTGACATAGCATCTTTAAAACGCGTATAAATATCCTTAATAATATTTTGACGATGCTCTTGAATAAGATTCAATAATTCTTGATCTTCTATCCCTAATGTATCTAAAATAATTTGATATTCTTCTTCATTATATTGTGAAATACTATTCCACAATTCGGTTAAATTAGCTTTTTTAGACTTAGATAATGTTTTAATTGCACTATCTGCTAATACAGAACTGATACCATATACATCTGTATCATAATAAATTCCATCTGCTATCTACTTAAATAATATAGAAGGATCAATATTTTCATTTTCAATTTTATCTTTTGCTTGTTTTTTTAACAGTTCTGAATAAATAGATAATTCAATACCAGAATATTCGTCATTATCAGCGTAAACATCGCGGATATAAGTTTCAATCTAATTATTAGTGCGTTTTTCAACAATTTCCTAAGAATCTAATTTTGAATTATATGCACCAAAAAAATTGCTAAGAAAATCTTCATCAACCCAATATGCATCCCAATTAAATATTTTGCTGTCTTTAGCTCGTGCTTTTATATTTTCTGCAGTTACTTCAATTCCATAAGTCTAAATTTCTTTTGCTAATAATTCTGTCGCTTCCCAAGCTGCTTGATCATTAACGACTACCTTATTGTTAGCATCTCTAATAAACATTTCATTCGCCATATCCTGCCCAAATAAAATCTAAGCATACTATGTATTAATTTCTTCATTTGGCTTTAGTCCTACGGCGTCTTTTAATGCATGAGCAGTGCTTCCTATCATTATTTTTGCTAATTCTGAACCAGTATATCCCTCTCCGATCCCTCTTATTAAAGACTCATACGCCTATCCTAATACATATTTACGATCGCTTTCTGCACTATCTAAAAGAGATCCACTCCAAGCAGGAGCTTCTATTTTTTTAATATTCATAGATTCAGCTACACTACCAGGATCAGTAGTAAATGCTAATTCTGCGGCGAGAGCTTCTTTTTCATCTAATAAATACATTCTACGCTTAGATTCATATAATGTATCATAAGCAGTAGTCATATTTATTATTGCATTACCTTCAGAAGTATATCCTTCAACTAATTCGGAATGTGTCTATGCAATTTGATTACATAATTCCTGATATTTTAACATTGATTCATTATTAGTATTACGACTCTTTTTCAAATCATCATATGACTATTTTAATTTCTTTAAATCATTTAATTCACTTTTAGACTCTAATGCTTTATTATTGGCTTCTTCATATTTTGTCTTTAATTTATTTAAACGTTCGACAGTACTTTCAAAAATAGTTTCTGCAGAATTACTTATAGAAGTCGCAAATCCAACTAATCCACCGATAATAGCACCAGCTGCCATCCCATAAGGACCGAATGCTGAGCCCATAGAAAGTCCTGTGCCTATTCCACTTAAAGTACTACCAGTTCTAATTGATGAAGCTTTTTTATTTCGTTCATCCTATGAATCTTCACTCATTTTCGCCGCGTTTGCACTAACAGCGGTGCCTGCAATTGATAATCCAGCTCCTGCAAGAGCACCTACTGTTCTTGTAATTGCTGCGCCTTTAGAATTTCCCCAGCCCCAACCTGTTTTAAGCTTTCTTCCATCAGCACTGCTACCTTTCACAAGAAAAAAGCTAGTACTTTTCTATCGCTATGCCTATCCATATCCTGTAGCAGCACGCTATGCCTCTGCTATATTCTAATTTGCTTCATCAGTTGCACCAGCCTTTCGTTTTTCAGCCTCTGCTAAAGCGTCAGTGGTCATCTATACCTATGCCTATCTAGAATGATTTATTACAACTGCTCTTATAACTCTATAAATTGAAGACAGAGCAGTTGCAATTGAAGTAAATTGCAATATAATATTCGCAGCAAAATTAAAACTACTAACTTGGCTCATACGTGCATAAAATTTACCTATAGCCGCTTCAAAATCATACCAACCTTTAATTATATCCTGCAATCCCTAAGAATTATAAATTTCTTGCATAGCTGTTTTAGCTTGCTATGCCTTACTTTCAATACTATCTAATGTTTTTAAAGTCTATAATTGTCCAGTTCCTTCTGAATCATTTGCTATTTCAGTTAATTGCTATAGACGCTCGCCGCTACTAACTAATGCTAAGAAACGAGACTGCTATCTATTACCAGCCATAACAGTAGCAATATAACGTTGTGTATTATTACTTAAAGTATCCCATACACCGGCTAATTCATTAATAACTTCAGTGAATGATCTAAATTGTCCTTGTTCATCTTGTAATGAAATACCAACAGACTATAAGGCTTTATCAACCTTATTCAAACTCATTTCTTGTCCTTCAGAATCGACCATTGCCGTTGGATCAGCTTTCATTTCACCATAACGAGAAATGATTGACTTCATAGCAGAACCAATATTCTCAGGAGCTTCACGAGTAGCTTCAATCATAACAGCCATCATAGCCGCAGTTTCTTGCATTGTAGAACCTACAGCCTGTGCTGAAGATGCTGTTTTACTCATAGCAGTTGCTAATTCTTCTACGCTAGAAGCAGATGCCGCCGCCAATGCTGCATAAGCATCGGTAACTACATTTGCATCACTTAATTCCATCTTAAATGAACGCACTGCATTTGTCATATAGTTAGTAGCAGTACTATAATCTAATCCAGAAATTTTAGCTAATTTTAATGTTTCTGCCGTTAGTCCAGTTACTTCTACTGTCTATAAACCCTATTGATAATACAATTGTGAAACTTCATATACACCAGAAATTGCTACACCATACTATTTAGCCATTGCAGTATACTATGGAATCTAATTCCATAGTTCATCCATACTCATATTAGTAACAATAGAAATTTGATTAATTGTATGATCTAACTAAGTAATATCTGCAACCATTGATTTAATTGCTTGACGAACCATTCTAATGGCGCCATAAAGACTAAACCAACGAGTTAAAAGACTCTATAAGCTTCCTAAAGCCTATTCAGCAGAAGCAATTTTATTTAATTCTTTGTGATAATTTTCTGCTGCAGAAGATGCAGTCTAAAAATTATCTTGAGCATGCTCAAGTCCACTAGCTCCAGCAGAAGTTACCTCGTCATGCGTTCCTTTAGCCTATTCATCACGTTCTTTTTCCAAAGCAGCAATTCTATCTTGTAACTATTTAATCTAGTTACGAAAACTTTCCATAACACTTGCATATTGCTAGCTTGCAGTGGTTATGCCAGCTCTTTTACTCTCTACTACTTCTAATTTTTTCTTACTTTCAATAAGTGTTTGTTCTGTCTTTTGCTTACTTGTTTCTATTTGTTTTCCTTCTTTTTCAAATGCTTCTCGTGCTGCTTTTAATCCTTTAGCAATAATTTCTCCAATTTTACCAAAATCGCCATTCTCAATTTTCTCTCCAATTTGCATAAACATTTCAGGAGATAAATACTAGCTTAATTCTGTTGCTAAATTCATTGCTTTTTCTTTAGCATCATTTATAGCATTTGTATCAAAAAACTATTCTAATATCTAACGAATAGAAGTATTTCTATTAAATCCTTCTCCTAAGACGCCAGACTTAGTTAGACCTTTAGTATTTCTAATAACATCAAAAATTTGTTGAAATCTTTCTCTAAACTACTCAGGATTAAAGTTTTTTTCAGAAAAAGCTTCAGTAATCTATTTCTATAAATTTTCAACTGTACTCTTTAATGCTTCATTTACATGTCCATCTTTACTAGAATTTTTTAAAGCCACAGCTAAATTATTATTAAACTAATTAATTAACTCTTTAGCTCTTTCTGGATTAAAAACATTTTCTGGCATTTTAATAGACGAAATTTTTTCTAATTGTTTTGTATAAGCTTTATCATCTATTAGAAAATCAGGAGCATTTTTCTATCTTTCTTCTTGCTATTTTCCAAGATGCTCTAAAGTACTTTCTGCTTCTGCAATCTTATTTTTATATTCATCAGCCTAAGCAGTAGCTTTAGCCATACCATTTGTTAATATACGTTCAACATCTTTAAAATTAGCAGTATCAATATTAATACCTAATTTACTTAATGTATCCGCGAGTTCTGGAGCATCTTTAAGAATATTCTATAAATTTGTTTTTGATAATAAATCTAACTAAGCATTTGCTTCCTATATAGACTTAATAACTGTCTATATATTGCCCTCCATTGTAGAGAAATTTAAATCTCCTACTTTTATATTAGCTAAATTATTACCAATATTAACAGCTAATTTATCAACATTTTCTAATTTTTCAAAAAAGTTATCTATCTACTTATCTGAAAAAAATCTTGGCTATACATTTTTCCCAATAGCATTAATGCGGCGTTCATAATCATCAATCATTTTGATTAATGATTTACCCATTGAACTGCCAGGATCTACTTTCTATACTGCCGCTTTAAACTTATTTAAATCAGCCTCATATCCTTTTATCCGTGCAGTAACATCAATGACCACGCCAGTCTAACTATTATTCGCCATATATTTCACCTCTCCTTTATCGCCAAATAAAAAAAGAGCCGTTTCCTAATTGCTTAGGAAACGGCATTACTCAATATCACTATCCAATCTAGTGATTTGTAAAATTAATCCTTTCTTATTCCCGCCCATATTCTCTGGCATACCAATAATGTTGAATACGGACATAGTTGGATTAGCCCTTTCTCCCAAGCGTAAGTTAATATCACTCACAACTCTTACTTTTGGCATATAAATTATATTAGTATAATTTTTGCCTTCGTTTTCATCCTTGGAGTAAAATTTACCCTCAAGAGTGAATAATCCATTAAAACGCTCTTTCTATATTAAATAGATCAGTGCGTCATTCTCATATTCATAGTAGTAATCCACTAAACATTGTTTGGCTTGTTGTGCCGGATGATTATGTTCTTTATCTTCATATAAATCAACTATATAATTACCAAGACTATCTTGTTCTTGCTATAATTGACCATATAATTTTCTTTGCGGCATATTTCTATCCCAGTCAAAAATAAAAGCTTTTTTCTCAGGATACAAAATTGGTAATTTTTCTAATCTAATAAAGGCTTGCGGCTGAATATCATTTTCAATTTCTTCTAAAGTTTGCGGATGATATTCTACTTCTAATGGCCCTTCTCTTTTATTAACATATAATTTCTAATTTTCTTCTGGCTAGCATACTTTAGCATTAAAAAGTATACCCATACTTAAATTAGAAAGTATACCTTCTTGTAACTAAAAAGTTACATCATTTCTATCTTCCCATATAACATGCGGCAAGTTAGACCAACCGCCGCGAGCCATAATGGGTCGGCTATCTTCGTTTAAAACAGACATAGTTACATTTTCAAAATATAATACTGGTTCGTCTGCTTCAATATTACGTTCGCCAAATTTCATAGGTGTTTTCGCACGCAATACAACTTCATAAAGTTCTTTTACGCCAAAATATTGATCCATCATACACATCACCTATACAAAAAAATTGGGGAGCATTGCTGCTCCCCTAATTAATTAGCTATTATATTAGCCGCCACTACCAGTCTTGACAGAGCCTACGTCATCTTCGCTCTCGCCAGATTCAGAATCTTCAAAAGCATAGCGGACTAGCTTCATCATCTCATTCTGGCCCTGATCATTAGTAGAACGTAATACAGTTAGAGTCATTTCAAAGGTAGAAGGATCGCCCTCAGCCTCTAGAGTGATAGTAACCTCAGACTGAACCTTAGCCTTACCAATTACAAACTGGAATGGCTCGTCCTTACCAGTCTTCTCAGAACGCATGAAGGTATCGCCAACTACACGATAGGTGCCAGGGAAGGTAGAAGGAGAAATAGTTACTTCAATAGCGGTTTCGCCATCAGTAGCCTGCTTAACTTCCTCTTCCCAGAAAATACGAATGTGATCGCCTTTCTTAGAATCAACATCGGTTTCACCAATCATAGCAGGATTGTGGAAAGTAATAACCTTAGTGCCATCAATTTTGTCGCCAGTATTATTTAGCTGAGTACGAGCACCAGTGGTTAAATTGATAAGACGAATTGGATGTCCTTGAGAATAAGTAGGAGTTAATTCCTTATCAGTTAGATGGTCCTTTGGCTTTGGTACTACGCCGCCATTGCCAGCTACAACTTCCTCAGTATGACGAACTACAACAGTTTCATCCTTATCAGAACGACGAATAGCGCCACCAAGCATGAAACGAAGAGATTCAAGAGACATAAGAGCATCTTCTAGGGTAACGGTAATTTCCTTACCATAGTCCCAAGAAATTAGCTTAGGATTGCCCCAACCACCAGTAGCATCAGTGGTCTCAGCGGTTGTCTCAATGGTAGAAACCTTTAAAGTGTCTAGGAATAGAACGATATCACCAGCATATACGCCAGCGGCAGGATCGTCGTCTAGAGCTTCAAAATATACGTTAGCAACTTCTTTTATGCCATACTT